ATCATTTCCGGAATACGTCGAATCGAATACGATGACTATGTGGGAATATATCCTTCAAGATACGGAAGCAGAATATCGCGCGCGGATAAACGAAATCCGGCGGCAATGTCTGCCAAAAATTCTCCGCGCGAAGAAAGCTGCTAAGAACGACCGTATCGTTTTTGACCGGTATATATCGGATACGTTCGGGATCTCCTTGCCGTCCGAATAAATATATATTATAATAAGAGTATATATTCAATAATATATAAAGAAGGAGAGATATCGATATGACTCAACAACAGTTAATAAACGATTATATCGCCGCGAACGTATTGAACGTACCGAAAGACGCGCCGTTCCGTCTTATCGAATCCGAATCTCGGTCTTACGTTACGAAAGACGGTGAACCGGCCGTGTATAAATGGACCGACGACGGATTAAGTGATTTTACCGGTAATATCATCGACGACGATACGATCGTCCAGATTTTTGCCGGCGTATTCGAGATCGATGTATAGCGCGATCTTCACGACGTTACTCGTGGGTATCGGCGCGTACACGATAGTCGGTATTATCTACTCGTACGTCGTATACGAACAATTGATTCGAAGAAAGCCGGTCGTATATTATCATACGACGCTCGGCTTAGACGCCGGATACGTTATCTTAACGGCCGTTCGATACAGGTATAAGGTATCGTTCGTTAAATCGTGCGGCGGCTACTGGTGTGAATTCTTATTAAGGAAATAAACAAATGAAGACTCTTGTCAATATGTTTATATCGTTTTTATTCGGCGACGTTACGGAGCCGAAGAAGGACGACGCTGAAGAAAAGAAGAAAACCGTTCGGTGCCCGATATGCCACGTTCCGGTGAAGCCGGAAGAAATGAAAAAATGCGACGTCTGCGGTCGCGAATGCTGCCTGTATTGTCTGGTATTTAACGCCGAGAATAAAACGTATGAATGCGAAGACTGCTGGTAAGATGAATATCTTTAAATTCTGGGAAACGTCCTGTATCCGATCCGAAAGCGGCGATTGTCGTATACCGTTGACGCGCTGGATCGCGTTTATGAAGAATCAGCAAAAGTTAACGTATCCGTACGTAACCGGTCACGGTGCAACGTTCTTATGTATCGTCCGGCATTATATGATCGGTAACCGTAAGCTGAACGACAGACCGCCGCGGCCGCATTCATCCGCGTGCGTTTCCGTGCAGCGGCGATTATTCGGCGCCGAATATCTCAGGGAACACGGGGAAGCGATGTCGTGCCGTATGTGTCACGTTCGCGCCGCGAACGAAGCTCTTAAAAAGAAGCTGAAGGTGATCTGAGATGCTGACGCCGTATATAAAAGAATTCTATATTAACGGTACGAAGACGATCGAAGAAGATACCTACTATAAGATCGACCCCGGCGACTTACGGTTCTACGGATTCAATAACGTACAGACGTCGATATCGCCGAACGGTTCACTTCAGTACGTCCGGGAAATGGAACGGACGATGTTTTGGCAGCCGGGCTCGGTTAATATACCGGGCGCGTTCCGATACAAACCGTATCTCGTCGTCGAATGGGAGAACGGTATCGAGAAGAAAAATCGCGACGGTATCGGCGACTTTATATCGATTAACCCGCTTGATCGCGTTAATAATAAAGAAGCGACGGCGGCCGAGCGTTCGGCGCGGGAATTCATGTACGCGAACGATATGTTCGATTTTAAATATATTCACTGCGTCGGCGTATATAAACATCTCGGCGCGTACGTACCGTTATTATACGCGCACGTACATTCGCGTTCACGATACGCCGTATACGAAGAACCCGAACGGTATTATTTTTATTTTAACGAGTATTCGAAAGCGTTCGTCGATATCATCACCGAAATGTCGCCGCGCGGTTTACGGATAATTCGCGGCGTAACGAACGAGAAACCACGGAAAGGAAGGAGGAAGACGGATTGAACAACGTTATCCCCGTTCAATTGAACGAGACGCTTAATCTCTTACGCGCGCTTCGAGCCGATATCGAATCGGGACGCCTTAAAGATTTTGTCGCGGTCGGTCAATACGAAGATACGAAAGATTACGTTATCTATCGGACGCCGATCAATATTACGGACGAGATTAATTTATCGGCGCAGTTATCAGCCGACACGAACGCCAGGTTCGCGGTCGCGGCCGTCGATTCCCGGGTGATGCCCGAATGAAACAGTATATAAATAATTTTAAAGAATTTTATTCGATCATGGAATCGGTCGACGACCAGTTCAATAAATTATCGAAAGAGATATCGCGGATCGATCTCGAACAGAGCGATCTGTTACATATCGTCGAGAACCGTCTTTACGATAAAGATAAAATGGGCGACGTCGTTTTACAGCTTCAGAAAGTTCGTTTGCGGCGGCGTGAATTAAAGAACAAAATGAAGATCGTATCGGTCTTACGGGATTTTAAAAAGACGGTCGATAAATCGGCGGCGAAGAAAACGCTCTGCGTTATCGACAAGATCGAAAAAGAAATTAAACATCCCGTATATACGACAAAAATCATTTCCGAAAGAGAATATAAAAAGATATTTGAATAATCGCGAGGTAGATTAATGTACGTACCTATTTCGACGCATCATTCGGTCGAATCGTTCGGCTTTAAATTAAATATCGGCGTCGACGAATATATCGATTTTCTTATTAAGAATCGGCTAAGGAAAGCCGGTTTTGCGGTAAACGGTTCCGCCGTATTCGCCGATACGTTCGTCCGTCGCTGTATCGAGAACAGTATCGAACCGTTACTCGGCGTTACGACGTTCTTCGACGAAATACGCGTAACGTTGTTCGCGCGTAACTGGGAAACGTTCAGTAAGATTTTTACCGACAGATCCGCGGAGTCGATTACGGCTGCCGCGGATTTTTTATATTGCGTTATCCTGGACGGGTTCGATACGAAACATATTAACCGGGTTCAAGCCGTATTCGGCGACGACGTATATATCCCGATCGCGCCCGACGTTAACGAGATCGAAAATAATCGGCGGCTTTCCTTAGCCGAATTAAACGATTGTAAGTACGTTATCGCCGGGCCCGATAATATCGAAACAATACCGACGGAAACCGAACTCCGAAAGAGTTTATCGTATCTGCCGTCCGGCGTTATCGAACGCGGGTTTAATAACGCGAACGAAATAACCGCCGAATATATTTTACCGGAAACCCCGTATCCGAAACACGATCGTTCGCTCGAAGACACGGTATTTGAATTATTTGATCCGGCGAGCTTTAAGAATCCGGCCACATACGTATCACGAATAAAAGAAGAGCTGCGGTTAATAAAAAAGTTTAATATTGAAGATTATTTCTTAACCGTATACGAATACGTGTCGATCGCGAAAAGAAACTTCCTTCGTCTTGGTCCCGGACGAGGTTCCGCTACCTGCTCGCTCGTCGCGTTTATCCTTGGAATCACGGAAGTTGACCCGATTAAATATAATCTTTCTCTGGATCGATTTTTATCGGACGATCGCGACAGTCTGCCCGATATCGATATCGACTTGGCGCCGGAAGATCGCGATACGCTTATTAATATCTTATACGATCGATACGGCGTATATCATCACGTCGTTACGGTGAAAGCCGATTTTAAAACGGCGGCAAACGTCGCGGCCGAGATTCTCGATATCGGTACGCGCGGCGTATATATCGACGAAGAGAAAATTAAGCAGTATCCGCGCTGGAAAGAATTAACCGATAAATATATTGGTAAAATAATTCGTGTCTCGACGCATCCGTCCGCGTTCTGTATCACCGATAAAGATATACCGTTACCGATATTCGTACGGCGCTGCGCGTATTCGAAACTTAATAAGTTCGACATCTTGTCGGTCGAGCATCTTAAGAAATTAAGAGGGTCCGATTATACGTTCGATTCTCTCGAAACCTGGAACACGATTAATAAACCGAAGAAGAGTATGTTTCAGTTGTCGAAGAAACGCGCGTGCGAAATCGTTACGCTCTTAAACCCCCGTTCTATAGAATCGCTGGCGGACGTTATGGCGTTAACCCGTCTGTCGACGGACCTTCAAGATCGATTTATCGAAAATAAGAAGCGACGTGTTCACCCGATATACGATTCCGTTACGAAGAAAACGCGCGGGGTCGTTCTGTATCAAGATCAGATTTTAGAATTATGCCGACGGTTCGGCATCGAAAATCCGAGACAGTATATTAAGCGTCCGCAGGATATACCGGTACCCGAAATTAAAGATGAATTAAAATCTTTATCCGGGTATATGTTATGCCGCGGTCACGCGATAGCTTACGCGATGACGCTATACCGAACCGTTTAATAAGGAGAATTTATATTATGAGATCTTCTGAAGCGACGCGGCTGCTGGAGAAGTATCTGGCGAATCCGGACGAGAAACGATTCTCACAGATGCGGTGGTACGCGCGCAGAATTTTATTTGACGTAAAGCATTGTCTCCGCGGCGAACACCGCGACGAATACGTCGACGTCATGACCGATTTCGTTAATTCCGAAGATATCTGGGATATGTGCCGTAAATATTCGCGGAATCATATCGCGATAAGCACCGTCTTTATCGCGATGCGTCATACGCCGGAACGCGCGTTCTACGATACTGAACCGGATTATCTAAGTATACTCGAGTTCGTAAAGGCGCGTATCGGCCGTTGGTCCGAACATCCGGCGATATTATTGCCGCATTATAACGGCGACAATAAATTATATAAGCCGCTCCGCGAATATATCGACGGCTCGCGAAACGACGCAGAATATTGTATTCATTCGAGCAAGATAATCAATAACCCCGTCCAAGATAAACCGTCGACGCTCGTCTGCGGTACGGGGTTCGAGAAGATCGCGTGCCCGCAACGGTTCGCGTCGTTCACGTTCGTGCCGCCGATACCGCCTATCAATACGACGAACGAAGTATCGGGCGTCATATATAATGATTCGTATGATACCGTATCGTCGACGTCGATTTGGATGATAAAAGATACATTTTATATGTCGCGGCTCGGCGGCGTATACGTCGGCATTATACCGAACGCGGCGTTCGACCGATATATTTTCGTATACACGCAGTATTTACGGCATATATCGTTTAAGATATTCGGCGATTATACCGTCGTTATGGGTAATGTTTACGGCAGAATTTCTGATAATAAGCAAGGCGAAATCTTATCGAACGATCTATGGCAATTCAGCGAGCATATCGACGACAATACGTATACCGTGCCGTCGACGTACGCGATCGATATTAAATTCTTATCGTATCAGCTTAACCCGGAATTGGTCGATAAATACGTTAATATAAACGATTCGGTCCACGCGCTCGAAGAATACGTGACGGCACCGATCGTCGACGATAAGAAGAAACTTCGTCAACCGATGTTGCCGTATTCGCCCGGTCAGCTTTCGCTGGTTCTGGTAGCCGGCGCGGTCGACGGCGAAATTAAAGAGAATTTACATTACTCGCATTATATCAAAGGTTCCGTTACCGAATCGTCTCGTCGTGTCGATCCGTTGCCGACAGACGGTGATTCGGTTCAACGACGTACCATATTTTCTCACGGCGCGGCGATTACTTCGGTCGGCACGTCCGGTGATTTTAAGAGGTTACTATGATTACTTTTATGCGCGGCAGATACGAATACGCCGTCGATATATTGTTCACGCATCGCGATAATATGCGTCGATCGCGATATAACGATATCGCAATCGCGTATATGTCGGCGATTACGCATCCTACGGCCGCCGAAGATATACAGCGGGCGCTCGCGAGAAAAGGAAGTTATTCACCGCTCGTATTTTCGCACAGTATAAACGGCGAGATCGAGCGGTACGCGACGCATTCCGTATCGAAATGTATCGTTAACCCGATACCTAAAACGGATTACGCGCGTATTATTATCGCGACGAATACCCAGGGGACGCGTACGTACGAATCGATGGTCGAAGGCTGCGTCCTTATGAAAAACGGCGCCGCGTTTAAGAAAGCCTGGGAAGATAATAAGTTCGAGCCGGACGCGTTTAAAGAAGAATACGCGAACATCGCCGCTACAATTAAGCGACGCTGTAATTTTCCGTTCGAAACCGAATGGGTCGCGCCCGTTCTTACGTACATGTCTAACGAACGATACGCGCGGCGCAATTCCGAGTTTATCCATCCGGCGTACGTCGACGAACGAATTATCGATAAAGTCGCGGATTATCGTGTTTTCAATTTCGACTTCGGCAAATCCGATATAAAAGCGGCAATAACGTCCGGCATCCGATCCGGTAAAATCCGTATCGGCGACGGCAGAGAATCGTTGTCGTACGCCGATTATTCGAGCAACCTGGAAGAATATGTCGAACGGTTCGGCGCCAATCTCGCCGATAAAGCGTATAAAGAAGTAACGCCGCTTTATAAACCGGGTCACGATATCGAACCGGAACGCGTCACCAGGTTCGCCGATAACGTATCATACTGTTCCGATATCGAATTATTCCCGGCGCAGCGCGATATTATCTCCGCCGTAACGAAACGCCTGGAAAAGTATCGTCAAGCGATCATCGTCGCCGATATGGGTACGGGCAAAACGATTATGTCGATCGGCACGATATACGCGCTTTCGAAAAAGAAAAACGAATCAACGTTCGTTATCTGCCCGTCTCACCTGGTCGAAAAATGGAAACGCGAGATCGCGCGATTCTTCCCGGCCGCGTATATAAAAATCTGCGGCAGTATCGGTGAATTTCAGACCGACGTCGAACCGGTTTTAAATAATAAGAACCGGAAGAATAATCTTTTCGTTATCTTCTCGAAAGAAGCGTTGCGCGGTAACGAAGGTGAATGGGAACCGATCGTTAAATTTAATAATGATCGTCAACGCGTAACGTGTCCGGTCTGCGGTAAAGGAACGTACGATATGTACGATACGGCGCAGTGTAACGTCGTTAAGATAACGCCGCTGCATCGCGATCGCCAGGGTAACGGAAAATGCGATTCCTGCGGCACGATCTTCTGGCAGCCGGCGACGGGTAAAGAGAATAAATATTTCTATTATGTCCCCGGCCGCGGCTGGTTACCGAAAGAAAAACGGTTGAAGCATATTACGCTGTCTCAGATGATGCAGAATGCGTCGTCGATGCCGGCGAAAAATATGGCGCGCGACGTTCTTTCCGTCGACGAACATTCGTATCCGGCGAGAAACAAATGTTCGATCTCGTTGTCCGATTATATCCATAAAAAGTATTCGAATAAAATCGATTTTCTGATCGTCGACGAGATACATCAATACACAGCGCCGGATTCCCTTCAAGGAAAGATGTTTGCGAAAATGGTCCGCGCCGCGAAGAAAACGATCGGCTTAACGGGCACGCTTATTAACGGGTACGCCGAGAATCTATTTTACCTTCTGTTTCGGATTAACCCCGGACCGCTGGTTAAAGACGGATTCAAATGGAATAATAAACACGATTTTATCGATAAATTCGGTACGATCGAACGCGCGATCCGACGTAATTCGCGCGGCGTATTCGCGGAACAGAAAAAGGTTCTTCCCGGTATATCGCCGGCCGTATTCTCCCGGTATCTGATGGATTGTTGCGTATTCGCCAGTATCGACGATATGTCGGGTATTTTACCGTCGTATCGCGAGATCCCCGTACCGGTCGAAATGAATACGGATATTCGCCGCGAGTACGATAATCTTATCCGAATCGCGCGCGATAACCTTAATTCCGACAGCGTCCGCGCGCTTAGCCGCGACGTATACGCGGAACACGTCGACAAACTGATCCGACTCTTACGGACGTATCCCGATAAACCGTATCGTAACGTACCGGTGTACGACGACCTGGGGAATAAGGTATATGATATTCCGAACCTGAATTCGTATATCGACAAAGAAACGGCTAAAGAAACCGAAACGTTTAATACCGTGAAACGACACCTGGATCGTGGCGAATGCGTCTTGATATATTATACCTGGACAAATATGACGGATTCCGGCGACCGTCTCTTGAAGATGTTTAAAGAAGCCGGGTATCCGGCCGATATATTAAACGCGAGCGTAACCGCGAAGAAACGCGAGAAATGGATCGAAGATAAGGTTAAATCGGGTACGCGCGTTCTCTTATGTAACCCGACGCTCGTCGAAACCGGTTTGGATCTTCTTGATTTTACGACGATCATTTATTATCAGCCGCCAAACAGATTGTCGACGATGCGGCAATCATCCAGACGCTCGTATCGTCTGAATCAGACGAAACCGGTAACCGTATACTTTATGTATTATAATCGGTCCGTCGAAGAGTCGGCGTTATCCGTTCTGGCGACGAAACTTCACGCCGCCGTCGCGCTCGAAGGTAAATTTAACGCGGACGGTTTGGCGGCGATGAATTCGACGTCCGATATAAACGCGAGAATCGCCCAGAGCATTATGAACGACGAAACGATATCCGTCGACGTAGCGACTTTCTCGAAGACGGACGAAGAAGAACGCGCGCGGAAGATCGAGCTTAAACCGAAACGCGAGACGCATCAGTACGATATATTCAAACATAAGGCGTCGAAAGCGAAACCGATCGAGCTGATCCGAGATTATTATATTTAAAAATTGCGGCGGTTCTTTTTTAACGGTATAATAAGTAATATACTGATATACACATACGTACCGAAAGGAGAGAACCGACGTATTATGTTCTGGTTATATAGAAACCGATTCTTCAACGAATGGATCAAAGACGATTACAGCGGTAAGATTATCGCGCCGGGCGAATATTATTTTAAAGACGACGAAACCGGTAAATGCATGTCTTGCGCTTACTACTGGGAATTGAAGAAAGCCGACATGAAAGCGAACAATCCGTATCAGGATAAGCTCGACTGGGCGCAGAATCAATTCGAATACAAACAGAATCTCGAACAGCTTGAACGCGAGCAGCTTCAGGGTTCCGTATTAAAAGACGCGAAATTTTCCTATAAGGAGTATCGGTAAATATGAGTATCTTCGATTCTCTCGCCGATTTCTTATCGCCGAAACAGATCGGTTCGGGTAACGTCGTCTCCGACGGATCGGTCGACGGTACGGATCTGATAACGCAGGATAATACCGTATCGAGCGACAGCGGCTTTTCGAACCCGACGCCGAAGGTTATCAACGGTCAAGATCTTAAATGGACCGCGATCTCAACACCCGATCACGATACGTTCGTATCGCACGTATCGTCGGTTCTGCCGAACGACGCGATCGAAACGTTCTATCAAAGTCAGAACGTCGATCCCCTCGTTCTGGCGGCTATCGCGATCGTCCAGACGAAAGGCAACCCGCCGTCGAAATCGAATTATAACGTCGGCACGATGCCGACCGACGATATACAACAATATGATTCCTACGCGTCAGCGGCGAACCGTATGATCACCAATATCGGCGCGACCAAATCCGAATCGGAATATTTGTCGAATCTCCGGTTCCATTACGTCAATAAACCGGTTTCGGCGCAGCATTCGTCCGTACCGTATTATCCGGAGAACGTAATGTACCTGGATCGTACGGACGCGACATACGACGCCACTCTGGAGAATCAACGGTTAAAATGGCTCAACGATGTCGAAGTCGCGTTGAACGATCTTTATTCGCATATTATGGGCGGATCGCCCGGGTACGAAGATAAATCGCTGGTTCAATCGAAATCGTCGGTTAAAGAACCGAAACCGAATTCGACGAACCAGGCTAACGCAGACGGCGTCAAAGTAAAATCGATGCGGCCGCACGGCGATCATTCCGACAGCATTATTGTTAAGTTACCGGAAGGTAAAACCTACTGCGAGCCGGTATATCCCGACTTGTTAACCGTCGCCGACGCCGTACCGCAGTATACGAACGTCGCTTCAACCGTATCGACGTCGCTGATCGATAACGTATTCGCGCTCGACGGTCAAAATATGTCGGCCGTTTCTCAGCGCGCGTATAGCGTCAAAAAACCGGCTTCTCAAGATAAGACCGACAGCGTCGTATCGGACGTTAAAGAATCGTCGTCGACAGATAATCAAACGCCGAATCCGACGATAAGCGGCGACACGGTTAAAAACGAATCAACGTATACGGACTCGAATACGACGTTCCGCGCCGATTCCGCGTTCTCCCAATTAAACGCGCAACTTAATTCTTCTTTATCGGCAATCACCGGGACGCGATCCGATATGTTATCTCGGCAGATCGCGTACGATCCGACGAAGCATAAGAATTCGTTCAAACAGCCGTCGCGCGGTAAAGCCGCCAATAATGACGACGCGTTCCCCGTCGACTTAAAGATCGAGGAACTCGAAGTTCATTTTCCGCACGAATATATTCACGAGCTTCAATGTTGCCCGCAAGGGTTAAGTGTCGGCAAGGCTCTTCTCGCGCACGCATCCGCCGCCGAGAAACGTACGGTCAAGCTCGAAAATAATATGGCGACGATCATGCGGTATCTGTTCGCGCTGGGTTCGCGGATGCATATTAACTGCGTATACTACGGCGGGCAATCGCAGTATCAGAAATATAAATGTATCCGGTGTTTAAAAGATAATCGCGTCGAAGACGCCCAAGACGTATCGATCGATCAATGTCTCGCCTGCACCAGATACGAACCGATACTCGGCGCCGTATACGAAATCATTAACGATAAAGGCGCGAATCTCGCGCAGATACTCGACGATAACCAGATGGCGTACGGGAACATGCGTGAGTATACCGACTTCGTGAATCAGGATTCGTATTCGCAATCGTTATCGGAACATAAGGTCGGCGCCGGTCAGCAGAACGTAACCGCTAGAAATCCGGCGGACGAGCAGACCGACTTCGACGTTCTATATAAGGGTAAAGGTATAAAAATGAACTGGGATCTCGTCCCGGTCGAACAGCAGAAACCGCATATCGGCTGGCGTCAATCGATAAACGACGACGGTTCGTATATGAAGAATCACAAACTCGGATCGTATCAATATTCGGCCGCGAACATGGGCGCCGCCAATTCGAGATCCAATTCCGTCTGGATCGTCAATAAGACGGCGATGGATTCGAATTCTTCTGGCGAGCTTTCTTCTTTAATTTCCAGGGGTCAGGCCGTAACGAACGAGATCGACAACTACGTTAACGCGCACGGCGCGAAAGATTATACGAAAAATATCGCGCAGCAGCGTAACGACGCGGGCGTCGTAATTGATACGACGGCGTCGATTATCTTATCGGTATTATACGAAACCGAATTCTCGAGCATCGCGCCGACGTTACGATCCATTGAATCAGAATTGGCGGGGGCCGGTATACAGAACGAGATCATCACGGCGACGTGTTTCGGTATCGATTCGTCCGGTACGTCCGGTACCCGATACTTTGTCGGCGAAGACGCGCTGCTTAAAAAGATCAACGATCCCCAACACCCGTCGACGCTCAACTGGGCCAACGTCAACTCATGGAAGTGGGTCGAATTCGCGCCGTATTTATCCAATTTAGGAGCATCGTCGCTCGACGTGGTGCCGAAGATCTGTTACGCGTATTCGTCGCTCCAGAAGTTTATGGGTTCGTCGCGATACGATACGGCCGACTGGGGATTCCCGTTCACCGAAGATCAGATCACGTCGCTGGGCGATTCGCTTACGTTCTCGTCCGGTTACGGCGAACGTCCGAACGGACCAAACGGTTCGTACCATTACGGTAACGATTACGCGTGCCCCGAGGGTACGGAATTACATTCGTGTCTTTCCGGTACGGTCGTTATCGCGGGAGATATGTCGTCGGCCGGCAACGTCGTCTGCGTACAGGGCGACAACGGTACCGGGTTCGTATTCATGCATTGTTTGAATATCCTTGTGAGCACGGGCGATCACGTCGACCGCGGGCAGGTTATCGCGACGTCGTCAAATACCGGCGGCGATTACGGGTATCACCTACATCTCGGGCTAACGTCGAACGCGTCTTCCTCCTGGGATTCGTACAATACCGGCGCCGATATTAACCCGGCGACGATGGCGTTCCCGAAACTTCTTGAATTAAATCCCGAAGGTAAAGCGGGAAGCATGCAGGGCGCCGCCGAATTACCGCTTAATACGGCGTCCGTATAAGGAGATATTTAATGGAAATTATCGATATGCCGCCGTACCGTTATCATACGGTACGCGAATATATCGATCGGAACGCCGGAGACGCGCGTTTCGATACGGATTTATTAATCGGTTTATTAACGGTTTATTTTATGGTAACCTACAAGAGACGACTTATTAAGGAGCCGTACCGTATGTCGTTCACCAGATTCGTCGTCGACAATCCCGAGGATCCGGATAATACGATCCTCGACTCCAGGGACGCGTATATCATATCGAGCGTCGTCGATTATTATAAGAAACGCGATCCGTTTCAATTATGTATCGATTACCGCGATATGTTCGTCGACGTCGAACAACGTATGACGAAAGACGGCGTGTCGGCGTCAATAACGAAACCGGAAGAATTGCGTCTTCCGGAATACGACGTTCCGTTATTTACGTATTCGGAGTACGTATCGAACGTGAACGCGTTGGCGTCCTTATCGGTTACCGTTAAAAACAAAAAAATTATAGTATTAATTTTCGCCGCCGTTCTTTTATTATTCTTATTTATGATGTACGTCGGCTTAAAATAAAAAAGAATCCCGCCGCGTTCTTACGAGTTAGGCGGGATTTTCTTTTTTAATTCTTATCTCTCGGGTACTTTGAGTATCGGTGACGGGCATCGTTGTGTTCGCGTCATCCAGATCGTTAATTTTTTTAACGCGCTCGGTACGTTCGCGTTCTTATTAACGATATCGAGATACGTTTCTTTTTTCTTCGTTTTTTTCTTCATCGTCTTATCCGTTCCATTGATATACGCCCGGTTCGGTACCGTTCGAACGGACGTCGACGTGTACGAATCCGGAATTGTAATATCGCCCCACGGCGTCGAACCCGACCGCCAGAGCCGCGGCTGCCAGTTCGTTGACGCCGATACCGTCGCAGTAGATATCCGCGGCGTTACCCAGAACGTGTTGAGAATTCCAGACACCGCCGACTTCGGCGTTATGCCGCGCGCATCGATACATACAGGTTACGTGTATCGGTTCGCCGACATAATCTCTAAGCGCGTCAAGTTTATCGACAAGTATGCCGTTAATGCCGGTATCGGGCAGGCACCCGCAGCAATGGCATACCATTTCCGATTCGTCAAAATATCGACTCATTTAATCGTCTCCTTCAAAAAATTTTAATTATCACCGTCAACCATATATTACTGCGTAATATGTTTATTGAGCGATATCGATCCCCTCGGGAACGAACCGCTCCGTATCTCTCCCGACGGAAAAAGGATTTACCCTCGGTAACGGGGGCCTTTTTCTTTTTCCGTTTTTACGGTATAATCAGTAATAAGTATACGATAGAAGGAGTTGATACGATATATTAAACGATATTAAGATTAACGAGTCGTACGATACGACCGGTACCGTGAGGTTTTCCTGCGAACGCGTTACGGACGAAACGACGCTTCAACAGAAGCTCGTATTCCGCGGCGTCTTGACCCTTAGCGGCGATTACGTTCAGAATATCAATCTGATCGAAACCGATCGTTACGTTATCGGCGGTATCGACGTATATAAAGAAAAATTCGATTCTGAATCGGACGATATCGTATATTTATTTAACGCGACGGGGATCGAGGTGAAACGCTGATGCCGGACGAAGAAAAGCCGAAAATCCGAAAAACGATTAAGAAAAAAGATCCGATGCCGCAAGAGAAGCCGGAACCGAAACCGGAGGATTTTAATATCCCGCAGGTTCACGGCGTACCGTACGGCGGACGCGTCGAAGAAACGAAGATGACGTCGGTCGACGAAGCGCGGAAGCGCCGCGAAGAATTCGAAAAGAATCTTCAATCCGATAATCCGTGGAACCGATCGCCTCTCGGTCTCGAAGCCGAACGCGCGTCTTTATCGATGATGAATACGCGGCACGGATTATACGCGCGCGTCCCGATCTTCTGTAAGGGGCGTAAGTGTCCGTACGCGCAATCCTGCGATCTTCTCGAAGCCAATCTGGCTCCCGTCGGTGAACGTTGTCCCGTCGAATCCTCGCGGATCGCGCAGGAATACTACGGGTACGCCGATCAGTTCGATATCGAAAACGCGACGATGACCGATAAGATATTAATGTCGGAAATCATTTCGATGGATATCCTCGCCGGGCGGGCCACCGCGCTGATGGCGAAGGAACAGACGCCGGTACAAGATATGATTATCGGGTTATCGGAATCGGGCGAACCGATCATGCAGCCCGCCGTATCGAAAGCGTTCGAAGCGTACGATAAGATTTCCAGAAGAAGAAACGAACTTTTACAATTAATGAACGCGACTCGGAAAGATCAATCGAAGATACCGAAGGAAGAAACGCCGGTTGAATCGATTCAGGAGATCCTGGTTCAAGCGGTTTCCGATCCGGATTTCGACAAGGTCGACGAACGGCCCTCGGATATCGAAGATACCGATCGCGGTAATTTAAAATAATAAAGGAGATGAATCATATATTATGCTCGGTGACTTGAGCGCCCAATACGAATCTACGGGCGATCCCGGCTGTATCGCTGACTTGGACGGCGATCCGGGCGGCCGTTCTTACGGCTTGTTTCAAATGAGTACGAACGCGGGTACGTTAAACGAATACTTGGATTTTATCGAAGCCCGCGGTTACTGGTTCGGTTCCGAATTAAAAGCGTTACGCGATAAGGATCGCGACGAGGGAACCGAAGAATTTGACGCGCTATGGAAGTGGCTCGCCGATTCCCCGAACGTTTACGATTTCGAAGAATCGCAGCGGCTGTTTATCGAAGTTAAATTCTACGAACCGGCGGTTCAATATCTGGCGGATAATTATTTCCATATCGACAATCATAACGAAATCATGAAAGACGTTGTCTGGTCGCGCGCCGTTCAATACGGCCCGAACGCGATCGTCGAAATGTTCGAAGACGCCGCCCGCGCCATGGGGTATCCGAATCTTTCTTACGTTGACGCGGAAGAATATGATTCAGATTTAATCCGCGCGGTATACTTGGACGTCTGCTCGTCTTACGAATGGAATCACGGCGCGTACCGCGAAAGTTTGAATAACCGATTCGCGGACGAATGCGAACGCGCGCTCGAAAATATTATATAAAGGAGACATATATAATGGCTACCGAAGTAAAACGCGAATCGTTCAAGCAGCTCGCCGACGGTATCGCGCAGCTCGCCGAAGATACGCAGAAGATTATTTCCGATATCCGGTATCTTCGCCAGCATATTAAAACGGCGGAATCACAATTAATTCTCCCGTATTTAAAAGAGATCGAAGAAATGATCGTATCGACGGCTGCCTCTCTGGAGAAGAAAGATCCGTCGTTCTTTAAATCGTTCAATAATCTCCCGGACCCGGTCCGGCTGGTTATCGCGTTTCTCTCGGGCGCGATTGTATTGAAAATTCTTCAGATTATTTTCTAAGGAGATACGGATGTGTACGAAATTAAGGAAAGCCGCGGTATTGCTGGCCGCGTTTTTATGCTTATTCTTATTGTCGGGATTATCATATGCGGCGGATACTGGCTCTTCTGGGGACGTAACACCGCAGACGGTCGTGATGTCTCGGGCACAATACGAGAAATTGAAACAAATAACCGCGGCGCAGAACGCGCAGTTAACGCTGCTCGAGACGAAGTTGGATCTGCTCGCGTCGAACTCGGACGCGCAAGCGAAAGCGTTGATCGAATCTCGGGACGAATTGGCGACGCTGAAAGAGCGGTTGAAGACAACCGACGAAAAATTAGCGAATGCCGAGATATCGTTGCAACAAGCCGACGACTTATTGAAGAAGAACGAGGAATCTTTGAATCAATTGACCGCGCAAATCAAATCGATGAAACGACGCCATAAGCTGTCGCTTATTCGGAACGTCGTTAAATCCGTTCTTGTCGGCTTCGCGGTCGGCTACGTCGTCGCGAAATAAAGAAGGAGGAATCCGATATGGGCGTACTCGGTACGTTCGGTAAACGAACCAAGAATATCGCGAACGAAATGTTAGGCGGCTTACATCAATCCGTCGACGATATTTTGTCCGTCGGTGAAGCGGCCGTAACGAAAGGCGGTTCCCCGGGCGCCGTATTTAATTCCCGGTTCTTAAACGAAGCCGGCGATCTCCGGATCGGTCGCGCCGCCGGAGCCGCGATGGTCGGCTATACGGGATTATCGACCGCGGGTCGTATCGTAACCGGCGGCGGTCTGTATAAAGACGCGGAAGGAAATACCGACATTATCGGTATCCCGTTTATCTAATGGGCGCGATCTTGGGAACGTTAAAACGCGTGGCGGCGACGCCGATCGGAGCGGCGAGGACGTTCTCCGAAAAATCGTTTTATTTTAAAGCGAATCCGGAAGCCGCCATGGGATTTAATTTCAAAATGTCGAAATTCGGCAAAACCTGGATGGCGGGCGGTATTATCGGCGCGTCGACGTTATCGGCTGCCGACAACGCGGTAACGCCGCCGGCGCAGTATTCGAATCAAGTCGTCAACGGCGATATACCGTCGTACGATAACGGGACGAACGCCGACGGCGATCTGACGCTTTCGCTGTATCGAAACAGATAAAGAGGATCTTTAATATATGGGAATCACCACGACCGCGCTTAAAAACGCGAAGTTTACCAAGAAGGGTTTATTAACCAAAGTCGCGGGCCCCGCTTTTTACGGCTATCAAGGTATCGAAGCGTTTAAGGAGCGCCAGGATGAAGGCGACGGATTTTTCTCGTCCGCGCTTCAAGGGGTCGGCGAAGCGATCATATATTCGACGCTCGTCGGTACGGCGGCGGAACTGATCGGTTGGGGTATCGAGAACGTACCCGGAATGATAACGCAGCAGGAAGCCGCGTTACGTCGGGAAGAAAAATACGCGCAAGTACCGTTCGCCAACTCGACGTTTAACGATCAACCGCAATTCGCGACGATGCGTCAAGCCGGTATGGCGCTGGCGCAGAAATCAGCGTATAATATTAAGCAGGCGATGTTGGGTAACGAAGCTCAACATATGCATCGAAGATAAAGGGGGAAAATATCGTATGGGTATCGCCAAAGGAATTATTGAACGCGGCTCTTCGATCATCGAACGCGGCGCCGCGAAGATCGGCGGTACGAGTATCGGTCGCGGTATATCGGCACCGTTCCGTAGAGTCAGCGGTGTCGCCGACGACGTCGCCGAGGCCGCGGCAACGGAAGCGACAGCGGGCACGAGTATCGTCGATTCAGCGGCGTCATCCGTCGCGCCGGAAGTATCCGACGTTCTCGGGGCCGCGCCGGCGTCCTCTATCGTCGAGCCGACGACTTGGCTCGGCCGAAACAAGGGTACGCTCGCGGCGGCGGCCGTGGGTATCGCGACGGCCGGGACCGTTTTAAATCTCTCTCATTCCGGCGGTATGTCGACGAATGAGCTATACGCGATGGACGATCAGTAATCATGTATGAAAAAAGATAATACGTTAACGGCGGCGACGGCGAAAAAACGTTTGCAGCAAATAATGAACGATCCCGTATTATGGGCGAAAACGTTTCTCGTCGCGTTCGACCGAAAAGCAAAAAAAGAAGCGCCGTGGCACGCGCGCTGGTATCAAGCCGAAATGCTCCGGGACCAATCCCGGAAGAAAGTATATCTGAACGGACGACGTACGGGTAAATGTTTACCCGGGCATACGCGGATACTCGATCCGTTAACCGGACGGTACGCGACGATCAAAGAATTATTTTTACGCGGATCGGCCCGGGTACTGGCTTATAACGAGCAGTCGGGCATGTTCAACGTCGTCGATAATTGCCCGGTATGTTTTAACGGTAAGAAACCGATATACCGCGTCGTTCTCTCGGACGGACGCTATATCGAAGCGACGGGGAATCACCCCCTGTATCGGGACGATTATACGTGGGTCGATATCGACCACCTTCAGAAAGGCGATTTCGTCGCGGTGCCCGGATCGACCGGCTATTTCGGTACGCGCGAGTTGACCGTCTGCCAATATAAACGGATACCGTTCTTAAAAGAAAAAGAAGTCTTGTCGATCGCGTTCGGTTTATCCCGATTTTCGCTCGTCGTTCTCTTAAGACAATATTTCTTATCGCATAATATCGACGACGTCGAAGACGGTGAATCGTTCATCCTCTTGTTTAGACGCTTGGGTATCACGACAGACGAAATCGAATCGTTCATTTTGGGCAAACTCGAACCGCGGCACGAAGAACAGCATATTCAATTTATGCGGATTCGTTTTATAATTGATACGCACTTACGTCAGAATACGTACGATCTGACGGTGCCGAAGTATCATAATTTCGTCGCGCAGGATATTATCGTTCATAATACGGAAACGATGTGCGTCGAGTCATTATATGAATCGTATACGAATCAGAATTATGTTTGTCTCTTCGCGACGCCGTATGAATCTCAAGTATCGAAAATATTTAAACGGTTAAACGAATTAATCGGCGCGTCACCGCTTTTGAAATCTCGAATCAAGAGACGAACTAACGCGCCGTTCCTAATCGAGTTCGACAACAAATCGCAGATACTGGGGTTTACGACCGGCGCGAAATCCGGCAAAGGCGCCGTATCACTGCGCGGTCAACGCGCCGACAGTATCTATCTCGACGAAATGGATTATATGGCCGACGCCGATTTCGATACGATCAACGCGTTAACGGCCGAACACGCCGATATCCGGGTCATCTGCTCGTCAACCCCCTCGGGTCACCGCGGGAATTTTTATAATATCTGCGTTAACCCGTCTCTCGGATATACGCTGCATCATCATCCGTCGCATCACAACCCCGAGTATACGGAAGAGATGGATGAACAGCAGAAGATATCGTTATCCGAGACGGGTTATCAGCACGAAATCCTGGCGGAATTCGGCGAAGAAGAAGCCGGCGTTTTTAATAAGACGAACGTCGACATGGCGGCGCAGCGGCTTAATTACGCGTATAACGAACTGACGACGTTCCAGCGGGAGCAGTGTCTTCGGGGTAATTCGATACCGCACATGGAAGTATACACGCGCGAGAACCCGTACCGGAAGAACCCGTTCGTAACCATGGGCGTCGACTGGGATAAATACGGCGCGTCGTCTTCTTTACTGATTCTTGAATACGACCGCGATCTTTCCGTCTTCAAGGTTCTTAAACGATATGAAATGTCGCGGCAGGAGTATTCATACGATAACGCCGTCAATAAGATAATCGAATTAAACGATATATATAATCCCGCCTGGATATACGCGGACCGCGGTTCCGGTGAATATCAGATCGAGCGTCTACATATATACGGTGACGAACATCCGTCGAGCGGGCTTAAGGTAAAACTTAAAGGCTGGAGCTTCGCGAACACGATCGATATCCTGGATCCGATAACGCGGGAGACGTCGAAGAAGCCGATGAAGCCGTTTATGGTGAATCAGCTGGCGAACGCGTTCGAACGAAACAAGATTATATTATCGCCGTACGACGAAACGCTTAAGAAGCAATTAATCGATTATACGGTCGAACGCGTAACGTCGAACGGTCTGCCGATATATACGTCGAAAGACGAACACTTCGTCGACGCGCTCGGTTTAGCGTATCTCGCGTTCGTTCTCGAGTTCCCGAACTTAACAGCGGCGATCAAAAAATTCGAACCGACGTCGACGTTGATTTACAACAGTAACGTACCGGGTTCGAAACGCGCGCAGCGCGATATCGCCGCGATTGAAAGACACGCCGATACGAACCCCTGGGATAAACGTAAAGTCGATCCGTATGATCTGCCGGGCGATAAACCGAAATGGTTCAAGGTGACGTCGCCAAGAACGGGATCGACGACCTCGTGGGGATCGCGCGGTAGAGGCGGTTTCGGCGGACGATCGAATTTTTAGAGGGGGTGACGAATTATCGAAGATAAGAAAAATATATTTTATCGCCCCGACGATAAGATCGATCGGTCGTACGAATCGTTAAAAGCGTTCACGCGCGACGCCCGACCGAAACCGGTCTTACCGAATACGGACGATAAAGTACCCGATAAGACGTACCCCGATAAGATCGACGATACGCTCGACGATCTTTTAACGCTTCTCGACGTCGTACCCATACTTCCCAAGCCGATCCAGAAGACGATCGAACAGATTACGACGGCGCTCATAACCGATACGATCCATCAGAAGAAGAACGTACCGGATCATATGAAGCCCGATCCGCCCGTCATTCCCGATCCGCCGGACGCCGACGATATCAAAAAGAAAGATATCGTTAAACCGCCCGTTATCGACAACAACGGCGAATGGAATATCGACGACTTATTCCCGGAGCAGACCGATATTAAAATCGTCGAACCGAAGAATAAGAGTATCGTCGCGTTGATCGAAACGATATATAATCTGGACAAGCTCGGATTAAAACAGGAATACGCCGCCGCGATGTGGATGGCGATTCAGAAATACGCTCAAAAAATGTTTATCGTATCGAACGAAACGCAGGTGCCCGATTTCAGCGTCTTTCTCGATACGTTCGATAAAGACGCCGTGTTAACCTCGAATAAAGATCTTAAACACCTGCACGATACGATCGCGCGGATCGAGAACCTGATCGTCGAAGAATCGCGTCTACTGCAAAAGACGCACTCGTCCGACGATACGCTCGGGATGCTCCGGTATCTCGAAGCGGCGTATCAGAACCGTAAGAAATACTACGGTGAGCAGTATCGAAAAGAAGATACGTTTATCGGCACCGAATCAAATAGATTACTTGTTTCGAATAAACGCGTCTACGACGGCGCGTACGAGAAAGCCGTCGAAAACGGGTACCGGTATTTATACGGCGCCGGTAAGATATCCGATAAAGTAATGACGCAGACGGCGAACGCCGCGGCGGCTAAAGGCGAATTATTAAACGCCGGAGTCGATATCTTCGCGAAAACGCCGGAACCGCCCGTTCAAGTTATTCAGAATTCAGCGTACGTCGTTCCGTCGATCACGGCAGAATCCGACTTTCAAGGGCGTTACGAAACGCCGGCCGGGAATGTCACCGGCGGCTATTCGTCCGGCGGCGGTATATCGCCGTCAGGCGGTATCGCGCACGACGAATCCGATCTTTCGATTATGGCGAACGTTATCGCGGCCGAGGCCGGGGGTCAGTCGTATAAATTTAAATTATACGTCGGCTCCGTCGTTTTAAACCGCGTTAGAGATCCGGATTTCCCGAACAGTATCCGCGAAGTCGTTCTCGATCCGAGCCAATACGAAGGCGCCGGGTCAGATTTATGGTGGTCCGGTTCCGGCCGCATGACCGACGAATGCGTTAACGCCGCGAAAGAGATCCTCGATAAGGGTTCGATCTTGCCGGCGGGCGTCGTTTATCAATCCGGCTACGCCGATCTCGGGTCTTCGATGTACGAAGAACTCGAGGGAAATTATTTTATGTATAAATAAATATTTGCGTTTTGTAGCGAAAATGCGGTATTATATATATGTATACGAAACGAAGGGGGTGAACGCGCCATTTTCGATAATATAAAAACCGGTCTGGTGAAACGCTGGGGATTTCTTCCTATTAAAGAAGCGGACCGGATCACGAACGCGAACGTTAAGAAATACGCGATCGGGTTCGTCGGACGCATGAACGGTAACGCCGGTGAGTTTACGCCGTCGGAACATTCGTTAACCGAGATCAAGTCGGCGATCGAAACGGATTCATATTTAAAAGTATCCGTCATCAAATACGCGCAGCTGATCACGAAGAACGGATACAAGATGACGTCCGTTAACGAAGAAGCCGTACGTTACGTTCAGCGAAGAATCCGTCAAATGGAATTCGGTACGGGTACGCCGTTCGAAATTCTCTTGGACGGGATCGCGGCGGATATCGTTAAGTATTCGAACGTATTCCTGGCGAAGTCGCGCGTGTCCGATACGAAGCAGCTCGGCGTCGATAAAGCCGTCGGTATCTTATCGAAGAAACCGATCGGCGGTTATTTCCGGATGGATCCGACAACCGTATCGATTCAGAGAAACGATAAGGGCGCGGTCTATAAATACCGGCAGGAAGTAGAATCCGATACGACCGAATTCGACGCGGCCGACGTGGTTCATATGTTTGTCGATCGCGAAGCCGGAAATTCTTTCGGAACGCCGCGGATGTCGGCGGCTCTAGAAGACGTCCGTCTTCTCCGGAAGATCGAGGGTCAGGTTCTTAATATTATGTATCGGTACGCGATCCCCTTGTATCAGGTTAAGATCGGTTTGCCGCAGGAAAACTTAATGGCGACCGAAAAAGAAATCCGAGACGCGCAGAACGAAATCGAAAAGATGCCGAACGACGGTATCCTGATCACGAACGAGCGAACCGAATTCAAAGTATTGGGCGCCGACGGTGAAGCGATCGACTTAAGCGAATACTTAAAGTATTTTGAAAACCGCGTATTCTCCGCGCTTAATCTGTCTCAATCGATGATGGGCCGTTCCGGCGCGAAGCAGGACGCCGATTCGATGGAGCAGCAGGTTCACGATCAGGTCCGATATTTCCAGCGGACAATCGAAGCGTTTATCGAAGCGGCGATGTTTAACGAGCTTCTTATGGAAGGCGGCTTCGATCCGATCGGCACGCCGGAAGATCGCGTAACGTTCTCGTTCAACGAAATCTCGCTCGAAACGAAGACGAAGATGGAAAACAATACGCTGGTTCAATTCCAGGGGAACCTGATAACGTTCGAAGAAGCGCGCCGGAATCTCGGCTACACGGCCGACGATATCGACGAAGATCGTTTATTCGCGCGGATGATCTCGCAGCGAAACGCGATCGAGCAAATCGAAGCGAAGCTGGGTAACACGGAATCGATCGATAAGCGTATCCTTAACGGTAATTCGTCTTCGGGCGAACCGAACGGCACGGCGAAGAATAATAATATGCCGACGAATCAACACGGCACGACGTCCGTAAAGGTCCGAGAATCGGTCGCGACGGAACACGAATTTAAAACCGATCACAAGAATATTTATACGATTTATAAAAAACTATGTAATAATATCGGTAACAGAGGTATCGCCAAGCAGAAATATATATCTCTGTGGAAAGATATCCGCGAAGAGTTGCGGTCGTACGCGTCGGACGCCGCCGGTAGAGGCGCGCTCGCGTATCGCGTCGAACGTCATCTGTCGACGAAATTCAGTACGTTCGAGATCGCGCCGATCGAAAAGCTGATCGACGAATCGATCAAGAAGACGAGTAACGATATTTACGCGCGGATACAAACCGATAAACGGGACGGCGCCGATCTAATGGAATATCGGGTACGATTCATGTGCGATTATATCGAACATAAAGCGTACTGGTACGGTTACTGTATCGCCGCCCGTAATAATAACGAGAAGCGGTTGTTCGTTAAATTCCATTCCGACGACGATAAGAAGAATCATAAAAGCGTGATCAACTTGTCGAAGTTTAATTTAACCGACATACCGCCGTTCCATCCTTACTGTAAATGTTCGTTGAAAGGCGGTCGCTAACCATTTCATTAACGTTTAAAGAATACGCCGGTTTCAAGATCCGCGACGCGCTTTCTTTTAAAGAATCCGCGTACGACGCGAGCGCAGCGGTACCGACGCATTGCCCCGATACGGCTGTCTTAGCCGATATCGAAGGGATTCACGAGTATCCGGTCGTAACGCGAAACTGTACGCGGTATATGCCGCAGGCGTTGAAAGAATCCGTCGCGAAATGGACGTCGCCGTATTGTCGGCCGCTCATTAAGCATCATAACGAAGAAAACGGCGAAACGATCGGCCGCGTAATCGCGGCAAATTATAAAGAATCGAAGATCGTCCCCGGTACGCACGCGCTCGAATTTACGGTCGTCGTACCGAAGGAGCCGCACGCTTCGGACGTAGAATCCGGATTGCTGGATACGGTATCGATCGGGTTCACGACGAACGATATGCGATGCTCGATCTGCGGTCAGAATATCGCGCAGGACGGTCCCTGCGAACATGAACGCGGTCTGGAATACGACGGTCAGACCTGTTACTGGGATTGTTATCAGATGGATCCCAAAGAATTATCTTACGTTATCGTACCGTCAGATCCGTACGCCAAGAACGTACGTGTCTATAAAAAAGGCGACGTCGTTCCGCCGGCCCCGAAACCGCTTTCAATCGCGGCGTCCGCGGGGAAAAAGATGAACGAATCATATAATTTAAACGGAGGTAAACTCTTGAACGAAGAAGAAATCAAAGCGTTGCAAGAAAAAGTCGCCGACTTGGAATTAAAATTATCCGACGCGGCGGAGAAACTTGACGACGCGATCAAATCAAACGACGAATTAAAAGCGTCGGTCGCCGAAAAAGACGAACAGCTGAAGATCGCGGAAGAAGAAACAGCGGCAAAACTCGAACAGAAAGAATCCGAACTGTCGGCGTTATCCGAAGCTAAGGAGCTGGCGGAAGCCGGTCAGAAAGAAGCGGAAACCAAGCTTCTGGAACAGACGGAATCTTATCGTACGCTCTTAGCGCAATCCGTTAATTTCGCGCGCAAAGTATCCGGGTTGAAAGAAATCTCCGAAGCGGCGTTAACGGCACGTTCCGTTGATTCTTTGAAAGATTCCTGGATGGACGTAACCGAAAGTTACGCGTCCGTAGAACCGCGACAGAAACAAGCCGATCCGGTCGAACCGAAAGTAATCGACGATCCGACGATCCAGAAGAAACAGAACGTATCGGCAACTGAATCCGTTAATACGAAAGACGCGTTGCGCGATCTTCTGTATTCCGCGACACGATAACTCGCGAATTAAATAAAAATATTATCGTTTAAATTTTTTCCGTAAGGAGTGGAATTTCTCTTGGCAATTTACCCTGATCGTTTTGAAACCAAAGATACTTTAATGCCGGGCGGCCGCGGCGAACAATTTATTCAGTCGCTTCCCGGCGACCGTTCCAACGAAACGAGAATCGGTCGTTCTCAGAACAACTTGAACGTTTCCCCGCACGACGTACCGAATATTAAATATTCCGTCGACGATCGTCTTCCCGCGCTCTTTAAATACGGCTTTGCGGTAGGTTTCAACCATATGATCGCGCCGAAAGGTCGTATCGCGGCTATCGATCCGTTCATGGATCTGATCGACTTCGATTCCCATTACGACCCCGTACAGGGCCGTAAGCTTCAATACAATACCGTAACGATCGCGAACGGCGGTATGGCGGTACAGCTTCGTGACGATACCGACAAATACGTCGCTATGGGTAACCTCGTTACGACCGACGCTGTCGGTAAAGCGATGGCGAATATCGGTAAAGAATGGAAACCGTTAAAGAATATCGATAAGAAATACGGTACGGACGATACGCTTCGTTCCTTCTTCGACGGCACGAAATTCGAAAGCTCTCTCGAGCAGTTGGCCGCCGGCGGCTTTAAACTCGACGTGGCTACGAGCCCGACCGACCAAAATCCCCATACCGGCCGCGTTCTCGACGCTACTAACAAAGTCATTATGAATGTACGTCCCGGTAACAAACCGGTCGGCATCTTCCAGAGAAACGAATATCTCCGCGGCACCGACGCTTACAACGGCATGATGGCAGGCCCGATCCTCACAGACGCGTTGATCGAACTCCCCTGGTTCCTCTTTAAGGATAAAGCCGAAGCTAACTTCTGGGGTTCCGCGTACGGCGCGCTTAAACCGGGCGACCTGGTTAAATCCGACGAAAACGGTCGTTTCGTTAAATCCCCGCTTTCCAGCGATACCGCGCTCAAAGATATCGAAGCTAAAGGTAAGATGTCTGAATACGAAGCAGAACGCCAGCAGGTTATCGGCGAAGTATACGCGGTTAACCATAACCTGGTTCCCGAAGGCGCCGCTCGTTGGGCGACATGGGCGTTATCCGACCGTCTCAATTATCAAGGATTCAACCCCGAAGAATACACGCAGACAAACCGTAAAGGCGAAGACGCGATCGATCATAGCGCGCATATGTCTACGGGCACGTACCCCGGATACCCGTACGATAAAGCGTACAGCGATCACGATCTGAATATGCTCGCGTCCTCTAAGGCTGATACGTTCAACCCGAGAATGAACGCGGAATATCAATTCTCCGAATTAGGTATCCCCGGCTTGACCGACGGCTACAACGCGTTCGTCCGCGAAATGCCCGAAGAAAAAGGCGCGACGATCCATTATCGCGGCGACAACGCGACCGTTCCGTATTCCCGTACGTTTATCCGTTTAACGAACGTAAGCATCGAACCGGATTCTCTCAAAATCAAGTTCGGCGCTGAAGCGTATAAGAAATGCGTCGAAGGCGCGAAACTCGGCGCGAACAGCGAATTCAGAATCGACTTTGTCGATCTGATTCAAGGTATCGTCGTACTCGTCGTTAACGACGAAGCGAAAGCCGACGTTCTCTTGAAACCGCTCGCGGACGGTCTCGACGTTATGTTTAAATATAAGAAACGCGGCCTCGCCGGCGTACCCACGTGGATGGATTGGGACGGCTGCATCGGTTCCGTTAAGATTCTGTTGACGAAATAATCTCGTATTAAATTAAGAACCCCGGGGGATTCTTCCCTCGGGGGCTATATACGAAATATTATTATTTTACACCGGGAGGTTTAATTCTTGAACTTTAAAGAAATGCTCGAAAAAAATGCCAAGGCGCGCGAACAAGCCGTCAAGGATATGAAAGATTATAAAGAAGGTAAATTGACGGAAAAACCGGTCGACCCCAAGGCGTTCGACATCGTCGAAAAAATGCTGTTGAACGTTAACGGCGACTTCTCCAAGGGTCAGGTAACCGTTCGCGAAACGCTTATGTCTACCGACGTATTGAATCTCGTACCGAAGGTTATCGAAGGCAAACTACGCGAAGCGGCAGAACCCGAATATCTCGCGTCCAAATTCTTTAAGACGGTACAGGCACCCGACGGCGGTACGTCTTACGCGTACGTGATCCCCTACGTGGGAGAAATCCACGCGACGGAAGTAGCCGAAGGCGGCAGATACAACGAAGATTACGCCGACATCAATATGGTCGAACACGGCTCTCTCGAAATCCGCGTTAAGAAATTCGGCGCGAAAGTTTCCCTTACCGAAGAAGCCGTAAACGACGGCGCGTGGGATTTGTACAATCTTAACGTTCGTCAGCTCGGTCGCGCGATGGCGCGCTGCAAAGAAGAACAATGCTTCAACGCGTTCACGCAGCACGGCAATATTATCTTCGACAACGCGATCCGGACGCAGAACCCCGAAGCGGGCACGACCGGCCGCGACATCGACGGCAAATTCAACGACACGATGACGATGGAAGACTTGCTCGAAATGATGCTCGCGATGATGGCGAACGACAATACGCCGACAGACGTGATCATGCATCCGTTAACCTGGGTCATCTTCGCGCGCAATACGATGATCGGCAACGGTCTTACGTTCGGCGCGTTCGGCGGCCAGAGCGTTCATCCTTGGGGCGCGACACAAGGTACGCCCGGGTTCGCGGGTCTGTCTTCCGAAATGGGTCCGCAGAAATTCGTTCTTACGCCGGAACAGGCGCAGGGCCGTATCCCGTTCGGAATCAACGTTAACTTCTCTCCGTTCATCCGTTTCGACAAACAGAATCGGACGTTCGACATGTACGTTATTAACGCGAACAACGTCGGCGTTATCGTTCAGAAAGAAGCTCTTACGACCGACAACTGGACCGATCCCGAACGCGACATCCGTCTCTTGAAGGTTAAGGAACGTTACGGCGTCGGTATCCTCGACCACGGTCGCGGCATCGGCGTAGCGCGTAACCTGAGAGTTGCTGTAACGCATCCCGTTCCGCCTGAAATTAAAGTTAAGCAGTAATTCGCGGGCGACGTATTTAATCTTAATGAATCATATGGGCGGTCGTTCGTTTGTCGACGGCCGCCCGTTTTTTCGATAAAGGAGAATATATGAATATCGCGAGAATTTCGTTAGCGGCGGGTCGCGTCGGTTTTTATGACCGCGTATCCGGTATTATGCTGACTCCGGAACGTCCGGCGTGCGACATTCCGGCCGGTACGAATACGGAATATCTTATAGAAGCGTTGCAGTACGGCGAAATTAATTTAATGTGGGGTTCGCTTTCTCTTAATAAACTCGTTGAAAAATTTAATACGAGTTCTCGTCCCGGTGTCGCCGTACCGGTATCGGCGGCCGGTACTAATGACGGATACGTCGTATGCGGTAGTTCGAAACCGGAAGAACCGACCGTAGAACCGCCGCACGACGCCGGAGAGAATCCGAATAACGACGGTACCGTAGTTCCTGTTCCGGAAAACGGCAATGGCGAAACCGGTATCAGCGATGGCCCGCCCATGGGCGTCGGCGACGACGGTAACGATACCGGTCACCAGAAACATGAAGACACGACAATAACGATCGATCCGCGCGAGAAAGAAGGGTTTAAAGAAGGTATCGGAAGAACTCCCGAAATCGAAGAACCCGTTAATCCGAAAAAATCCGCGAAGAAAAATAAATAATCTCGAGGTGATACGATATGTATCAACAATTTAATATCATTCACTTCGAAACCGATCTTATAAAAAAAACGGTAACGCTCGTTTGTAATTTTGATATCGATCAAGATACGGTATCGAAACGATCCGTTAAGCTGGTCGACGACGAAAACGATTCGATCGTTCTGATAAAGGTTGCCGTTAAAAAAGATACGATACAGTTAGACGTTGTCGACGATTTGATTCCGAATCACGATTATCTGTTGATCTGCTCGCGCGATATTAAATCCGTGACGGGAGAACATTTATATTCATCGATCATCCGGAACATCCAGTTTGTCTCAACGATCACGGATACGGTCGAGATATTATGCCCGAGCCGTAACGAGAAAGTCGACGCGGTGTATCTCGAATACGAATCGAAAGGCGAACGCTTCCGCGTTCAGATCGCCCGGGAGAATATTTTCTCGAACAAGGTGATCGATTCGATCGTCGACGGCGTGAAACAAATCGATTTTGACGTACCGGACGGTGGCCAATATTACGCGCGCGTCCGCGTAGAATCTGATAAATCGTTCGGGCCGTGGTCAGAGATCGTCCCGTTCTTATACCGCGTTCCCGCGGAGAACGAAGAAGACGATCCGGACCCGGACCCGGGTACGACGCCCGTCGATCCCGATAAGCCGACAATATTATCTTCGCTCGAACTGATATCGTTGCCGGAAGACGGGGAGACTCCGCTTGAGTTCGTCTTTATATTCGATGATCCGATCGACGAAACGAAATTAACGGCCGACATGATTTCGGTATATCGGAGGGATTTTTAAATGGAACCCGTTGAATTCACGTTTCACGTCGACGGGAACCGTCTGATTATCGTTCCCGCCGAGATTAAAGATTCGTCGCAATATATTATATCGATCGATAAACTCGTGTCGAAGAAAGACCCGAATAAGACAGCGGAACATTTACGATACACCGTTACGACGGCCGTATCGCCGATGTACTGCACCGTCGCGGATCTTAAATATCTGATCGACATATTCGATATACCGACGGCGACCGTTTTATATTATATCCGCGAAGCGTCACGATACGCCGATTATATGCGGTCGGCCGAAGGATCGCCGTTGTCGAAAACCGAAATAACGTTCGCGGTCCGGCAGTTCGTCCGCGTTAAAACGACGTACGATTGTCTCATCCGCGCGTATGTCCGTAAAGCGACCGGCATCGGTCAGAGCGGTAAACTCGGCGTTATCGAATTTAAGGAAGAAGAAAAGTATTCCGACGCGTTCGCCGATCTTCTGGACGAACTCAAGAAAGCGATCAAATCCTGGGGCGACGCGCTTCGCGGGTTCGAACGTGAAGGTCGCGCTAAGCCGAGAAGCGTTAAGCGGCATTATAAAGAAACCGAACAGACGAAGTTCTCGGATATCGTCGACGATCTTACGCGCGATCTGCCGGGCACGGTATAAAGGGGGAGAATCATGGATAAGGTATCGTTCGACGCGCGTATCGAAAGTATGATCGCGCGATACGAATATCCGGTATACGTGATCCATCCCGACGAGAAGATCGACTGCGCGTGCCAAGATTTTACGACGCATCAGGGGGACCCACACTGCCGGCATTGTTTCGGTCTGGGGAAGAAAATAACGATCCGGAAATTGCCGGCGGCGGTGCAGCCGTGCGTCAACGCGTCAACGCCGTTTAACAACGAGAAGACGGCGCGCGTTTATTATACGCGGCATCCGTATCCGGTTAAAAAATACGACGTTATCGTCGACCGGCATCACGTCGACGTCGTCCAGCAGTCGCGGCGATTCCAATCCGATCACTATAAACCGGTATATTTTATGATTCAGACGTTGCCGATGGATATGAATCGCGAATTGTTTTATACGTTGTTTTACGACGTCGTGTTGGGCGGTGATCCGTATCGCCAAACTTAGTATCGATTTAAATAAAACGCTCGTTATTATCGGTAAGTCGGAAGACACGCCGCCCGGCGTCCTTAAACATTTCGAATCCGAGCAGGAGCTTCTGGCGTATTATAAAAAGCCGAATACGATAACGCGATACTGGTCGATGTGTAAACGCTGGGGCGTACCGTACGTATTTACGATATCGTTTAATTCGGTATCGGAACTGTCAGACGTCGCCGAAATATTGCGCGACCACGATTTCGGATACGCCGCGCTGGTCGACGTAACGGCCGGCGAATTTTATACCGACCCCTACGAGAACGGCAAGGTGATATTCTACTGCCAGTATCTGGTCGATCAGTTTACCGGGTTTAATAATACGGTCGTCTTAACGTCCGACAAGCACGCGCGAGCTTATAAGAATCTCGATCTGTTTTTATCGGATATGTCGATGAAGTGTTCTCGAATCAAGATTCATCTTCAGGGCGATCGACGAAATCTGTTATTCGTCGACAATAATCTGGTTTACTACGATTGGGCGAACGTCGTCCTGGCGGCGGCGTTAATCTTATCCGATATACCGGATTACCCGCGGTTATCGTTCGGCCCGACGGTATTCCATATTGAATCCTGTGACGTATCGGACGAGCAGATTTATTTCCGCGATCATTACGACCGCGATACGACCGTCGAAAACCTTCTTAATTTCGAAGAGCGCGGGTTAACGAAGATCGTCGTCATCGATAAGATATTAAAATATATATCGCGCGGTATGGATTTTACCGATTTTATCGGTAAGAATTATACCAAGTATCAGCTGCGGCTGATCGAGAAACGGCTAAAAGAATATCTGAAACGATGGACGGGATACGTTATTTATAAGTATACGATCGACTCGATATCGGCCGCGCCCGATAAGATCGGTTGCGTTAAGATACATTTACGGTATACGGTCTGGCCCAAAGGGACGACCGAATCGTATTCGAGCGAGGTGACGTTATGATTCCGAACGAGAATATATCGGATATCGAATTGCAGAGGCGTCTACTTCGCGCGCGACAAGGTGAAGCGAGAATCGATAAGGTTCGTGAAGAACGCGACCTCGATCGGATACAACGATCCGATAAAGGTGCGTCGTTATTCGATTTCTTTTCGATGATCGCGGATCTGATCGCGAAGACGATGTCGGATTTGGACGTTACGTTCGATCCGGACGAGGGACATACGCCGACGTCTCCGAACGAAGAATTCGGTCATCCGTATATCTGCTATAAATTAATTTCCCGGACGCCGATCGAAACGTTAAAACCGCGTCAGATCGAAAACATAGACGACGGCACGGACCGTAAGATACAGATCTGGGTCCATAAATTTACGTCGGTTATCCAGTTTAACGTATTCGCCGGTAATTATAAATCGGCGGACGAAATAATGATCGCGTTCGAGGAACTGATACATCGGTATACAGGGTATTTTAAAAAGAACGGCGTCGGCGAAATACTGTTCTTGAAGCAGTTGACCGACGATAATCTCGAACAATACCGTCAGCGTCATTCGGTTCGTTCGCTGCAATATCGCGTGGATACGCAGATTATTCGCCCGGATTTCTCGTCGACTATCGAAGAAATATATCCGGAGACGAGTAATATATAAACGACAAATTAATATAGCTTATCTTCTCTTGAAAGGGGAAAAATGAATGAGTATTTTTGATTCCGAACAATACCTGGCCGGCGTATCGACGGAGATCGTTTCCGAACGTCAATCTTCGTACGACCAGACATTGTGGGATACGACCGATTCCGTCGTCGTTATCGGCACGGCGTTTAATGGCCCGACCGGCGTTATCGTCCCCGTCTGGAATCCGCAGCACGCCAAATACGTTTTCGGCGGCTCTTACAATTCCGTAACGAAGAAAGAAGTCGACCTGGTCGCCGGGATCCAAGAAGCCTGGGATAAAGGTTGCCGTACGATATTCGGTCTCCGCGTCGGCGGTAAAGATATCGTAAAAGATTTCGCGTTGTCGACGACGTCCCGTTATAAACTCCGCGTTAAATCGATGTATCCGACGAACACCGGTAAGCAAGCATATTTCAACTACGACGATACCGAAGGCGAAGAAATCTTGTCTTTCTACAAGATCCCCGCGCGCGCGACGATTAACGAACGTACGGGCGGCATGGTCGATTCCCTGCGCCAGATGCTCCGGAACAACATCCGGATCAACCAGGATTACGGGTTCACGAAAGATTCCCCGCTCGTCGACGTACTGAAATTATTTAACAACCATACGTTCAATAACGTTCTCCGCCTGGCGATCGTCGATAACGACGGCGTCGACGTAACCGAAGATAAGAGCGTATACGATATCCCGGTCGCGGCTTTGTTCCCCGGCACGTACTTCATCGGCCGCGAAAAAAATCACGCGAAGATGCCGGTTAAAACGAACGTTAAAACGGAATTCATCTTCAACGAATCCGGATCTCAGCCGAAGATGTCGCTCGTCGTTAATACCGACGTATCCGCGCCGTATCCGATCTACGGCACGAACCACGCGCTCCGCGAAGCTCTCGTTAAAGTCGGCATCCAGATGATCGAACGTAACGACTACTTGGGTATCATGGGCGCGACATCCCGCGCGTTCGTCGAAGATTCCGTCGATTACGAAGAAGTCGATCTGACGGATTTCGAAAAATATCAGAAGCTCGGCAAAGGTTTCGCGATCACCGCCAAACTGGAAAAACGCGTCGACTCTCACGGCAACGAACTGTTACCGAAAGTCGTCGAAACGAAATCGATCGACCCGTACCGTATTATCGGTATCGAAGAAGGTTTATACAGCATGCTTCAGGACGCGCCCATTGATTATCGCGTAATGGGTTCCGCGTTCGGCGCCGACAAAGTAGTCGGCGGTAAATTGCCGAAACCGAAAGACTTCCTCGTGTCTACGCCTCAAAGCATTACGTATATCGCCAACGGCGATCCGTCTTCTATCGACGTACCGTATCTGCTTCAGATCAACGCGCTGCATACGAATATTAACGCGCCGGTCAAGAAGTATAAATTTATGATGAACGAAATCGATAAGAATCAGCCGGCGATCTCGAAGGATACGCTTTACACCGATAACGTTATCCAGATGTATCCGATCGTTAAGACAACCGCCGATATCGATTTCAGCGTTTCTAACGGGACCAAGGTTCTCGTCGGCGATAAAATGGAAGCCGTTCTTTATACGGTAGCCGACGGTAAAGCGACGAAAGAACCGGCGGCCGGTTACGACGACGGCACGAAACATACGTACGCGGCCGTAACGATCATCGAAGACACGATCACGGGCGGCGTTATCACCGCTACATCTATCGAGCACGTCGTATTCGTTTCCGAAAAAGACGGCGCGACCGATATGAAATTCAAACCCGTAACGGTTAAACGCGGCGCGGCGAGCGATCCGGCTACACCGGGCGAACTTTCGCTTAAGGGTCACGATTATATGGCGATCAATATCAATCAGGATCTTTACATCTGGAAAATCGATACGGCCAACAAGATTACGCCGATGGCGGATTTCCAGACGCTTCAAGGTACCGATTGGGCGAACGCCGAAACCGTATTCACGTACATTGAAAATCTCCCGATGGGATACAACCTGGTTCGTATCTCTTCCCCGTATTTTAACAGCGTAACGCTCGCCGATTTCGTAACGGAATTGAACGAAAACGATATGTTCAACGATCTCTTTAAAGTTGAATTAACTAACCAGGGCGTAACCGTTAAAGACGAATATCTTATGGGCGACGGTCATAACGCCGGCATCGCCGACAACGTCATCAATAAGAAAGACGCGCTTACGGCGGTCGTTACCGATTTCGGCGCCGATCATGCCGTCGGATACGACTACACGCTGTACGTTCCGTATCGTACGACCGATAACTTCGCGCGTCAGCTGGCGCAGCATTGTACGTATACCGAACTTAAAACCGCGCGTACGCACGGCGTAATCGGTATGCAGAGACAGATCGACGTATCTCTCTCCGCGGTAGCGAAGAAGGTTAAACATATCCTCGATTTCAACTTCGACCTCTACGCGAAGAAGAATAACGGCCGCGATCTTCTCGATTCCGACAATCTGCCGGTTAACATCGGCCGGAATATCTCGATCGTCAACTTCGAAGAACGCGTACAGACCGACGACAATACATACAGCTTCCTGTCGAACGGCGCGGCGGCGTACGCCGGGATGATTTCCCAGTTGCCCGTTACTCGTTCCTCGACGATGTATCAGATGAATATTTCTCCGCTGTTCGATCTGACGCATTCTCAGATCCAGAGCTTGACCGACCGCGGTATCGTAACCGTCCGGAATACGTATACCAGAGGGTACTGCGTAACAGACGGTACGACGGCGGCAGATCCGACCGATATTATGAGCCGTCTGAACGTCGTACGTATCGCCGGCGCGGTAGAATCCGTTATCCGCGCGGCTTGTGAACCGTTCATCGGTCTCCAGAATACGGTCGCGAACCGTAACTCCCTTCAGACCGCGATCGAATCCGGATTCAAGACGCTTTCCGAAAACGGTTTGATCAATTCGTACAAGTTCGATATCATCGATAACACGACCGTCGCGTATTACACGACCGTCGAAATCCAGTACGAAATCGTACCGGTCGGCGAAATCCGCCGCGTGAAGAATATCATCACGGTGCGCGCGAACGCGACCTAAAGCGTGATATAAATTTGGATAATCCTCTCCCCCGCGCTCGCGGGGGCGGAGGAATCAATTTATATAATTTATTAAATAAAGGAGAAATTCGATGGCAATTACGTCCGCTTATACCAAGACGTATACGTCTTTTTCCGGTTGCGATATCGTCTGCACGTTCGGAACGACCGTGATCGGCAGCTTGACCGCGATCACGTATTCCGTGCAGCGTGAAAAGGTGCCCATTTTTACGTTCGGCTCCGCGAACCCCCGTTCTTTCTCCCGCGGTAAACGCGGTATCGGCGGTTCCCTCGTGTTCAGCGTATTCGACCGCGACGCGCTCTTGGCAGCGATTAATCAGAACGACAATATCGATATGAGTTCTTTCCAGAGAATCGGCGGCGATCTTAATATGAAACCGTTGACGATCGATAACTGGGATAAACAGATGACCGATATCGCGCAGGCTTCCGAGCAGACTTCCTCGACGGAAAACGCGACCAGCATTACGCAGAACGTCGCGGTTAAAGCTCGTCCGTATTACGACGACGAAGTTCCGCCGTTCGATATCACGATTTCGTTCGCGAACGAATACGGTCAGAAAGCCGTAACACAGATTTACGCGTGCGAAATCCTGAACGAAGCGAACGGTTTCTCGATGGATTCTATTCAGAGTCAGAAAGCGTGTACCTTCGTGGCGCGTTCCGTTCAGTATATGCGTCCCGTCGACGCGTAAGAATAAAAAATTATCCTCTTCGTATATTTCTACGGAGAGGATCTTTTTTTATCTCGGGTATTATGGTAATATAAACATATATATATGCTTATAAAAAAAAGGAGGATACGCTATGCCGAATACGTTTACGTCGGCGGCGGATTCGTTCCGGTCGGGCTGGCCGTCGGAATGGTCCAATACGAACTCGACGTACTCCGGCTGCGATATGGTCGCGTCGGTTACGATACCGACCGAGAAAGGTACGCTCTTTCACGTCCTCGGGACGATAACGACGTTGACGTACTCGGTGAACCAGGAGCTGGCGCCCGTACGAAACGTCGGCAATATAAACGCGCGCGATTACGTCGAGGGCCCCAGAACGATCGCGGGGTCCCTGGTATTTACGACATTCGATCGACACTGGACCGATTCGATCCAGAAGAAGTTAAACTCCCTGGGGATATACGATACGGATTACTGGATCGCCGATGAGTTGCCGCCGTTCGACGTAACCATATCGTTCGCGAACGAATACGGATTTATATCGCGTCTGGCGATATACGGTATCCGGATCAAAACCGAGGGGCAAGTAATGTCGATGTCGGATATCTATACGGAAAATACGTATCAATACTACGCGCTCGATATCGATTATATGAAAAACGTTTACGATCCGTCGGGCGGACCGGACGACGATAACCGGATATTAACGCCCGTCGTCGAGAATAAACCGGTCGAAACGATACCGACTGTCTCTTCGGTCGATAACGACGTACCGATTCAGAAAGAATATATCGACGACGATTTTACGTTCTCGACGATACGTCCCGAATCGTATGGATCTTTTTCCGAATATAAACGCGCGTTAACCGAAACGCGTTCCGAATATAAGAAGAACGCCGCGAAAACCGATAAGAAAAAAGAATATAATAAAACGATCTCGGATAATTTCTCGAAGAAATTAAGAGCCGGTATCGAATACTTTAAGAAAGGCGGTGCTTGATCATACTTTGTTTCATTGACCGTACCGCTGATTCCGTGACGATCCGGTCCGCGTCGAAAGATTTAATTAAATATACGAACGAAGACGGCGACGTTAAAACGTATACGCCGAAATCGTACGAATCACGGATCGAAGAATTGATTCCGGGGAAATATATATTCGAGCAGAACGAATTAAAATACGATATCTTTATCGACGGCAAGTCGTACGACGATATCGTTTCTTACTGTATCGAGTTATCCGGCGTCGATAGAACCTTATTAAAACTCCCGGCGCTCGACGATAAGAAGCCGCTCGTACCGCAGATCGCCGCGGCAAAGCCGGTCGTCAATCTTACGCTTACCGAAGACGTTAAAAAATATAAAGCGTGGTTCCGGTTGATCCGCGCGATCATCCTATATACGAACGCGTCGTTAATGAAAGATAATAATTACGCGCTCGTCGATTACGATAACGATATTATAAAGCATACGTTCACGATCGTCGGCGTAACGTCGGCCGTCGTATACGATACGAATAATAAATATATTAAACGCGTCTTACCGAAACAAGACGACGTGATCGTCGTCGACGATATTGAATCGGGCGTTTATTACGCCGACTTTTATCTCGATAACGAACCGATAACGCGGCAATACTTCTATCACGGTTCGACGTACGACGTCAAAGATTTATTATACGACGATCGGATGGCGCTGAATAAAACGCAAAAGAATATCGTTTTAGCAGCCGACTCGATCGTGACCGAATTGTCGCTACCGTACGAGACATCCGTCGTATACGCGACCACGAAGTGGTATAATCAAAATAATACCCGGTTTGCCGGTCCGCGGATCACGCTCGATAACGGATACATTAAAGGCGAATATATCGATATCGATAAGGTTAAAGAATTCGCGGCGCCGCTTTATTTAACGTTCGCGGAATTCGATACGTTATCGTATCCGGGGATCGTGTCCCGGAAGATCCGCGTTACCGGTAACGGCGGTATCGACGACGATTATTCTTCGCTCTGCTTCAATAACGAAGATTACTACGTTTACCTGGCGACCGAGTTGGGTACGCGTCTATCATCTTTCGGGTATACGGACGAATCAATATTTGAATCGATCCGCGATCAGGAGAATATTCGTTTGATTCGACGTATCGACCGGCAGCTGATGTCGGATGTCGATACGGAAACGAGGCGCGACGCGATCTTGGCTCTCGACGAAGCGGCCGTATATTCCGATCCGTCACGGCTTCATATTAACGGTATTTATACGTACGCACTGCATCACCGGAATAAAGATATCCTAAAGGTGATCGAATCGATATGCCGCGATTACGTATTCCATAAGGACGTGTCGTTCGGTTCGAACGAAGCGGTGGTCCGACCGTTTTGGGGGAATATCGAGATCCCCGTCGAAGGCGATTACTTCGTCGAAGCGTACGGCGTCGGTTATCGCGAGCTTCGACGCAAATACTACGTCGGCTCAAATACGTCGACGACGGTACGATACGACAACGATCCGTATACGATCATTTTCGTCTGGGATCGTTCCACGGGTAAATCGATCCGCGGGTATATTATATTCGACAATACGCAGGACCGGATCTCGTACCGAAATTACCAATTTCCGGTACGCGTCGAACTGAGGTGATATTAATTGGCTGATTCAAGGAACGTATTCTCCGGCACGCGATTACAGAATCTATCGGCGTACCGTAACTACGTTATCGGAACCAATAAGACGAAAACCGATCAAGGGATAATATACGGTTCGTCTTATTATAAAAAATATTATGGCACGATCGACGCCGAAGTATATTTCGGCGACAATTATATCGAAGACATTCACGATCTTGTCTGGGATATCGACCAGAATACGCAGCCGTTATTCGGATACAATTCGTACGTATACGACGAAATCGCGCAGGGGTCCCGTCTGGTTCACGGCGAATTCTCGTTGAACGCGACGGGCGCCGGCGTCATGGATTCGATCATCGCGTCCGCGACGAAGAGTCAGCATTTTCCGGAGCAATACGTCATATCGGTAAACGATAACGAACGCGAGACCGTCTCGGATAAACCGAATACGGGGACCGTCACATCGGATACACCGGAACGCTCCGCGATCTGGACGCCGCGGTTCGATATCGATATAATGTTAATGGGGAATAAACGCGGCGGCCGTTCGGCGCATATCGTCTTGGAGAACGTCACGGTGACGAAGTCACGTAGCGGCATCACGTCCGACGGCGGCGTATTCCAAGGGCGATATTCATTTATCGCCAGAGATTATTCTACGATCGATTAATTAATTTTTATTTTAACGGGGAGAAGATACGATGTTAACTGAAGCGAAAAAGAAAGAATTGAAAGAAAAATTCGGCGACGAATTATTCGCGACGACGCTGGACAGCGGGCGTACGTTCGTCTGGAAGCCGTTATCGCGGTCCGAGCATCGGCAGATTATTAACGAAACGGCGGAGATACCCAACGACTTCGATATGATATCAGAACGCACCAAGAGATTCTGTATCGCGTGCGTCGTATATCCGGAAGATAAGAAAGACGTCGAAGCCGCGATCGATAAGTACGCCGGCTTGGCGGAAACGCTCTCGAACGAAATCTACCGAAAGTCGGGCTTCGATCTTAAAACCGAAACGACGGAATTATAATCATGAAGGTCGGCGAATACAATCGATCCGATATTAATCTGTCGGAATTATATTTTAAATTAAAGAAAGAATACGATCACGTTTATCTGTATCAGATCGACGAGACGGCGTATTTCTACCGGCCGCTTAAGCGGAACGAATACCGCGACATGATCAATAATAAAGAATTAACCGATATGTCGCGCGAGGATTTACTGGTATCGACGTGTCTTCTGTATCCGCCCGCGCTCGATATCGATAACGCGCCGGCCGGTTTAATCACGACGTTATCGAACCTGATAATCGACTGCTCGTATTTAAATAAAGAAGATCGGTCGAACGTTCTTAATTACTACCGGAACGAAATGGCGGAACTCGACAATCAGATATCATGTATTATACACGAAGCATTCCAGACGATCCCGATTGAAGAGATCGATTCCTGGGATATCGAGAAGACGATGGATTATTTTGCGCGATCCGAATGGATCCTCCATACGCTCCGTGGCGTACCGATTAACCGGGAAGCCGGGGAGTCGGCTCTTGAATCCGCGAATATACCCGAGATCAAAACGCGGCAAAGCGCGACCGATTACGACCTTAAAGATAAACCGAAAAAACCGGAAGAAGTTCCGGCCGAATCAAAAGAAGAGAAACCGAATCATCGCGGCGGCACCAAGACGATGACGCCCGAGAAACTGGCGGAATTAAAACGCAAATATCCGACGATCGACTGGGAACACGACGACGGCTTAAAGGGTATCGACGGTCTGGCGCAGCCGTCCGTATCGACCGAACCCGGGCCGCTTAGATTACGCTCGGAATTGCCGCCGACACCGAAACAATAATTATATATAAAAGGAGATTATCCGCGCGATGGACGACGTAACGAAACAAGACGGACAGCAAACGATCGAAAGTTCCGCGTTTTCTATCGCGGAAGCCGTATTGGCAGCCGCTGCCGGTACGGCCTTCTTTTATCGTATCGGCGGTGAGCGTTATGCCTCTTCCGCGATTAACCGGATGTCGTTCGCGCGCGATCTTCTTCGCAGGGATATCGCCGAGACTCCGTACCGTGACTGGTACGAATGGGGCTCCGCGTTTAAGAACGCGTTGACGACGGCGCCGGATATAACGCGACCGTTTACCGTGCGGCCGCAATCGTCCGGTATACTCGATTCATTGATTGAATTGTATCGATTTGAATCGAACCCGGATTACGTACCGACCGACGTATTCAATTTTTATAATTCGAAATATATCGCCGGGCCCGTCGCGAAAGCGATCGATCTGTCGAAGTATCATCCGGACATCCAGCGGGAAGCTCGTGAGTTTATTTATTCGGCGGCGAAATCGTACAAAAACCCTCTGGCGATCGTCCGGGAGACGGCGCGGTTATCTGAAACGCTCCGAAACGATCCGGAATTAATATCCGATATTACCAAGAGAATATACGCGAACGCGAAAGCGGCGCCGAATATCCGCGCGCTTCTCGAAGACGAATCGTCCGATCTGTCTCGGTTAAAGAAATCGATATACGATCAGTTGTCGAATACGGCGTCGCTTAGATCGTCGGCGCCGAAACCGTCGTTTATGAATCCAGAGACGTACGCGACGGTCCAGGATATCGTACGGCAGAAGAATTTTAACGTTTTAAAAGATCTTAACGTATCGATTCTCGGGCCGAATAAAGAAGCGTCGGCCGTTAATATACCGTCGATGCTTCGATTCCTGTATCAGCGTATGGGCGCGGAATGGTTCAATCAGATGCGCGACGTATCGCTGCTGGATACATTAAAACGAACTCGTTCGGGGAACATATATTCGACGACGCCGTTCCGCGATCTTAGAAACTCGATCGCGCAATCGTTAAACAATACGATGCCGGCGCGATTATTCAAGGGTCGCGAATTTCAATACGCCGGTACGGCGCCGCGGAATTTCTTTATACCGGCCGGATCGCCGGACGCCGTTATCGCGGATTTTCAAGGTTCCGCGACGGGACGGACGCTTCGAGACATCACCGTTAAAAACGGTCGTTATTATGAAGTTATGCCGTCGGGCGAATTATCCGAGATCAAGGGCGCCGCCGAACGCTGGAAACTGACAAGCGCCAATATCGGCTTTCAACGCCAGCATTATGTCACGATGGGCGGCTATACGGCGCGGTACGAATCGAAACAGGAGTCGTTCTTAAAACGGTTCTTTGATTACGGTCATACGCCGCGGATGTATGACAGCCCCGGGTACGACGCGACCGAATCCGAGATATTAAAATCTGGCGTCATTCCGCGGGCGACGTTCCGACACTCGGAACTCGCCGAGATCCGCGGCGACAACACGGAATACTTCTCGACGATGACGCGCGCTCGCGCGGCCGAGATCGTCGGAACCAAGTATACCGATAACCCTGAGCTGTTTATCGATCTGGCGCGGCGTACCTCCGGGACGTATTCGTTCTTCCAGAAGAATACGTACGCGCTCGACGCCAGCGTCTTACGGTATTTTAGAAAATACGATTCCCCGGCGATGTCGCGGTTGTATGACGCGCTGTACGAATCGGATCTGTCACGACGCGTTAATATTTTAACGACGTCGTTTTCGTCGTTGAACGAATCGAACCGGTTGTTTAACCCTGAACTCGCGCGTAATATCCGCGAGTATTCTAAAGACCCGCGCAATTACGTATTGAATATGATACGTACGGTCGTCGATAAAAACAGCGTCGATTTGGCGGCAGACGACGCGCTCCTGGCGAACGATATCTTTACGTCCGAAATCTCGAAAGAGATTATGGCGCGCGTCTACGAAGAAAAAGGCGGCGCGAAGAAGGGCGCGTTCACGGCGATATTAAAAGAGATCGATTCTCTGGATATACCGTCGCCCGAAAAAATTCGCGCGAAGCAATTATTGTTATTCACCGCGCTCGAACGTCGTACCGGATTCGCCGGCAAGTATACGCGGAACATGTTTTCGAAGAACGGCGGTCTGGGTATCGAACAGATAACGAAACAATTTGTTTCGATCTTTCATAACGACGCGTCGCCGGATAATAAGGTGCTCCGCGAAGAATTTATTAAATTCGCCGAAGACCGTTCGACCGAAGCGACCCGATATATCGAATCCGAAGCGGGCGTTATCGCCGGTGAACGATTAAATAACTACGTCGTTACGGCGAAGACGGTGACGCCGTTTAATATCCGGTCGCAGACGAACGCGGCCGGTATACTCGACGCGCAGCGCGAGATGAATACCGGGATTAAACGCGGCTTCTTGAGTCACCCGTTCTTTAATCAGTTTCGCGCGAGTTCGACAAATATGCGCGATTTTTCGTACGCGTCGTCGTTACCGCATTTCTTCTTCTCGCGTCTTAACGATTCGTTAAATACGTTCGATACGGATACGATATTCGGTCGTCGGTTATCGTTCTTACCGTCGATCCGGATACCGTTCGGAATAACGCGCGGTACCGATTCTACCTGGGGTCTCGCCAAAGGATTATTCACGCACCGCGTATTGCCGTTCTATATCGGGTATAATCTGCTCGATTGGGCGAACGATACGATACGCGAGCAGACTGGTATGTCGGGTTTAGAAGCCGAATACTCCGGCGCGGCGAATATAAGTTTATTCGCGCGGAAAGTTTCCGACGCGATCGGCACGACCTCCTGGTTTAAAAAGGTAAAAGAAGCCGTACCGTTCTTAACGTACTACGGCGGCGATAACGAATATATGAGCGCCGACGAATATCGTACGTATCTGCGGCGCGGTTACGATCCTGTACGCCGCGGCAGATACTGGCTCTTCGGTTCGGCGAACGAATTCCGCGGTTCGAACATATCGTACTGGCGCGCGAACGCGTTACGTCGCGAGACCGCGAACGCGTACGATAAATCGTTATACGGCTCGTACGACGAAAAATGGAGCCATTCGTTAATCCCGACGCCGTCGCATCCGTTGTCCCCGTTACGCGCGATCCTCGATCCGTATTGGCTCGAACGGAAACATTATATGGATCGGCCGTACCCGATAACGGGCCCGTTCTTCGAGCAAGGGACGCCGTGGGGCGCCATACTTAATCCGACGCTCGGCGAATTAATCAAACCCGCGCAAAAGATGCACGAGTCTCGGCTGGTCGGCGGCATCGATATTAAAGCCGTTCTCGCCAGTATGAACAACGATCTGAAGCGCCGTCAACGCGCCGAAGGTCGCCAGCATTATTTCATCGTCCAGAACGGCCGCGTCGTGCCGATGGCGTATATGGCGTTTAACGCGCCGACCGATTCGGAACGCGTTATCACGCAAGAATACCGGGACGGCGAAGAAAAAACGGTAACGCAGGGCGAAGGTGAATACGTCGGCGGCGTCGATCTCGCGGATTATGAATCGTCTGCCGGATCGGGTTACGGCGTCGCGCCGGCCGGTTCAACGAGACGGATCAACGATACGTCGTTATCCGTCGCTGAACGCCTGGCGATCGCGACGTCGAAACAAGGCGTATCGTCGTATAAGATTCTTCGGCAGCTCGGTTTATTAAACGCGACAATCAAGATGAATCGTCCGTCCGCCTCATTGGATCCATCTCAGGGTATCTTCATTCCGGATAAATTCCGATACAACACGTCGGAAATCGAGAACCGGCTTAACTCGGCGGAAGCGATCGAAGACGCGCTTAATTCTCGTCAAGGTATGGGATTCGTTCACGATTCGGCGACGACGCTCCGGATGCTTTCCGGTATCTACGGATACATGGCGCAGCAGGCTCTGGGCGATTTCGGCGAAATGAATCGTACGCATATCGCGACATCACAGGATATGACCGGCTATTCGCGTCATTTCTGGGATCAGGGTCCGGGCGGCTTCGGCGGCGAATTCTCGGAAATCGCGCGGCGTATCATACCGAACTACGGTCGATACACCGCTCTTAATCCGTTAATGAATACGATGCCCGACTGGCTCCCGGAACGATTCCGGTTCGGCGATCCGTTCGCGTCCGTGCCGAACGGCGAAGAACGGTTGCCGGGAGTCGGATACGAAGCGTTGAATCAGCTGCATCCGGATATGTACGGTAAATACGGCGCGCTCGATCGGATGAAGATCCTGGGCGATATCGCGCCGTTTTCGGCCGAATATAAATTCTGGAAAACGATCGCGAAGAAAACCGCGCAAGACGAACGGTCGAAAGCGGAATACGACGAGATCCGGAAGCGCGTTAACGCGGTCAATTCGAAACACGATTTTTACGATTATAAATTTATCGGTCGTTCGATCACGCGGCAGGAAGCTATCGTTACCGAAGTCTTGCCGCGCGGGCATTTTAAGATCGAAGGATCGGACGAAATATATTCGATGGCGGGTATCACGGTCAAGAGCGTCGACGGCGCGTCGACCAAGGATATCCTGTCTCAATATTTAACGCCCGGTAAACGAATTATCCTGGGCGTCGATTCGAACGAGCATTATCGATACAATAAGGATACCGATAGAACGGTCTCCGCGGCCGTATACGTTCACGGCGAGAATATAAGCGAGCGCATGGTCGACGACGGCGCGGCGCGATTCAAAGCGTCCGACACGTCCGCGACGGCGACGATCGGCCGGTACGGCGTCGGCGTAACCGTGCTCGGTACGGTATCCGAACTTCTGGCGCACGCGCCGATACCGTTATTTCATTCGCAGTTCGCGCGGATCGATACGCCGCTCGAATCATATCTTAACGATCAGGTATACGGTACGCCGTATCAATCCTGGTCGGCCCCCTGGTCGACGTTTATCAAGCCGGGGATCGAACGCGCCATATCCACTCCGGGTATCGTTTTAACCGGTGAAGCCGTATCGACGCTTCGCGACGTCGTCGAAAAATACGAAACGAAGATCATACCGTACATGAATCGCGTGTATAATGATTTGGGTATTAAACATACGACGACGACACTCCGTAAGACGCGGAACGTTATCACGTGGGCGGAGACGTTTACCAACCGCGGCGCGTTTATCGGTAATATAACTTCGAGGTTCTTTAAGCTGGGGTCCGCCGGTTCGGCGACGTTCGGTAAACGATTACGGTCGCTGGGCCGTAACGCCGTATTGATCGGCGCGCTGAGTACGTCGATACAAGACAGTAACCCGATATACCCGACGATATTATGGGCGAAAACGGGGTATCATATCGCGAAAGCGTTATCAAAATACGGCCCGTCTAAACCGCTGGTCGGCGCGGCCGTTATGGGCGTCGCCGGATTCGCCGCCTGGTCGGAACGCGGCGCCGTTAATAAACGCGGCGTCTGGATACCGGACCGGATTAAAGACAAGTGGGCGATGAACGAATACTTCGATCGTCTTACGTACGTTAAGATGATGGGTCTGTATCATAAAGCGGCCCGCGAAGCCCGCGATAAAGAAGGCGTCGACGTTGAACGCTTCTTCCGGATTCAGGAACGCGATCAGCGAAACAAGAACGCGTTAAAAGAAAGATTGTTGGCGGATAAGAAAGACGTTACCGATAAGGATACGCGGACGCTTATTAATAAGAAGCTGTCGGCGTTATCGTCGACGAAGACGGTTCTTCGCGGCGGCCCGTTAACGCAGTCGGCGATTCTGTATAAGCAGGCGGCCGACGCGACGATGTACGGCTTGCCGGATAATGCGTCGATGACCGATATCCTGAGGGCGTTACCGAGCGAAGATCGCGATTACTTTACCGAGATGGTTAAAGAACGCGATCCCGATAAACGGGAAGAGATCCTTCGGTACGCGTCGCCGCAGTTAGGTCGCGCACTCCGAATCATGTGGAAGATGGATCCGAAGAAACCGCGATCCAATATGGAATATTTCCGGCATAAGAATTTACCGGGGCCGTCCTGGAAAGGCTGGTCGCCCGATATTAAGTTATCCGACGTTAAAGCGAAAACCGTTAAAAACGAAGGATTGTTGTTTTCGGATTTCGGCATATACGAATCCGCGTATCGCCGACCCGAAGTTATTAACGCGCCCGTGGTGTATCGCCGCGGCAATAATAGCGTCGTTGCTCTGGCGGTCAAATATAAAGCCGTACTCGAAGGTATGGGATTAACGGGCGTCGACGTAAACGTCGAACCGTCCGCGTCGTCCGGCATCTCGGTCGTATCGAATATATACGATAAGGCGCCGACCGACATCAAAAAGAAGATCGACGCGTATTTTGAAAACGCGTAAGAAGGAGGAACCTTATGGCACGTCGCGATTATATTTCCGGATCCGACCTGTTTCATTTATCGAAGAAAACCGACGTCGCGGGTATCGCGCCGTTATCGGATCGGATTCAATCGTTCGTCGGGCGGTCGTCGCAGCTGTTGAACGATATCGGCTCTTTTAAAGACAGTATCGTCTCCGGCGCGACGTTCGATCCGTATAGATCGCCGTTATCGACGTTTTACCGCGACGTGTTCTCCGGTTCCGTTTTTAATAAGATAATCCGTCCGTTAACCAGATATCATAACCGGGGCGTCGATCTGATGATGACGTCCGTTAAAATAAACGAATTAACCGTTGATTCCGTATTAGGATCGGCGACGCCCGACGTGGCGAAACGGATATTCGATTCGTTCGATTTCTTCTCGTCGCTCCATAATAAGAATTCGATACGATCCTGGGATCTCGAAACCTGGGGTAACAACGCGATCTGGCAATACGGGTATTTCGACGGCTCGGCGTCCGCGCCGGTTAATAGAATACTGGCGCCGTCCAAGCAAATGCTGGCGTCGTTTCAGTCGCTTAATCCGTCCGGTATCGGTTTATCGTCCGAAGATACGGTAACCTGGAAAACGATCGCGCGAATCGGTAAGACCGTCGAAACGAGCGGCCGCGATTCGATGTTTATGGGCGGCGGTTTAGCGAAGATCGACGGTCTGGTGTCGCCCGACGTTCCGTTATCGTCGGTCGATTTCCGGCGCGGTTTGGATACGTTATACGATTTAAGAACGTATCAGGATGATTCGCTTGTTTCGCTCGAGGGTGTTACGGGTAAATTAACGGCGGCGGAAAAAGATTTCGCCGATACGCTTTACGATACGTTTTATAAGAAATCGCGGTTCGGATACAATACGGAACAATTCGACGAAAAAACGGTCCAGTCGTTTCTAACCGGAAACAAGAATATATTATCGTATCTTAAGACGATCGACGGACGGATCACCGACGTCGATTCGTTCTTCGCGAACTCAGAACGCTCGTTCGATATATTCGCCGCGACCAAGCAGTTGGACGCGATCGGGTTCTCGAACGTAATGCGGTATCTTCATAAGTTGCCAGGTGCCGAAAGTATATTATCGGAAAACGGAACGACGCCGTTTCAGCTGGAAACGCTGGCGCGGATATTCGGCTCGCAGTATGGCGCGTCGCATGATTCCGGCGTCGATTCGGAGAACGCGTATAATCTATTCTTTAAGAACGAACGCGGCATTAGATTCCGAAATTATTTACGGGGTCAAATATATCAATCGATCAAACGCGGCGGCACGGCCGATCCGCTTAATATAAAATTCGGCGAAAACGGTACGCGATTATTCTCCGTTCAATCGGGGTTCGGCGCGTCCGATAATTTATTTTATTTTACTGAAAGCGGCGGCGACAGACTTACGTTCGCCGGCGCGGAAGCCGAACTCATCGACGGCGAATATAAATTCTTCGGCACGCATAATACCGGTTCCGCCAGCATCGGCCGTAACCGATTCTACGTCGCCGAATCATTAAATAAACTCGATATGTCGGATCTGGACGAAGCGACGATGCGTGCGTTTAAAGACGCGCTTGCCGGTCAGGCCGGATCGCGGCATATATCTGATTCTCTGTATCACGCCGTCTTGCGTCAGGAAGACGCCGCGGCGGACACGACGTATCTTCATATAATCGGCACGAAAGCCGACATCTCGCAGAAGTTCGGTAAAACGTTCACCGCGCTCGGGACGGACGACATCGAATCGTTCGTTAATTCGAAACTCGGTTCCGAATATTTAAAGCGTACTGGTATATCGCCTGACATGGCGTCGTTCGGAAAATTATTTACGACACAGTTAGAATACGCGTCACGAGACAGATTAGCGTACGACCGCGCGTTACGTTCGTTTACCGGTGGGTCACCTCTGGTTTACGATACGGTTCGTTCGGTTGAGTCAATCGTCTCCGGGATCACCGATATATCGAGAACGCAGCGCGAAAGTATAATCGATTTCGCGTTCGATAACGCGATACAGATTTCGCGCGGCGTCGCGGCATCCGATCTACCGCGCGCAACCAACGTTCTGGGCGTCGATTCGGTTGTCGGCGAGAAGATCGCCAACATTACGGATACGGTCGTTAAGAAGATGGCACGATCCAACGGTCAATATATGGCGACGAACGTATTCGAAAACGTAAGAACGCTGTCTAAGCTCGGTAACGGCGGTGTGGCGGCGGTCACGGGGATCATCGCGTCGATCGTTGACAGTGTATCGAAAACGTACGATCCCGGTTTATACGATCGCGCGTCCGTTAAGAAGCAGCTCGCTAACGAGCTTCAAAAAACGATGATCGCCGATATTGAATCGTTAACCGGCATCTCCGCCAAGGAGAAAGCCTTCTCGCTTACCGAAAAAGATCTGTATCGGATCGATACGCGCGGTATGTTCTCGAAACTAGGCGCGCGCGATTATATCGATATCTCGCTTGACCGGAACGGCGCGTACCGTCTCGTCAACGATATATCCAAGTCAAGTATTATGAACGCGTCCGATCGGAATAAAGCCGAGACCGCTTCGGCTATCTATAAGTTTATCCGGAATTCGAACGATCCGGCTCTCGCGTCGTTGCGGCGAAACGTAACCGTATCGAACGATCCGCTTTTCCTGGCAACGCAGATTCAGGATTCGCTCAGAGAATATCGCGCGGCGCACGAAGACGCCGGCAGGGTCGCCGAAGAGACGGTCCGTCTCGAACGCGCGTTCACGCCGGAAAACGTCGAAGAATATATCCGCCCGCGGATATCGGAATACGAATCCGCCGCGCGATCCTTCACCATTTTGCCAACCAAGAAGTCGGCAAGAAACAGAATACTCTTCGATACGCTCTTACCGTCCCGCGACGAAATCGTAACCAAGATCGAAACCGCGTACGGTACGATCGAGGCCGGATCCGGCAAGAAAGTTTTGGATCTGTATAATGCGGCGCGACAAGAAAACGAAGCATTACTATCATCAATCTTTTCGTATATCGACGAGAATAATATCGGTTACCGGATCGACGCCGCGACAAAACGGATATCGATCGCGAACGCGGCCGGTACGATGGTCGACGTTAATCTGCCCGTCGTAGGTATGCGCGGCGGCGCGTTATCGATCAACACGGGCGGTTCGTCGACGTTATTATCGGGCGCGTTATTTAACCGCGATCAGAGACTGGCAGCCGGTACGTCCCTGGGCGAAGCCGTATCGAATACGTTCTCGCTATCATCCCGGAATCAGTATCATCCGGAACGTACGGCGAAAGAAAATATATTCTCGTATATTCGCGATATCTCGCGACAGATACAGCAGGGGACGGCGCAGCTCGATTATTCCCTCCAGGAATCGCGCGTTAACCTGACCGTCGACCTACGGGAATCATACAAGAGCCTTAATCGCATTGCGCGTTTTAACCGTGATCGTTTCTCGTCGGAATTTCAGAGAACGTTCGGTCTGACCGAGAACGATATGAAAGCCGATCAGTATGAACGTTACCTGGATCGTTTGTCGCGAGGATCGTTCTCCGAACGCGAACGGAATATATTGAATCGCGAGTTACCCGAAGTAATCCGGACGATTCAATCGGAATCGGATATCGAGAATTCGCTCGTGTCGAATTTCTCGCAGCTTACGACCTCGGGCCGCGCCGCGCAGATGCAGGAAGGTAAATGGATGTACGACGCGTCCAACTCCGCGTTCGACGCGTACCAGAACGTATCGCGCGGAACGAACGCACAGCTAGCTCGTTCGTACGCGTTCAATATAGATCGTCTTAATCGCGTTCTCGATAAATACGACGGCTACGTTAATCCCGGGTCCGCGTTATTAACCGAACGCGGGTTCCGGTCCGAGAACCGTCGCTTAACGCTCCTTGGCGAAGAATACGCGACGAATGTCGGTTTAACGACCAGAATATCCGATACCGCGTCCCTTAGAGCGGATATCGGTAAAATATCGAACGATACGTACGCCGCCGAATTAGGTCTTACCGAAGAGTCGGCGAAACGCGCCGTCCACATGGCGGAAGCGATGTCGTCGACGTACGAAAACGCGGCGACGATCGACGGCCGGATTCTCGACGCGATACATCGGCCGATCGACGTCCAGCGTAAGAAGTTAACCGACGATACGATATTGGGTATGTATCACGAGATCGCCGACGAAACCGCGCGGTCGTTATTGGAGACAAAAGAAAATATACTGCCGCTTATCAAGGTCGAAGCCGACGGCACGGTCAGCGTATCGTACGCCGGCGGTATCTACGCGAACCGCGGCGATAATATATTCACGCGCAAAGACGGAACCAATATCGTATCCGATCTAGCAAAAGAAGAAGGCACGATCCGTCTCGGCTTATTTAACGAATTCGGCGTCGCGGCCGACGAAGCCGAAATTAGCCGCGCGTTATCGAAACATACGTTTACGGGCACGGGCGACGTTACCGACGAAGCGATATCGTTCCTCCGGAAAAACGGATACTCCGCCGAACTGTATCTCGAACGCGCCGATATGGATTCTCTCGTCAAGCTCGGCTTGAATATGGACGAGAAGCACGAAACGCAGATATTAATGTCGGCGTTAGGTTCGGTCGACGATACGGTTTCGTCGACACTTAAAAAAGTCGGTCTCGGCGATCTTGTCGGTCGGCGCTTATCGGCGACGACGTTCGAAGATTTAATATCGGGTCGCGGTAACGCGTTCCTGGCGAAACACGGTATGGGATCCGATTTCGTATCCCGGCTTTCCGATATTGGCTTGTCGCTCGAATCGTTCGGTGAACTGTTAACGAAAGAACGGTACGCGCCCGGTAAGGTATTATCTCTCGCGACCGGCGGCGCGGCTTTGGTAGCTTCGTCGTACGCGAAGAAGCATTCGTCCGACAACCAGATATTCCAGCAGATGTATCAGCTCGTCGCCGATAAAGACGTTTCGCTTAAAAAGAGATTCGGTTCGGCGATGGGTCTTAAATTCGATCAGCGTATGGGGCTTCTTATACCCGACGAGCTGCCGAAGATAAACGCCGAAAATCTGTTATCGTTCGTTCGCGGTATCGAAGATAAATCGCTTCGAGATTCGATGGTCGATGTTTTAACGCAGGGTGAAGCCGTCGCCGGCGGCGTTAACGTACGTAGCGTCGTAACGCAGATATACGGCGCCGGCAAGAACCGTTCTTCCGGATCGATATACGGATACAATTCTATATTGAACCAAGGTGTCGCGTTATCTGACCGCGAATTAACGCAGTTCTCGAACGCGCGAATCACCGAAGAATCGATGCGGAAAATATCGATGCTGTATACGCCCGACGAATTCGTATCGAGATACGGATACCTATACGATAACGGCGGCGTATTACGCGATCCCGGTCAACCGATCGTCGAAGCGTTTAATCGCGATATCCGAAACGCGGTCATGTATTCGCCGCAAGAGAGACAAGCGTATCTTACGGCGAAGAAAGCCGGCGATACCAGAGCGGCGCTCGAAAGCGCGCCGGTTACCGATAAAGCCGCGTTCAATACGCTTTCCCGCGAAGAACGCGAAGTCGCGCGATCGTTGTCCGAACAATACGGCGCGGCTAACGTCGGCGTCGCCGCGGTACGCGACATTACCGAAGCCGCGAACGCGCAGCGAGCGTCGCGCGCCAACTTAAAAGGCGGCGTTTCGAAGCTTGCCGGGTTTAACGAACAGTCGCTGGCGGATACGCCGCTCGTATCCGATCTGTCGCTTAACGACCCGCGATCGATAAAGAATCGTTCGGCCGTTATTAATACGGTAAACGACGAGCTGGGATTAACCGAGAAGTATCTCGCCGATAACGACGGATTCGCGCGGATCGCCGTACCGTCGTCGCGCGTTCAGATGTATCAAGGTGAATTAATTAAATCGCCCGTCGATAACGCGTTCAACGCGCTCAGACGCACGGAAGAAGAATTACGCCAAACCGTTGCCGCGAAAAACGGTATCGTCTCGTTCGAATCGGAACGGCAGAATCAACTTAGAGAACAATTCGTATCACGGCAGCAGAGGCTCGTCCGCGAAATCAATACGTTCGCGACGGGTAAAGATTCGCCGATCCGGGAACGGTCGAACGTCCGTATGGCGTTCTCCGCCCGCCCCAGCGCGATCGTCGAAGATAAATCTTTATATGAATCGTCGTTAATAAACGGCATGACGTATCGCGGCGAAGCGTTATCCGAGTACGCGAAGCGGACGGGTACCGATCCCGACGTCGTCGTCGCCGGCAGAGATTTATTCCGCGACATGGGGTATATCTCCGATACGATGTCGGAGAAAGAAATAAACCGCCGGCTTAATATCTTATCGACCGAAGGCGTTAACGCGATCGTAAACCGTTCGCCGTCTAACTACGCCGGATCCGTTCAGGTCGCGCGCTTATATTACAGCGGGTCGCTTGCCGGTAGTACGGCCGTTTATTCGCAGGCGCTCGCCGCGAAGATGAAGCTCGACTCCGACGGCGATACGGCCGCGTTGATCGGGAACCAATATTACGGTCGCGGCGGTAAGCTGATATCCGATCTGGATCAGACGAAAGAAGCCGGTATTATATCGGCGAAAAAAGCGCGTGCGCGCGTCCAGGAATTATATCAGGATTATCAAAATACCGTCGTTAATCCGAATTTCATATCGGCTCAAACCAACCAAGCCGTTAACGGTTTATCGCGCGACGAATGGCTGAAGAACGCGACCGCGAAAGACTTCTATTCGAAGATCGACGCGAACGGTAATCTCGTCGGCGCCACGCAGGGCGTTACGTCCGCGCGAGAAGCGAACCGTCTCTTAATGGAATTTAACGCCGCGAAGCGTTCGTTTATCGGATCGGAATTCGCCCAGGGAACCGGGATCACGGTCGATAACTTCGATACGATGCTCGAAGATAAAGGCGTTCGCGCGCAATTCTTATCGGGCGCCGGCGAAGACGCGGAACGATTCTTATCGCTTAGAGATCAACGCGCGACGATGATCGCGAAGATGCGTCAAGCGTACGCCGGCTATATCGACCGGCCGTTATTTCAGACGTACCGTCTCCGGGAAATGACGCGCGGCGTGAAGAACGCCGAAGTTTTCGGATACGGCTTAAGTATGATTCACGAAGGTTTCCTGTCGCCGAAGAATACGGCGACGGAATCGATCGACACGGTCGACCAATTTATGTCGATCTGGGAAGACGCGTACCGCGGCAAAGAAGGTTGGCAACCGCGGATGAAGGAATGGGCGCGACAATACGGCGGTAAGATGCAGGGGATCGAAGGATTCATTAAAGAGAATCCCGAGATCGGCTCCTTGGATAAAGCCGGCCGCGAAACGGCGTATCGGGAATTCCTCGCCGAAAACACGGTCGATACGCTCGACGAATTATTTAAATCAAACGAAAATCGCGCGATGCTCGCCGAGTTTGACGCGATGTTTACGCGCTCGTCCGGGATCCAATCTCTCAAGGCGCTTGAGCGAGCGTCAGCCGCCGCGGTTAATAACGCCGATATAAATCAGAATACGACGCTCGGTCGACTCGCCGGCACGGTCCGTTCCGAAGCGGCACGCATGGACGGTGACGCGATCGATAAAGCGGCCGCGGTTATGATGGACGCCGAAGCGTCGGATATCGTATCGAAAGTTCGCGAGAACCAGGTGATCGACAATACGATCCGCGTCGGCGAAGATATGGTCGAAGGTTCGGGCCGCGTATTACGGGAAGCGAGCGTACCCATCGCGAACCGCGCCGTCGAAACCGTGAAACATATGATGGGTCGCCGCGGCGCACTGGCGATCGTCGGCGGCTTAGCGGCAGCCGGGTATATCGGCGGTAATCCGTCGATCGAAGAAAAGCCGCCCGCGGCGATACCGACGCCGAAGTTTACGGACGCGTCGTTATACGCGCAGCGCGACATGGATCCGCGACAAGGCGGATATATCATTAACGTTAACGCGCAAGGGTCGCGCGGTGCCGCGAACGCCGCGGACGCTCTGGCGACGGCGACGAACCAAAGTTTACCGACCGACGTTAATCTGTCGGTTAATATAAAGCGCGATCGCGACTGGTCGCGCGACGACGTAGATCGTTATCTCGAATCCGCGTTCTCGTAAGGAGGAACCAATGTTAAATTATCTGTTTCACGTAATCGCCAACGTGGCGTTTCATCTTCTTTGCTACGTCACGAACCCGATCGTCGTTCTCTTCTGCGACGAGCGTGGGAACCTGCCGAAGATATTTACGCTTTGGCAGACGTACGATAATTGTCTCGACATCGAATGGATGATATCCGAGAAGATCGTTCCGGCGATATTCCGGTACGATTTTAATAAGCATTATAAATATCATCTCGAGCAGAAAAATAACGGCGTCGTGATCCCCGGGTACGTCGATATCATCGACCCCGTGTTTACCGGAAAGGAAAAGATCCAGCGATACTTCTGCCGACTTTTCTGGCTATATCGAAACTGCGCGTACGGGTTCTCGTATTATGTTTCCGGGCGTACGGTTGAATTCGATAAATTGGTCGTCGTCTGGAAACGCGGCACCGAGAAAAAGGGTGACGCCCAATACTTGGGGGTCGTCGACGACAAATACGGGACGTTCTCGTTCTTTCGGGAATACGCGTGGTGCCCGTTCTACTATTGCCGCGTATATCTCGGCTGGAAGTTTAAATTCGCGGAACGATCCAATACGTCCGATTATCGTCAGTTGGCGTATTCGATCTCGCCGTTCCGTCGGTACCGTTAAAAAATATTCTCAACGCGCGGTCTTCATCGGCCGCGCGTTTTCTTTACGTAATAAAATATATGACTGAATACGAAAATTATGGTATAATCATTCATATATATTTTATAAAGAAAAGAGGATATCGATGCCGACTCAACCTATCGACACCAGTGTACCGATCGAGAATAATAACAATTCCGCGTCCGATAAGAACGCGTCGAACATGCGGAGCGATATAATCGATCCGAAGTTATTCTCGCTGCCGACGGAAAACGAATACTATCGGAACGCCGTCGACATCGACTGGTTCGTTAAAATAATGAACGCGTATAACGCGCGGTCGCCCGAAGACCGGAAGACGGATACGCAGAAATTGAAAGACGCGGTTTTTTATACGGAAGATCCGCCGTTCACGGACCCGGGATATTATGAATCGTCCGCCGTATACGTATTGAAACCGTCGGTATCGGACCTGCGTTCGCATTGTCAGAATACGCAGCTCGCGATGGGTACGGTCGACGGCGATACGATCTTATTCTCGCCGGACGCGACGGAATGCGGCGATTCCGACACTAAAAACTTTTTGTCGTCGTTAACCGATACCTGGTTTAAGAAGATGTCGCCGTATCTTCTGGATACGACGTCGTCGCATTATAATACGCTCGCCGTCCGGATCCTGGCGATTCAATGCCCCGAGGTGCCGCATTATTCGATTATCTCCGAAGATCGTTTGAATCAAGCCGGGTTCTTAAATAAGAAATCCGCGCGGATCGGCGACATAGCGAACGACGGCGACGTGTCGTACGTATTGTATGAAAAATCCGGTAACGGTTACAAGCCGCGATCGAACGAAGAATCGATCGACCTGGTTTACGTCCAGAACCGTTGGCGCGAAATATTATCGGCGGGCGACGTATCCCGCTTACGCGGCGACGATATCGGTGTCGGCGGATTAACGCCGCACGTATACGTATCGTCCGATCATACGGATAAACGTACGCTGGCGGACGGTTACGCCGCCGGTCGGCTTATGAAGAAACTGATCGACGACGCACTGGATGCCAGACTCGTGGTTAACGCGACGACGCAGTCTCGGAGAGCCGACAAGGATTATCCGTCGTTATCGTCCGCGCTCGGTTACGCGGCCGGCGACAGCGCGGTATTATCCGAATTGGCTGAACTCGTTACGCCCGACGTATTATTTGATCATTCTCTGTTTAGAGAAACCGGATTCAATAAGATCGGTCAAGATTTATACGGGCGCATCTTGGCGGCGTTATACGTTCAGGTCCCGTACGGCGAGAATAACGCGCCGATCTGGGTTAACGCCGCGAAGTATATTCTCGCGCAGAACGAAAATACCAAGATAAACAATTCGATCAACCGGTCCGTCGTTAACGGTAAGTTTAACAATTATTTATCGCCGGCGTTAAAACCGGAAACGTACGAATACAACGAAAAACTCTGGAGCGACGAAGTCTGGTCTGCGCTATCGGAAAAAGATACGCGGTTTAAGATCCAGCAGGCAGCGTTCGCGTTACATAAAAACGGTTTTAAGAACGATATACGACTGTCGTCGGATATGAATGATCTGAAAGACTGGACCGTTCTTCTAGGCGACATGGCGTTTATGGTTCCGCCGACCGGGATAAGAGTCTTATCGCAGACGACGACGGAAAAGATACCCGCGGTGCGCGCTCGCGGTTCGATACAGAGGGGCGCACCTCGGTACGACCGTATGATCGAAATGGAATTATATTTCAACGAACTGAACGGCATTAACGGCGTTCCCGTTGAATGGAAACTCCCCGGTGATATGCCGGATCGGCCGATAACGACGACCTATTGGATGAACGGTTTACGCGCGCTCGAAGCGCACTTCCGGTTGGTTCCGTTCCTGCCGATTGAAAACGAATATATCAATACGGTCATCGGTATCTCGGCGGTTACGTTCTCGCAGTTAGAATTCGAAACGGTGCCCGGATTCCCCCGGTTGATAAAGGCAAATCTGGTTTTGCGCGAGTTCGACGTATCCGCGTATATGCCGCAGATCCCGCGAATGGAAAACGAGATCGCCGGCGAAGGGTACCGGAATTATTTCGCGAAATTAATAAACTACGATACGCTTCGTTTCTATTATCAGCGTCAACTTCAACTGGGTAACCGTATCGCGACGATGGATGTATCGTCCCGCGATTATATGAAAGAAACGATATTCGCCAACCGTACGGCGTTATGCCCGTACGAAGTCACGGACAATCCGACGATGTCGTTCTACGCGCCGAATGAAGAACTCTTAATGCGGATGTTGTCGCTTAAGATGCAGGTATCGACGAAGAAAGCCGGCGATAATTTTAATCCGACGACGCCTGTTATGAAGCAGTATATGGAACGTATGGTCCCGTTGGCGTCGGCGCTTTACGAAGTATCGCAGGATAAATCGATATACGGCGCGTTCGATTCGAACCCCAACTTGGATAACTATACGACGCTTGAGGGGTATCGTGTCGTCGCGGAACGTACGGCGACGATAATCCGGGAACACGGCGGCAATATCGTCGGGAACGTTTCGGCGCACGGTAGCGGGAATCATTGGTACGTTACGATCAAGCTGAACGTATCCGATATCGTCACCGACGAAGCACAGATAAAAACGTTAAAAGACGAAGCCGGTTCGCGCTTTAAAGCGCCCGGTTCCGAACTCGCCAAAGACGAGATCATCGAAATCAAGATGATCGACGACGGCGGCAAGATCGTCCCTGATCTCAACTCCTGGGACGTCGCGTTCGTCGCCTGGTGCGCGCAGAACGCCGGAACCGAATCCGGCAACGATCAGGCGCGCGCGCTTAAGTCGGCGATCGATATCGAACAGATTGAATCGATGCGGTTCGATAAGATTCTCGATAACGTTCGGATATCGTCGATGTCGGTCGTCATGAAGAATACGTTTACCGACGTGTCGCTTCAGAACAGCGGGTTAACGGCGTCGCAGTTTATGGGCGGCACCGATATCGTTTTAACGGGTACGCTTCAAACGACCGATAAAGAAGTCGCCAGCGTCCTACAAGCGTTACCGAAATTGCAGGCGTATCTGCATCGTCAGTATCATCTGGTTCTGCCGATGACGCCGTTTAAGATATCGTCAGCGTTCACCAAACTAGCGGGCGTTACCGAAGTATCGATCGATTCGATGGTCGTTAACACGACGCCGAATTTCCCCGGCGTATACTCGATCCAATTCCAGATGACGTCCGTCGATCGTACGCTCCGGAACCGCGAAGCGTTGCGTAAGCTCGATCTCCCGGATAACGAACATCTGACGTCGAACGGCAAGAAAGCCGAAGAGAAATCGAAATCGTACTTCCAGCTGGAAGATACGATCAAAGCCGTCAACCTGTATCCGGATCTTGAGCTGCCGACGATACAGGAATTATCGGAATACGGGTTCCAGTTTATCCGGTATAAGAATCGGACGCAGGCGTACCCCGATCCCGATTTTTATATCTTGTACCCGGGCGTCATTATGAACGAAGGCGTTCGCTCGGCTGTGTTCCGGTATTTAAAAGGCGCCGACGAAGAATGGGCGCAGCGTACGTATAAAGACGCGTCAGGCGCGGAGCTGTCGTTGTCGCCGTTCGGTAAGATCGATTATTCGAAATCGAACGACGTATTTAAAAAGCAGCTCGAGCTGTATAAACGCGACGAAGAAAACCGCCGCGCCCGGGAATCGAACCTGGTTCAGGAAAAATTTAAAGCGTTCCAGCACGTTATCCTGGGCGACTTAGGCGCCTGGGATATATCGAAACAGATAAAAGCGTGCTTTATGGAATCGTATTATTATAAGCGGCTTTTAAAATATATCGAGAATACGGACGAGCAGGTTAATACGAAATCCGATACCGATATCGTTAACGACGCCGCGACCGATAATCAGACTCCGACGGGCACGGATACCGACGGCAAACTCGTTTATACGAAGATCCATACGGACGCCGCCGAAACCACCAAGAAGCATTTGTGGGATTCGTTATGGACGAAGCCGTCCGATTCGGAATCCGCGAAAGATTATATTTATAAGATGATCGCGTTCATTCGGTCGTACGATCAGTCGTCAACGGGCGAAGCCGCCGTTCCCCGCGCGGAAGTCGGTACCGGTAACGGCATGTCGGTCAAATCTCTGGCGGTTAATATGGCGGCCGACGTCAATAAATTAATTGTCGCGTGTCTGTCGGCAAGAGCCGGCCGCGGCTTATACGACGCGTCGTATTCCGATATATTTACGACGAACCGTCTGGGCAATTACGCCGATTATAACGACGCCATATCCGATTTCCTGGGTACCGATAAATTCATACCGAACTGGTTACCCGACCCGGATATCGTCGGCATCGTCGGCCGCGATACGGATACGGACCAATCGACGCCGCTTTATATCCGTCGCGATAACGTCGCCGAATTTTCCGACGGTCGTCGATCGTTACGAAACATATCCGAAGCCGGGTATTTCAGAATTAAATTTTATACGCTCGAAGAACTGGAAGAAGTAATCGCGCCGAAATCGCTCGACCGCGACGAATTAAAGAAATCCGGTAAAGATCGTTTATACGGTCAACGCGTGTATTGTCTCGATCCGGCGTACTGGTATTCGAGCGCCGAGACGATCGACGAATTAAAGAACCTCCTGATAACCGAACCGGCGTTCTCCGGAATCATGTTCGTCCGGGAAATGGCGTATTGGTTACTCAGATTGTACGATTGGTTCGTATTCCCGAATTTCTGTCTCGACGTCGCCAGACTTGATTCGATGAACGAGCAGAAGGTTTTACGCGATCTCGATTCGGAAATGAAGAAGCAGGCACGTGCCCGCGATGACGCAAGAAACGGCGTTAACGACGGCGATACGAAGTTTAACGACAACTCGGCCGAGCTGACCGAATTCCAGAAGAAGACGGCGTCGGCCGTATCGAAATTCATGCGGAACAATTCCGGCGCGATCGATATGGGTAAACTCTTCGCCGCCGCTTCGCTCGCCATAACGAACGGCGATAAAGGTTTAATCCGTTGTATGATTCAGCGCGATTATCGCGCGCTTAACGGATATATATCTTCGACGTTCGCGCCCGTATCCGATTTGGACGCGACGAATAACGCGCGCGGTATCTTGCGTAAATTTACGGCCGCGCTGGTCGCCGAAGGGTTGATCGACGATACGAAGAGTATCGGTTACTCCGATCAATCGCCGCAGCAAAAATGGTTGTACGGATACAATCAGCGTAAAGTATTATCGGCGGCGAACGATCCGTCGCAGTGGCTGTTTCATTCATTTTACGATATGATTCAGTCAGATTACCGCGGTCGGTTATGCCGCGCGTTCCCGGCGTTCTATATGGTTCTCGTCGACGAGGGGCGCGACTTAGGGTTCTGGAAACTCCATGATAATTTCTATAATACGAACGCGATCGCGTCGTTAAAGATTATGAAATCGCGGATGATCCCGGCCGATACGGCGAACGTCGAATTATCGAATATGTTCCGGACGTTTACCGATATCGACGAAGACGGTAAAGATAATTATAAATATACGCTTCGCGATACGTTTAAATCGATCTTCTCGCCGTATACGTACGCGAAAGAAGAAGAAATGAAACGGAAGCTGACACCCGAAATTAATCGCGCGAAACTTCGGCCCGGAACCAGAATACATATTCGATTGGGGTACGGCAACGACGCGTCGCTCTTGCCGGTTACGTTCAACGGCGTCATCGCCGAGATCGAAGAAGGCGAAGTCGTTCGTTTCACGGCGCAGGGCGACGGTATCGAGCTGGTTAATAAGATACCCGATGTCGACGCCGACGATACGATATCCGATCTGATGTATCGAGAACGCCCGTTCGGTAACTCCTGGTTCCAGAATACGTACGGGTTTACGCCGCGATCCATTATGGCGAAGTTGTTAACGGAACGCGGTACGTGGCTCGCGAAGAAATTCGAAGACAGCGAGATGCTATCGCGGCTGTTCGACGAGAACCCGTACGGGCTGTTCCATTACGGCGCTATGGAATATAAAGATATCTTCCCTGAAGGCGAGCCGGTTCAGAATCTGTACGAGGTCGATAAGAATCCGTCAATCGGATATCTTAGAGCCGTCGCCGATCTCTCGGAGATCACGGGCGATAAAGACGACCGGGACGCGCAGAACGAAGCGCAGATAAATACGGAATCAATGCTGACCGCGAACGAACGGGAAACGTGCGAAGCGAACAAGATCCCGATGATATCGTTTAACGTCGCCGGCAAATCCTTATGGAATATATTAAAAATCTGCGTTTCTACCGATCCCGGTTTTATCGGTACGTCCGTCGACTTCGGTTTCCGATCCAGTATCTTTATGGGTCGACCGAAATACTACTACGCGTACGGATATAAGAATATCGACGGGAACGTGGTTGAACGTAGAAAGCCGTTCCAGCAGTATCATCTTTATTTCGAAGAAAGCGATATTATCTCGAACGGTATCACCGCGCGGCGCGACGCGTTCCGAACCGTGATCACCGGATCGTATAAGCGTAAGGCGCTCGGCTGCACGACGAATTGTCACGTCGGTCCGATATACGCCGACTTCGATCTATATCCCGAGAACCAACGGGGTATCTTATTTGATACGCAATACGTCGCCGAAAACCCGAACGCGGAAGATATGCCGAATTTCCAATATAAAGCGATCGCCGAAGAAGGTCGAACTATCGACGGCGAAGAAGTCGGCTCGCTTCCGTTATTCGACAGCGTACCTATCCTGAATCGTTTGTACGATTTCGGCTTGTCGTTCTGGGAACTCGGCAAAGATAAACTGTATCCGGACGCCGCGAAGAACGACGAGATCGCGAGAATCGCCCGAAACATGTGTCTCCACGAATTATCTGATTCCGTGAAACGTATGTACGACGGCCAACTGATCGTCGTCGGCGACCCGTCCGTTAAACCGTACGACGCGATGTATCTTACCGACAGTTTCCGGAATATGAGCGGCGTTGCCGAAGTGAGGGACGTAACGCATACGTTCTCGGTTAACGACGGGTTTATCACCGCGATTACGCCTGACTGCGTTAATACGGCCGACGATCGCGATAAGATGATCGTTCAGGCGTCACTGACACATACGGCGCTACTGGCGGCGGCAGCGATACCGACCGGTATCCTGGCGACGACCCTGGGCGGATACTTCACCAAGCGGGGTTTGGGTATGATAAACCGCGGCGTATCCGTCGCGTCGTCGATGTACGGGCGCGCCGTATCTTCTAAATGGATACAGAAAGGTACCGGGTTCGTTTCTGACAAAGCCCGCGTGCTGGGCGCGACCGATAAAGCGAAGAGTTTATTAACGTACGTTCGCGAGTCGAAAGCCGCGAGCGCGTTATCGAAGGCTTCCTCGGGTATGTCGACGCTTCTTAAATCGCCCGTCGGCAGAGTCGTCGGCGGCGTCGTTTCTCGTATCGCGCTTCCGGCCGCGATCGTTTACGGTATCGGATCATTCGCGTCTGATTTGTTGGGAAACAAGATTAAGAATCTCCGCGCGCTCCGGATATACCCGCTGATCGTTAACGGCTTACCGTATACGGTCGGTCTGGAAGGCGAAAAATCTCTGGTCGCCGGATCACCGAACGACGGGCAGGAAGGAATCATCGGTTCTCTTATCGGTGAATGGCTCGCGCCCGCCAAAGGTAACTCGATGGGCGACGAGATCGGAAACATCGTAAAACAGCTTTTTCTGGATCAGGACGCGATGGACGCGGCCGCGAAATTCTCGCATGAGGCGGGTTTAACGGACGTTGACGGTAACGCGACGATGACCGAGCAGATGATGATCGACGTATTATCCGGCGCGAACGAAAACGCCGCGGTCCATTATAAAGGATCGACCGGGATGCTCGCGCAGCTTCCGCTCTGCGGCTTCACCAAGGCGAAAGAGGTTACGCGGTCGGTCGAACAATTTAAAGTATCGACGATTAAGAATCTGGCGATGTCGCCAAATCTGAAACAAGCCGTATATATCCCGCAGGCGCCCGGTTTGTCGGGGTTCTACGAATCGCGGTTCTTACGGTTGGCGCACGAGGGTTCCGAATTATCCGACGCGTCCCGTATGAAATATATGCGCGTCGAACTCGCGGACGGCACCGTTAAAGAAATCAACGGTATCGTTTACGACACCGGCGTTATCGATCTGCCGTTCTTAAATACGAACGCGATCGTCGTATTAAACGACATCGTTAAGATATCCTTCGACGCCGTACGACGCACGATTACGAACGAAGCCGATATCGAAGCCGCGAAAAACGAAATGGGCGGTCATTATATCGTCGTTAAGAAAGCGTTGCAAGCGGGGTCGGCGCGGAACGAATACGACCCCTCCGGATTCAGCTTTATCATCCAGGGATACGGACCGATCTTAAAAGATTCGTTGTACGATATCGTTTCCGAATTAAGTAAACGATACCAGGAAGTATTCCAGTGCGTCAAGAACGCGGCTAACGAAATCGCCGTCATCGTCGCGGTTCCGAAGAGGTAATATATGGATATAAAAAAATCGATCGAACAGAATATCGTCGCGCCGTCCGAAGCGCGTACGATGAATCTTCAGACGTACGGGCGCGTCACGTTATCGAACGAGAAGACGAATGTCTGTACCGTCGTATACGAAGATCGAAACGGTATCCGGCGCGAGCGTAATAACGTTCGCGTCGATATCGACTCGGCGAACCAATGGTTCCCGTCGGCCGGCGATACGGTATTAATCCGGTTTAACGATACGACGCCGTATATCGCCGGGCGATACTACACGGATTACAACGCCGATATCCGTCAAAAAGAGAAAACGTTATTCGATATCTTTTCCGACGCCGGCTTGCCGGTGGGGAATCAGATATCCTAAGGGGGCGATTCATATTCAAATCAAGACGCCGGAGTTTATATCGGAAAACCTTCAGCCGACTTTACGAAAAATAAAAGACGAATTCTTTCACCTGGATCGCCGTACCGAATCCGGTAACGTTTCCGACGGCGGCTCTTCCGTATCCGTTAAGAACGGAACGGTTTCGATCGCGGCGAACGATAACGCGCAGGTTAAGTTAACGGAGACGGGTACCGTCGAAGCGACAGGGTTCCAGCATCACGTCCGCGCGAACCGCGTTAATTATACGACCGATGAGATCGTGATCAATCATCACGTTTTTAATAATCGTATATACGAGATGACGGATTTCGTTCAGGTGACGACGGGCGAGTCAGCCGTACCGAACGCCGTCGTCGGTAACTTCTGCGTCATGGGTACGGTCCTGGTTAAATCCTGGGAGCCGGAATTAAAACGATACGTTATGATTCGTCGCCCCGCGCGGATGCCGTTATTCTCGCCGTCGATCAAACCGCCCGAGATTATGTCGGGCTTGGGGATCACCGATTCAACTAAGGCGCAGAGCGATATCAACGCCGTTATGTCGGTGAGCCAACTTAAAGGTTCAGCGGGCGCGGCAGGATCGTCTCCGGCGGCGCCAGCCGACGGTAGCGGTAACGTCGATACGGCGACCGTTACCGAAGCGACGACCGATACGGGCGTCGTCTCGAAGATCGAAAAAGCGGGAGGTATAATTCATTGATCACCGTTAGCCAAATGATCGCGCGGACCGTCTCACGAACGCCGACCAAGGGATTTAAAGGCGCCGTTCAAGGCGCGCTCGTTTCGGCGCTCTCCGATAATTATAAAAAAGCGTACGAAGCCCGGAAGAAAGAAATCGAAGATAACGCCGGCGATTCGTTTCATAAGAAGGTAACCGGCAAAGTCGATTCGTTAACCGGTAAATTGCGGGGTATTCAATCCCGAAACGTAACCGATACGGTCGCGGCCGCCGTGTCCGATAAACTCGGCGGCGAAGCCGGTCAACGCGTCTTAAACGCCGGGTACGATAAGATCGTATCGAACGCCGTCGAGCAGGCGTGTACCAATATCCAGACCGCAGGTAAAACGATCGAAGAACTCCGGCTCGAATACGAAGCCGTTATTCGGGCGGCGCGTCAAACGTTTACGCACAACCCGGAGCTGGAAAAAGAAATCAAGCGGCGGTTGTTGGGCGCGGTCGAAGAAGCGGCGACCGACGAGATCCATTCGAAGCTGGTGCCGCTACAAAATAAAACCGGTAAAGCCGTCGATAAATACGGCAAGTTGATAATCGATAAGACGGACGCGCTAGCGAAGAAGATCAATAAATTCGATATTAAGAATTATATGGAGTCGATGTCGTCGCGGACCGTCGAGAATATCGTAAACCGAATCACGGGGTCGACGTTCGATCGTCTGGCGCGATTGCCGATCATCGGCGGATACTTCCGGGATATGTCGACGTCCGTTAATACGACGCTTAAGATTAAAGGACGGAATCTTCTTAACGGTCAGGTATCGCGGCTGTTAAAAACGAAAACGTTCGAGAAGATCCTTGGGACGCAAGCGAATATCACCGGTTACCAGCAGCTCGTTTCGGCGGCCGTTACGCGCGCGCAAGGCGAAGCTAAGAAATATATCGAGCAAGTCGAACAGCGCGCCATCAACGAAATTAAAAAATATATCAATCTTAAAAATATTTCGATCGGAGGATTCAAATTATGATCGACTTCGCGTTAACGAAATCGGGCGATATTAATTTTGAATCCGCGCCCGATCAAAAAAGATTAAAAATACGCTTTACGGCGGACGAAAAATATCCTAAAATGAAAGTATGGTTCGACGTACGACAGGAGAATACCGCGACACCGGTGAATAAAGATGCGTTAAAAATTAGATTCGATACGAACCCGGACCGTGAACCGGGTATCCGTACCGAAACCGTATCTGAATTAAAAGAAATCTGCCAGGGCGTATATATTCGTTTACGCACCGAAATGGGCGAGATCTCAGGATACGATTCGTTCGGCTCGTTACTGGTCGATACGAAACATAACGACCTGGTGAACGACAAGACGCTTCGCGCGATCGAAGACGCGACGGTAAACGCCGTCGCGGATATTTTCCCCGACGCCGTCTGTAACGCGGTGGTCGAGAACGATCCGGACGCCGGATATTTCTACTGTCAACATGTATCGCTTTATATCAAGGACGGCGGATATACGTATTTCAAATTCACCGGGGATTCAATCCTCGGCGCCCGTATCGAGCCGTACGGCGGTCAATCGGACGCGTCGGTTTCTAACGACGATATAATTAAAGAAAACTTAACGACCGCCGTTATCGTACCGGGCGACACGGATCAAATTATCTATCCGTCCGACGGATATAAAGGATTCTCGCGGATCACCGTGACGGCGATACCGTCGAACTACGGCAAGATTACGTGGAACGTCGATTCGATCCGCGTATCGTAAATTATTTTATTTTTCGAAAGGGAGAGATTTTCCGATGGCTAAAAACGTAAAAATTAACGGTGTAACCTACAATAACGTACCGAGCGTAAAGATACCGCTGGCAGACGCTTCCGGTGACGCGAACTTCTTCGATACGAGCGACGGTACGGCGACGGCCGACAAACTGTTAACCGGCGCCACCGCGTACGCGGCAGAGGGTAAGATCGTCGGCACGCTGACAGCGGCATCCGTAACACAGGATTCCGGAACCAAGATATTGACGATTAAATAATATTTACTTTTCGACGTATTGACGGTATACTTATAATAAAAAACCCGGGAGGATTATTATGAAAGATATAAAGATCGGTTCGAAATATTATTATAACGTACCGTCGATACGCGTACCGAAAGCGGGTCTCGAAGAATACGCGACGTTCGTCGACGAAGACGACGTCGTAATGGAGAAACCGCGGAAGTGGGTTAAACCGGAAGCGTGGCCCGATATCGATAAAATACCGACGCCGCCGAATAAAGAAGAAATATATTTATTGTTCGATACAAAATTCTATCCGCGCGATAATAGTTTTAACTTTATATCGTTGACGGCGCGAGGATCGTATCTCGTTGAATCCGGTGAGTTAAACGGCGATTATCAATTTAACGCGACATCCGCTCCGCAGAGTATAAATAACAATCTAACGTTCTGTGAATCGTTAGTCGGCAATCGATATCGATTGTACCGAATTACGCCGCAGGAGGAAAGTCATTTAACGTATTTTTCGCTATCCGCGCAAGTAACGAATGATCCGGATCTCCCGTGGGGAACCGAAGCGTCGTTTATGCCGCTTGTGGCGATCGTCGTTAACGCGCCGTATTTAAAAACGGTCTCGCAGCTCGCGACGTCGTGTACGCAGTACGCGAAGCTGGCGAATCTGACGGAGATGACGACGGCGGCGAATTTATTCCCCGGCGGATATATTCTCGAAAAGGTGGAGATGCCGGGGACGACGTTCGAAAAAGCCGTAACGGCCAGATCGTTTCTGGTGAACTGCTATAAGTTATACGATCTCGATATCTCCGACGTGACGTTTTCCGATAAGTTAACCGACTGCGGGTATATGTTTAATAATTGTCAAGCGTTAACGTCGCTCGACGTATCGGTATTTCATACACAAAACGTAACGAATTTTACGGCGATGTTTTCGTCCTGTATGTCGTTAAAGAAGATTAAAGGTATCGAATTTATGTGCGTCGATTCGGCGACGAATATGTCGCAGATGTTCGCGTCGGTGTATAATCTCGAGGAACTTGATCTATCGTACTGGACGACCGGTAAACTGACAAACGTGTCGATGTTTATCGCGAACTGTTATAAGCTGCGCGATTTTAAAATGCCGGCCATATTCGATACGTCCGACTGCACCACGTTTAATTCATTCATGGCGTCATGCCGATGTCTCGAAGAAATCAGCTTGCGCAACATGAACGTTTCCGGTAAAGCGACCGATCTCGGTTACATGTTTAACGGCTGCACGCAGCTTAAGAAGATCGAACGCGGCGCGTGGCACGTTGAAAACGTAACCGATATGACGAATATGTTTAACGGTTGTCAGTCGCTTCAGGAACTCGACGTATCCGACTGGAATGATACGTCGAAGGTAAAGAATATGTCGAATATGTTCCGTAATCTGTATCGCGTTACGTCGCTCGATATATCGTTTTTAAAAACGACGCAGGTGCCGACGAATAATTTAACTGCCCTGGTATCCGGATTATCGGTCGCGCGAAATATTAAGCTGCCCAACGATCTTAAAGTCGCGCCAATAAATTTAATGGCGTCCGATAAAGCCGTCGAAAAAGTCGTCGTGCCGGAGACCGTTACGAGCATTATGACGTCGGCGTTCTATAATCTCCGGTGCTGCAAAGCGATCCTGTTTACGAATCATACGGCCGTGCCGACGATCAGTTCGGTTAACGATATCGTTAACGCAACGAATCCGAATATTAAGATCGTCATACCTGACGCGTTGTACAACCAATGGATCGCGGCGCCCGTCTGGAAGACGCCGGTGCTGAAAGATAAAATCGTGAAACAAAGCGAATATACCGGGTAATATATCTGTTGAAGGGGTGAAATCCGATTATTACGCTACAGGAAATTAAGACGCGGATCACGCGTTCATTGGAATCGAAGATCGGCGGCTTGATCCGTCACGGGTCGGTCGTCGATCTATATACGCTCGCCACGTCCGAAGAATTCTTACGGACGTACGACGAGATCGAAAACGCGAAGAACCCGCATTTATATTCCCGGCTTACGGGTAAGAATCTCGACGACCTGGGATATATGCTCGGTATCGTTCGCCGGACGGACGAAACGGACGATACGATGCGTACGCGCATTAAAGATTGGTGCCTCGCGAACGCGAAAGGTAACTCCACGGCGCTTCGGGACGCGCTTTTAAATCTCGAATACGCGTCGAACGTAACGTACGTACCGCGCGTTTACGGCTGCGGCACAGCCGTCGCGTACGTCTTGCCGAAAGAGTATACGAAAGAATGTATCGAGAAGGCACTCGCTGAAGCAAAAGAGCGCGTATCGAATGTCGCGTCGCCGTCTTTATATATCGAATACGTCGTACCCAAGGTATTGCCCGTATCGTTCTCGGTCGCGCTGGGTGTCGGCGACGACGTCGATATATCGTTCGTTAAAAACTTACTGGAATATAAGATTCAAGCGTACGTTAACGGTATCGCGCCGAAAGAATATATGAACATCGGCGATATCGAGCGTACGGGATTAAACGAAACCGGCGTAACGTATTTCAGGATACTGTCGTATTCCGTCGACAATAACGAGCAGTCGGCGATACGGGTCGCGCAGGAAACGGAAACAAAATTATTATTAGATATGATATCGTGGACGGAGGTTTAATATGAAATCGGAAACGTTCTTCAAGAACGCGCTGGCGTTCTTTCCGAAATGGATGAATATTAACCGCCGCCCGTATGAATCGACGCAAGGAAAATTATTATCTTCGATTCTTTCCGAATTCGACGAGATCGAGAAATCGCTCGAAGAATATCGGAAAGAATTTTTCCTTATAAACTACCTGGATAAAGAAAACGACGTTCTTAATATCTTATATGCCGCGCATATCGGCTCGGTCGATATTAAGAAGATTATAATTGAGTCGCCCGCGGACTTCGTTCTCACGGACGATATTAATACATTTAAAAATACCGTTAAAAGTATCTATTATCAAGACGGGTATCTTTTGATCCGCGAACGGTATATCGGCGACGGTACGGTTACGTATTCGTTAAACGGCGGTACGTTCGGCGCGAAATGGGTTAAGATGTCGGTCTGGAACGTATTCGACGAGTTCGCGTGGTTCGCCGGGCTGGAAAGAAGCGTGGGCGAATCGAATAAAGATTTATCGAACCGCGTTCTGGCGGCGTTTAAAAACCGGACGAACGTGACGCGCGCGGGCTTAAAAAACGCCGTCCGAAATTATCTTTTAAAATACGGTGATTCCCGTCCCGAGATATTGGCGCCGAACGAAATCTTATTCGCGCTGCCGGACGACGAATACGGTAACGTGTTCGAACGGATCGCGTACCTGAACCAGGATTTAGCGCGGACGAAACAATGGGACGTATCGTACTGGGAAAACGGGTTCGCGAAACTGGAATATCTCCCGCACGTCTGGGATACACCCGTGTCGATCTATAAGAACGGCGTCGGGTATCGCGACAGCCTCCTGCTTCGAACAAATGAATCGTCGAACGTGAATTATACGGACGTCGTCGTGACAGGGTATAATCGTTCGGTGAAACAGATAAATACGTACGTTCAGCAGAATAATATAAGAAAACCGATCCCGCTGACGCTGAAACGATATAAGAATATATTGACGTCGGTACGCGTACCGTACAAAGTAACCGCGACGTCCGTCGATAAACTCGATACGCATAATATTTATATTAACGCGTACCGCACCGTATCGGGGCGCGCGACGTTCCCGCTGGAACAGATCGCGACCGGGACGCAGGGGATTAAAGTATCGAAGCGCGGGTACGCCGAGCCCGGCAACTATAAGTTAGTGTTTAAACCGACGCGGCCAGTCGGGGCGATTGAGGTTTCGCGCGCGAAATTCGGCAATAAGGATCTCCTGGTCGAAGACGGCGCGTTCGTAAAAGTCGGCGACGTTATCCGGAACCGCGACGTTAAATTCTTTACGGATTCGATATTAAACTGCAACGCGACGTCGAATCTTATCGATACCCCTTCGGGTATCGGCGTCGACGATCTTTCAAAAGAAGGAACGTTTTCCGTCGACGTTAGCGGTATGCGGAGTCAATACGTTCATATAAAACACAATTGCGTTATGACGAATATCGCGGCCGCGTCGCCGTTTATATCGGCATCGGGGTTTAAACTCTCCGGTACGGAATGGTCCGACGAATCGTCGTCTACGGTATCGACGCTCACGATCAAGTTGTCGTGTACGGCGATATCGTTTTCGTTATTTAAAAACGACGATCCGACGAAGCAGGGAAGCATTAAATTTACGGTCACGGTCGACGGCAATATCGACGGCGATCTCGAAACGGAATGGGACGCGCCGAGCCGGTATTATAAAAAATTCGATACGTTACGGAACGTCGAGATCGTAATCCGTAAGCACGGACAGAACCCCGTGACGATCGGCGACATTAACGCGTCGCGATATAAATTCTCTCTGACGACCGATAAGGGATCACTGTTTCAGACGCCGATGGGATATATCATCCCGCCGATCGCGAACAGCCTGATCGGCACGATCCAATCGTACGACGGTCAGACGCCGTACGTCGAATATATCCATATCGGTTCGTTGTTAACCAACGCGGTATATACGATCGATAATATTAAAATCGATAAAGCCGGGTATTTTTCGATATCGACGGACCTGGACGTAACGCTGGTTAATAAAGATACAAACGAAGAGACGCCGCATTTTCAGACGACCGACGTATATACGGCGATCGAAGAAACAGGGTTCGTATTCTTGAACGTATCCCGGTTTACGGAGATCCGATCGTCCGATCCGAAGATATATACGGACGCGTCGCGCTCTTATGTCGCGCTTAATAAAAATGAATCGTGTTCGACCGTCACCATCTACGGTACGGAGAATCAGTTATTGACGACGAAGAAGTTATTCGATCTGCTTCCGTCCGGTACGGCGTACGCCAACCGCGATTCTGATTCGATACTCGTCGTTAACGGCTCGGCGAAAAAAGAATCAGTATCTAGAAGCGTATTCCCCGAGGCGGCTAACCGGATCGTCGTTACCGGGTATAAAACCGGTTCGGCCGTGTTCGTCCTCGACGCGGCCGGCAATACGATGATCGCGGATACGATCGTATCGTCCGCTTGGGTTAAGATGTATTTTACGCCGTTTAAGACGGACGAATATATATCGAACGGTTCGATAACGATGTTAACGCCCGAGTTGGTCGACATCGATATGCCGTTTTCGTTCTCGCCCGTATTATCGCCTGAAACATTGGTATACTACGAGATCGAATCGCCGACGGCTAAAGTCGAATTCTCCTGGAACGGATCTTATATCGATTGGTTCTTCGCGGCCGGGCATACGCCCAAATTATGTTGTACGCTACCGCGCGATACGTACAATACGGAGAATTATCAGGTCGAAACGTTATCGTTCGAATCGTCGTTCTTACTGTTAAATACGATACCGTTAAACGACGTTTATAATATCAATAATGAATTCGTCAAGCTGGCGCGATATATTATAGTGCCGCCGAATACGATGCGCGTCGATTACGCCGAACGAACCGTTACCGAAGACGTTATCGTAACGAACGATATGTTTAACAAATTAACGTATTCGAACGTAATATTGATTGTCTCGATTCAAGAATCGGGTAACGATATCGCGGCCGAATCGTATACGCTCCTTAAAGAAGGCGGCATTATCGCCTGGAGCGATGAATCATTAAAAGCGAAAACGGTTCGCGTATCGTATACTTATAAAAAGCCCGTATCATTATCGTTCAAGTCGTTAACCGATCTGTATAAGCTGGTCGGTTACGTCGCCGATACGTACGATACGGCGTTCGTTAAAACGTTTAAGCGCGTTACCGAAGGTCAGATCGTATCGTTGCCGAAAGCCGATCGGTACGTCGCGACAGTCGGCGACCCCAGTTTCGCGCCGCTTATTAAGGGAGACACCGTATCGATATACCGGATTAACGATAAAAAATACGTTGCCGTTCATAACGGATACTTCTACGACGACGGTAGGGAATACTGGTATTTCGCCAACCGGACCGAAGAAGTCGCCGAGAAATTCGACGGCGTCGATATGCGACGCGTCGAAAAATTAAACGGCGAGCTTCGCTTATGGCAGAAGTCGACGAACTTTATACCGAACTCGACGATGTCGGGCGGTCAGAACGGCGTATTATGTATCCTCGATTTTAAAGATAATAATCATCTGCCCGTCGTATCAACGTTAAACGCGTTATCCGCCTGCGATTCGTTCGCCGGCTGGTATATCAACGATACGGATATCCTGCTGGTTGAATCGGGAGATCAGATGGCGTTATCGTTTAACGGTAACGGTTACGCGATCCTCGATATAACGCGCGCGTTGTCGAAACAGAATAATACGGTTTATATAAATAAAGCCGGTAACCTCCGCGCGTTCTTGGCGGAAGATATCACCGTTAACGATAATCATCTCAGAAAGGCGCCGTTCGTTACGCCCGTCGCCGAGATATTGAACGACGGGTATACCGTAACGTACCGACGCAAACACGCGTACTACGTTATCGTAATCGGCGAAGGGACGTTAACGGGGATCATAACGAAACATAAAGAAGATTCCGATTCGTTCGAACGGAATATCGATAAGTTCGGTTTATCGAATATCAAAGAGAAACGCGTTAAGAATTCCGTCTTTAATCTGGCGTTCGATCCGTTAATGGCGAAATGCGACGGTCTGGAATTCGATCGCAAGGGTACGCTTCGTATGGGGACCGATATCGATTACGGCGCGACGCTTGTATCTGACGTCGATCTGTCGCGCTGCAAGTACGATTCCGGCGTCCGGTATATCGACGGCAAATCGCCGCGGCTGGAGACCGACGACGTTCAAGGCGTCGTAACGTCGCCGACGATTCAATTAAACGAAAAAGCCGGCATCGGTATATTAGACGCCGTGGTTAATACGGCGATGCTCGATTCCCGGTACGAGAATTTTACGATCGAGGTGTTAACCGCGAATCGGTCGTCCGGTCCGTTTATCGTCGTTGAAACGAAAACGGATACGAACGTTATTTCGACGGACCGTCGTAACCTGGGGACGTACGTTCGGATTAGAGTAACGGCGCCCGCGAATAAGATAATCGATCGCTTGTGCGTCTTCGCCGAATATAATACGGCGGGTGACGCGCCGCACGTTCATCTTAATGAATCCGGTACCTGCGTATCGAAAGCGATGGATACGGGCGTCGCGGGCGATTATAAGATATCGCGCGTTCTGTTTAAACAGAAACACGGCGTCGTATCGCTACAGGTCCGCGCGTTACGAGAAACCGTCTGGATCCCCTGGACGAACGTACCGTTCGATATCGACGGTACGGTGACGAAAGATATCCCGCTGCGCGGATATCGCGTATTTCAAACGCGCGTAACGATGTCGGGCGAAAACCCGTTATTCGATTTTACGGGCTTAGAATTGGCGGTGATGTAGATGTTTAATGAATTAAGCCGCGTCGAGAAGACGAAAGAAGGCTGCCGGTTTTATACGCGTGACATTATCGTTCTCGACCACGAGTATCGCGGCGACATGACGATCGATATCGTTATCCGGTACGTCAACCCCGGCTTCGGTATTCTACTGGCGGAAACGGACGCGCCGTCGATATTCGAATCGTCGTATAAAGTATTATTCCGGATCGGCGACGCATCGTATTCGCTGATCGAAAACGGTTCGGTTATCTCGGAAGGATCGTTTACCGCCCGACCGGACGGTAAGATACATCACTTCCGTTTTAACCGGTCCGGCGCCGCCGTCCGGCTCACCGAGATAAAGCACGACGAAGCCGGTAACGAGATAAACGAACGCTCCGGCGCCGTCTTATCGAACGGCGAAATTCGCGATACGGTCGATACGTATAAGATCGGCTTCTATTCGTCCGCCGGCAATACGCTGGTTACGTCGACGATACAGACGCCGATACCCGACCAGTGGATCGCGAACGTTAAGAACGGTAACGGCGGCCGATTATTCTTCGAAGAGAATAAGATTAATTTCAACGAAAACGATTACGACTCTCACGTCGAAACACAGAATATATTATTGGACGCCGGTACGTATTATCTATCGTACAAGAAAACCGGCGATATAACGGCGTGGGTTAACCCCGTCGTCGAAACAAAAGACGGACCGATCCTCGATTATAAGAAAAGCCTTCTCGAAGAAGACGGTAAAACGTTTAACTTAAAAAAAGCCGGTAAGGTTAATCTTAAATTCGAAGGTACCGACGGCGCTGTATCTAATATCTTCGTTTCGAAAACGAAAGACGGCGGATACGTGCCGACGACCGACGGCAAAGCGGAACGCGACGGTTCGATGATCCGGTTCGATATGAATAAGATCAAAGAGATCGAAATGACGTTCCGTCTCCTGGATTTGCCGGAATATAAATTAACCGAAGACCCGCCGTATTTTATCACCAGGGTCGACGAAAAAGACCCTCGTATCGTCGCCGACTGGAATCTGTCAATCGGTCCCGATTTCGAAATGACGTATAAAGACGGCAAACTGAAGATCGGCGACAAAGAAGTTTTATATGCCGATCCGACGTATATCGACGTTTTATATAATGTCGGCGCGATTATATCCAAACTGGTGATCGTTAACTCGAAAGGTAAACGTATTGACGTTATCACGATGGATTCGTATCGTTACTACGTTACGAACCAGATTAAATCGCCGCTTATCGTCGTTCATACGGACGACAAGAACGAACCGCTCGAATTATCGGCGGCGTATCGCGAAGTTATTAAACCGGTTAAAAAGTTCGATACGTTCTATAAGAATACGGCCATCGAAATGACGGGTCGCGTCGATCCGTTAAACAATAATATAATCGTATACGGCGCGTCCGGTATTAAAAAAAAATCCGGCGAAACGATTGAAGACGTCGCGTCGTTGTACGTTATCATCGAACCGCGAGATTACGAATACGATCATTACTCGGGTTCGATACAGATGAAGAATCGCGATCGATATAATTATATAATCGTCGAATATAATTCCGCCGAAACGTTCAAGTATTTTTATACGCCGTGGGAGCGGGAATTATTCACGGCCGGTCAACGGACGTTATCGCTCGAACACGATATGTCCGAGGAACCGGGTAAGATTATCGTCTTCGGGATACCGAAAGGTCGGCGCGTTTTTAAAGATTATTTATATCGGGTACCGAACGAAGCGATGGTTCACGGCGTCGATCTCTTCTGCGATTATCACGAGACGCTTCACGGCGATTTGTATACGGTTAACTACCGGAAACATAAAATATATATTCTACCGGAATTATTAAAACGGTACGATTATTTTATCGTCGATTATCTTAAGAAGGATTCGTACGCGATCAACGAAGAACCGGGCGTATACGCGATCGATATATCGACGGATACGTCGGCTTCTCTTGTCATTACCGATATCGGATCCGGCGGTGAAATATCGGCGTACGGTTTAACCGACATCGCGCCGAAACAAAACTCTTATATCGTATTGTCGCGGAGGAAATCATAGATGAAAATATATCCGAGCGTTCATAAAGTAAACGCGAAAGATAAAACGAATCCGTTCGATATACCGCTGGGGTATATCGAGACGGTACCGCGGTCGATCGATATGCGGGTCAACGTGATGCCGGACTTCGTTAAAAAAGAAGACGGCACCGTCGTCGATATTTATCAGAAGTTTACGACCGATAAAATAATCTTCTTCGACGAACGCGGTAAAAAAGCCGACGTCGAGTTAAAGCGCGTCGGCAACGAATATATGTATAATCCGCCCGTCACCTCGTTTACGCCGAAAGAATTCTCGTACCGCGCGGTTCTCCGGCGTACGGGAACGTATCGCTCGGGCGAAGTATATAAATTAAAGATCGGCGCGATCGGCGCGGATTCTTTGTTTTCGTCGTTATCCGCCGTATTGTCGTCGTTACCGGCGAATATAATAATCAACGACGGCGATATATCGAAGCAGAGTTTGATTCACGCGTCCGTGGCTGAATCGGATTTTATCTTTATGTCGACGAACGACGGTACGGGCAGCGTCGTTATCGACGGCAAAACGATGACGGTTTCCGACATGCTCGAGACAAACTGTAACGTCTGGATGTCGGTTAAATCGTTCGGCGAAACGATGCGCGCGTATAAAGGCGTTAAAGAAAACGAAACGCCGGCCGATCTTAAGAAGAAGATATTATACGATAATCTGCCGAATATCGATAAATACGCGCATCAGTTTTATACGGACCAAGAAAACGCGGCGTACCCGTTTTCGAAATACGAGTATATTAATATTTTTAACGGTACGTGTCCCGTATTAATTCTCCATAAGAAGAATGAAGGATACGTCGTCGTCTCGCACGAGAATCTCTTCGCGAACCTGGTTAAGAATTTTAAATTGATTCACGAGATTTTAACGTACGTTCACGTCAACGCGTACCGGCATACGAAGACGCGATCATCCTGGATATCGAACGACCCGGTCGATTATTATCTTTCCCGGTCGTCGGCGTTTAATCAGAATCATAAGACGATCAATCTCTTCAGAATGATTCACGACGATATCGGAGAGATCAATACGTCGCTTAGATTGGTCGACGTTCTGGTCGATCCCGGTATTAAATACGTTCGGCTCTCGGCGAACGGATTAATGTTCTTCGAGAAAACCGAAGGGAACGATCCGAAGAAGCCGAGCGACGCGTTCTCGTTATTATCGGCCGCGGGGAACATATTATCTTACACCAGAATCCCGGTAATTCAAACGATAGAGGATACGGTTTCAGTATCGTACTTTCCGGACGAAAATATCTTTACGATCGATATCGCGGCGTACCGATCATCATCGAGAATGCTCGGTATACCCGGCGCGTCGTTCTCCGTATCGTCGCTTAACGAAAACGCGTACGTATTATGTATCTTCGATTCAAAATGGTATTTGATACCGGAATCGAATATCAACGATCCGGCATTTCAGGCTTACACCAGAGTCGCGACGTTATCGATAATCCGCGATACGATACTCAAAAATTACGATATACGCGTCCTGGGTGGCGGTGAAGCGGCCGATATCACAAATTACGAGCTGATCGATTCGAGTAACCTTATGGGTCGCCCGTACCGCGTCGGCAGCGTATCGTTCGTTAAGATTCCGAAACAATACAAGAAATTCGCCTCCGAATTATTTAATCAGCTTGAATCGAATATGTCGAGCGGCGAGTATCCCGTACTCGTATTCGAATAAATTATAAAAAAGGAGAATCCGTCTTGATTACCGATAACAAACTTCTGGATCTCGATTTCCGACCCGGGATTCACGACGACGATATCGATTTTAATTTCGGCGTTGTCAAAGGCTGGATCGATCGATGCCGGCTTCGATTGGGCGGTTGGGGTCTCGTCGAAGGATTCGTCTTCTCGAAAGATCTGCCGAAATTCGACGTTCTTATATCGGACGGCGTCCTGATTAATCAAGCAGGCGAAGAAGTCGCCGTACCGCCGCATCGGGAACACGTCGGCGAACCGAACTGTCAAGCGTTCTCGGAAACGATCAAGGTCGACGACAACGGGTTGATTACTATGAAGTACGCGCCGTATTCGAAGAAATTAAAAGCGTGCGCCTGGTACGTCCCACCCGAACACTTGAATCGCCCCGATCCCGACGAGCTGATCATCACGCTCGTCGACGAAAATCGTCAGATCCCGTACTTAAATATATTTAAGAATATCGTCAAGGTTAACCCCGAATCGTATCGCGGCATGACGGTCAAAGTCGATTATCTTTATTCGAACGACCGGATTGACGCCGTCTTTATTAAGAAAGACGGATCAGAATACGCGTTCCAGAAAGGTATTATCTCGACATCGCCGTCGTCGCCGGAGCTGTCCCAATACGACGCCGATTATTATCTCGTCGGTTTCTGTCACTGGCACGTATCCGAAGTCGTCGACGTAACGTTCTCTTCCTGGGGACGGTTAATGACGCGCGTATACGTCGACGATCAGAATCGTTTATGGATCGACGGCGAATTATACAAGAAGGGTAAATATATATACTTTATTAAGCCCGATCCGCCGAGCGTCGAAGATATTTACTGTGACGAAGATAATAATCTGTTCGTGTATCGCGAAAAGAACGGCGTTCTCGGCTGGTGGCCGTTAAACGATAAAACGAACGCGTCGTCCCGCGGCGTATATATATACGGGCCCGACGACAACCCCGACGATTTACAGACGTTCGTATTTCCGGAATCGGAAAACATGACGTTTATGCCGGACGAAGACGAACTCGATATATACATCGACAATACGCCGATGATGAAAGATCAGTTTACCGAGATTATCCAACGCGGCAAACATCCGTACGAAGATAAAGGCATCGGATTCAAGTTGATCGAGCCGCTCGACGAAAAGCGGACGGTACAAGTTATCATCAACCATACGTTTAAATCGAACGTTCGCCGCGATACGTTCCAACGGATGGCGATCTTCTCGTTCATTAATTATCAGCCGTTTACGACCGATAATACGAAGAAGATATTCTATACCGATTACGATTACGAAGCCGGCGAGAAACAATTGGAGGTGTACGTCGACGGTAAACGTTTGTTGCCGGAACACGAATTCATCGAACAGATCGGTACGAACGATTATACCGAAGCAGACAAAGGTAAACTTTCGCGGATATTCCGGGTGAACGTGCCGTTAACTGCCGGACAGGTCGTATCGTATCGCGTTATCCGGCATATGTGGTCGTACGAGAATCTTCAGAAGATCGTCGACACGATCGAAGATAATTCCGATAAGGCGTTACAGTTGTCGACCGAAGTATCGACAAAAATCGAAACGTTCGAAGACGCGGTTCGGAAACAGTTAAAATCTTTCGAAGAACGGCTCGACGGAATCATCCTGCCGAATCTCGAAAACTACTGGAAGAAAACCGACGTAATCGACGAAGCGCACGTCGGCGCCAGAACGTTCCGAAAATCGTTTTATTTCTTGTCGGCGGCGGATGCGATGATCCACGTACCGAATACGACGACCGAAGATTATATAAACCCCGCATACGTGGATAACGGCATATTGAAACCGTTATTTAACGGCACCGATTATTCGATCACCGATAACGCCGGCGAAACGTATATCGTATTAAACTCGGCGCACGTATCGTCCGATCCGACGAAGCAAGTGTATGTCACGGGGATTCATTTCGAAAGGGGGAACGGATAATTGGATAAGCCGATATTATCCTGGTACGTAAAAGACGGCGACGTTTATAAGCCGTCGACGGATTTTTACGCCGGGTCTTATATCCAGACCGAAACGTTAAAAATCCCGGTGCGGGTCTGGAACAATCGGTACGGTATGACCGAAGTGCTACCGGCCGCGCACCTGCGGGTTCTGGTGTATTTCGAAAATTTAGAAGATTCCGTTCTTCTGCCGTATGTCTCGGTAACGGTCGCGGGCGACGAAAAAGGTTCGTCGACGATTACCGACAATACGGCGACGATCACGTTCGTTCGCGACGTTACGCTTTCGGGTAACGCGAACAACGGATCCGAGAACGAATTCCGGGATAACTGGGTCGATCTCGAGATCGAGTTGACCGTATCCGATTCTTCGCCGCGGTTAAAGGCGCACGACGTTAAATCTCTTATTATCGAAATCGAGAGTGATTCGTAAATGAACGAAATACAGCGGAAAATCGCCGCGTTTATTAATTCTAAATTCGGCGGTTTTATGAAGGACCGTAAGATACTGATCGCGGTCGGCGTCGTTATCTTTATCGTCTTATCGATCATATCGATATATATGTCGGCGTGGATCATGCTGTATCTATTCGCGGACGGTTCGCCGAAAAACGATTTTAAATTAAAGATGATCGGCGAACTCCGTCAATATTCCGCGTTAATCATGTCGGCCGGCTTTATCTCGTTCGCGTTCGGTATCCTTAAACTTCTGGTCGATACCGACGGCGACGGTATACCGCAGGTTCTTCAGGGCGACGACAAAACGCCGCGCCGTCCCGATAACGGTATATTGATACAACAAGATCGCGATAAGCGGTAATATACCAATACGAACATAATAATTTTTCAGGGAGGTAAATAATGCCGTTAACACCGACGGGCGTACGGAAAATAAACGAAAACGTTTTCCAGGAAGGTCGTACGCTAATCATTACGGATAAAGACGCCGCGAATTATACGTTCTCGGATTTACCCGACGGTACGATCAAGGTCGACACGAAAACCGGATCGAAACAGATTAAGATCGAAGGTGAATCGACCTGGGTGCCGGATCCGGCCGAAATCAAACCGGACGGTACCGTCTGTATAATCAAAGACGCCAAGATCGTCCGCGAAAAATTCACGATACACGAAATCGACGCGGCGAATAAGAAATTTAAATATAAGAATTCCGACGGCCAACTTCGCGAGAAGCCGATCACGGATGCCGGCTACTACGTATTCGAAACCGAGAAAGGCGCGTACATCCCGCATCGTTCCCATTTGAACGTCATGCTCGACAGCTGTCTCCTCCGAAACGAAGGTACGGGCGACGTCGAAGAAATCACCAATCGCCGGTTTATCTTAAAAGAAAAACTGATCGTCGGTCAAGATTTAGACGTTACGTATATGGTATGGGTCCGTATCGGTAACCCGTATCCGCGCATATATATGAATAATAACGAGCCGGCCGATGCCGAAGTCGGCGATTTCTGGCTCGATACGGACGCATCGATCCTTGATAACGACGATATCGGCGACGATTATTATAACGGAAACAAGAAGTTACCTTGGTCCCAGATATCGGGTACGCCGACGACGCTCGCCGGGTACGGCATCACCGATAAACTCTCGCCCGTCGGTCACAAGCATACGGTCGACGACATCGAAAATCTCGATGACCGATTAAAGAATATTAACGCGAAAAACGCGGATACGGTCGATCATCATAAGCCTGGTACGCAGCCGGGTAACGTTCTCCTCCTGGGAATCGACGGTAAGATACCGACGCAGTGTATGCCGGACGACGTTATGAATTCCCGGATATCCAGGGGTATGATTATCGCCTGGTACGGCACCGCGTTAAACGTACCGTCCGGCTGGGCGATCTGTAACGGATCGAACGGTACGCCGGATCTTCGGGACCGGTTTATTATCGGCGCCGGCGGTAAACACGAATCCGGTATCAAAGGCGGCGAAGAAAACGTTACGCTTTCCGTCGATCAGATGCCGAGCCACGGTCACGGCGTTAACATGAATACCGGCGCGGCAACCGGTCGATTCGACTTATGGAAAGTCGATCCGGAAGCGTCCGGCTGTTTTTCGCAGCAACATATCGGTAACGGTATTAAAAACGCGAATTCACGAAACTCCGGCGGCGATAACGTCTGGAGAATCAATTTTAATATTGCGAACATGTTAAACGGTATCCGGGTTAACGACGCCGGCGGTTCAAAGGCGCACAATAATATGCCGCCGTTCTACGCGCTGTATTATATTATGAAACTGTAAAGGGGGCGACACAATGGCTCGATATATTCAGGAACAGGATCTCGATCCGGCGTTGGTCGCCAAGTTGATGACCGGTACCGGCGGTACGATCAATTTCGAACAGCTTCTTAAAGAATACGTTAAGCGTACGGAGAAAGTCGAACGCGCGCGTCTTGGCGATTCGACGCTCAAGTATATTAACGATCAAATATTATTAAATAAAGTCGATACGTCGACGCTCTATAAAAAAGGCGAACGTATCTCGGCGGACGATATGCCGCTCGAAACGCTGGCGAATATCTCTACCGCGATGCGGAACGCGTCCGAAGCCTTGGGTAAGCTCGCCGATATCGATAATACGATCGAAACGATCGCGGCGCAAAAGGTTTCCGCGTTTATCGCCAATAACGATATCACCACGCAAGCGGCGCAGAAAGCCGTCGAAGCCGTAACCGCGCAATTCGATTCACGGTTTCAGGCGCTCGAAACGGAACTGCCGCGCGTTAACGCCAAGGCGTCATCCAATAAAACCGAGATCGAAACGATCAAGAATATGTATCGGAAGAAAACCGAATTGATTACGCTCGGCGACCTGGATACGAACGTAACCGACAAGTTCGTCGCGCTCGAACAATCGTCGGCGACACTCAAATCGATGAAGCAGGACAAGATAATCGGCGAAGGCGGATCGCTCGTTCGGACCGATAACTTCGGTAAAGTATCGACGGACGGTTTATTCGTCCGCGACGGTTTTGTCTGGGGCAACGCCGACGTTCTCGAAGCGGCGAAGAAGAAACCGAAATCGATCGTCGATATTCAAATCGGTAAACGGTACACGTCGAAGTTCGATTCATATAATAAAGACGGTACGATGATGAACGGCTTTAACGCCGGGACCATATTAAATTTCCCGCCCAGCGGGTTTAAACAGGAAGCCGCGGTATTTACGTTCCAGGACGATACGCAGAAGAAGAATTCATCATACGCCGGCTGCGTTAATATCACGGCCGGAAATAAAGACGCCGTCTTCTCATTCGCGTTCTGGGGAACCGACGTTATCGTTCGCGGCGTAACGCCTAAGCGTACGGCTGGCGGCAAGAATTCCGTTAACGCGTTTCTCGATACGACGCATTTTCTTAATATGACGATGTACGACGAAGCGTCTGAAAAAGAGAACGTCGTCTTATGCTCGTTCCATAGTTTGACGACCGGGTTCCACGTGGTTCATTTTGTCGCCGACGAAAATACCGTATGTGATATCTCACAAAATATATTCATAAATACGGGCGGTCAGATTATCCCGCTGGCTAAAATTAAAACCGCGAAAATAAATCTGAAAACCGCCACGGTATGGACGACGGGCCGATTCGATAAACAGGATACGTCGGATTTCTTAAACGGCGTTGCCGTTACGGTGCCGTCCGGTTTCTTTAATCTTGAAACGATACCGTTTAATTCGTTTTACGAACAGTCGTCCGAACCGGCGTTGTATATGTTCGCCGACGACGCGACATCGTCCGATTACGGGTATACCAACAAGTTACTGGTGTCGAACGTCCTGGTCGATCCGACGACGCTGGCGATGAAAACGTTTATTATCGCGGAAGGTTTCTGCTATTGCTTACCCGCCGTATTAATGAAATAAAAAAAGCGCCGTTTTACGCGGCGCTTACGCTTATTATATACCTTCAGAAGAAAGGGGTCTTTATATGTCCGTTCTGAAGTGGAAAGACGCGAACGGTAAATGGGTCGCCATATACGCGAACTTTCTCCGCGACTGTCTTCGTAAATCGAATAATCTGAGCGACATCCTCGACAAGGTCGCCGCCCGTCGTAACTTGGGCGTCGACGGCGATAACGTAACGTCGCATTATCACGACTCACGATATCTGCCGCTTATCGAAGAAGCGAAAGCCGCCGTCGGTTTCGGTCAGAATATAACGAACGCGATCGAAAAAGAAAAGACGGAACGTAAAGCGGCCGACGACGAGATCCGGAACGATATCGATACATTTAAAAAAGATTTTAACGCCGGTATGGATAATCTTATCGTCATCGTTAATAACACGTTCGATACGAAATCGAAGGAGCTCGATACGAAACTCGATCAGCTTAAAAATAAGATTAACGAAACGATCGGTAAAATCGATCTTCAATATTCGAACGTCGACATTAATACCGATTTCGCCGGTCGAAATAATTTGGGCGACAATACGAATAAGCCGTCGAAAGAAAACTGGATCAAAATTCTTTACTGGTACGAAGACGACGGTATCGAACGCGTTATCGGCAACGGTCAATATACGCTGTCACAGATATTGAATCTCCTGGTCAAACACGCGCATCGGCATACGTACCAAGATCGTATTCGCGAAGCCGAATACTGGTATAAATAAAATGGCGATTTTAAAATATTTCGATAAAGGTAACTGGCTCGTGCCGTACGGGAATCTAATGAAAGATTTATTAAAGCGTTCGAATAATCTTTCCGGCGTCGATACCGCCAAAGCCACGGAGGCACTCGAATTATCCGGCGAAAATAATACGACACATTTTCACGATTCCCGGTACCTACCTCTTATCGAAGAAATTAAAACGAAAGCCGGTACTGAAGCCGATAAAGTAATTACGTTAATTAACAAGGAAAAAGCCGAACGCGTCGCGGCCGACGACGCTCTACGTGACAAACTTAATTCGACGGAAACCGAACTTAATAAACGGCTTAAAAAAATCGACGACGATGTTAACGCGAAAATTAACGCGAAGATGGCGGAGATTAATACGACGCTTAATAACGTCGACGTTCTGGTTAATAACGCCGTCGCGGGGTTTAACGTCGGCAACCTGGAGGTTAATATCAATACCGATTGGAAACAGCAGGACGGTTTGCCGGCGTGGGGATCACACGTACCACAAAACGGCGCGTTTATAAAAATAAGCACACTAGGCGGCGAAACAAACGGCAAACCAAAAAAGGTACCGCGATGCTCGTTCGGTAAAGCCGATTATCGCGCTGAGCGCGTCATCGATAACGGCAAATATTCGATACAGAATTTATTAAATCTGTTGACGAAATTTACACATAAACACAATCATCGCAACTATTTCAAAGAAATGGTATATAGCTGTAAGATGAACCCGAATTATCACGAAGGTGACCCCGGTCCACATAGCGGTTAATATATATGAAAAATTTAATTATATCGATCTGCGAAAAACGGATAACCGATAATACGATCGAATGCGCGAAGATCGTTCAACCGAAATACGTATACGTCGATACCTGGAATCAATTAAAAGACGATATCGGTCAATTATATTTTTACTCGCTGGTTAAATATATCGACGCCACCTTCGTCGTCTCCGGTATCCCCGACGTATTAACGGACGACGACGTGACGATGTTTAACGAACTGGGAATCACGTATTCGTTCGTATACGATAATAAGCCGTTATCCGATACCGTTAAAAAATTGAATAAGAAACGTATTATTATATCGCCGGCGTTATCCGATCTTCTTGATTCTCTTGAATCATTAAAAGATGCCGACGCTCCGATATATTGCTTATCGCCGGCGTACGGCTTAAAAGATTCCGACGGGTTTTATACCGATCTCAAGAAGATCGCCGATAAGTCAATCGCCGAGAATAAAGCCGGTAAAAGCGGCGTATATTCCGAGATGATGTTTCCGATACTCGCGGCGCCGATCTTACCGGAAGATACGATCGTCATCACGTCCGACGGTTTGTTCGACGGAATCCATAAGTCGCAGATGTTGCCGCGCGTAAACGATTATCTTTTATGGAAAACGTATATCGATAATTCCGAAGATACGCTCGCGGCGGCGATTCTCGGCTATTACGCGAAACATATAAATAAAACTTAATTAAGAGAGGGGAAAATATGGCGACTCCTTATAAACGCAGTTTTTCGAAGGGGCGGCAGAACGATCAGTTTCTTACCGACGATATGCATAAGATATACGAAACGGTGCATCATCTCAGTGAAAAAAACGACAATAACGCCGAACCCGAATTAAAACTGCACGGGGCGTTATGGCGCGACGATGAATCGAACGAATTAAAATACGCTAATAAAACGCGCGGCAAATGGATGCCGGTATTCGGCGAAAAATTCCAGATCATCGATCATATGCTCGAGACGACCGTGCCGTCGGCCCCGGTTAAAAGTCAGTTATGGATACACGACGGCGTGCTGTATTATTTCGACGGTCTTGAATGGCGCCCCATTAAAGCCGCCGTATCGGACGACAACCAGTGGGGTATGGGCGCGTTCGGTAACTTCACGGTCGTTTCCCCGCTTCAGCCGGTCGGCTGGAAGACGTACTCTCTGGCGCTTGACGACGATTTCTACGAACATTTTTATAAATCGAATGCCGATTATAAAGGTAAGAACGAAGTCGTCGTCACCAAGAAATCCTGGACGCCGGATTGGCAGGATCCCGTGCCAGACCCGGAAATGGGTTCGACGATGGTTCAAGGTACGAATTTTCAATACATCATGCCGAGCGTCGACAACGACCGGTTCTTTTTAAATGATATCCTACGCCACGATTTCACGCGAATCTCCGGCGTGGCGTTATCGTATCCGGCTAAAGACGTAATTGATAAGACGGCTACGGGTATTCACGTTAACCCGTCGAAGCTGATCCGGATCGATCGGCGTATGGTTAAGGTCGACAAACTAAACCCCGTTATCAAAATCCCGTTCGGCAATACCGAATTTTACGGGTTCCGGAACGGCGAAACCGGCGGGCATTATCTACGGCCCGGTAACGCGAACGACGGCGATTACCTTGTGTCGGAAGATCATATCATCCTGTCGTACGCGGCGGCGCAGAATTACGATTACGTCGTCGGCATCACGTACACGTTCGGCTGGATCCGCGATACGGGGCGTCTCAAGGTCGTTAACGAAAAAACGGTTCTATCGGGATACTATATCAAGAATCTTAAATCGCCGACGTCCGTGTTCGTCGACGGGCTCAAGCTCGAAGAACAATATTACGGCATGGACGGCGAGAACCATTCGATCACCATAAATGATAAGAACTTCAAACCGAAGAAGCAGCACGTCGATTTCTTAAATTCGATCTATAAAGAATACGGGTATATCCGGGAAACGACGATCGATGGATACGGTATTATTAAACCGAATCACGATTTCAAGCGGCCGCTCGTTTTCGTCAACGGTATCGCGATGCATCCGTTGCTCGACGGCTTGGTATATAAAGACGACGACGTTATCTGGGTGCCGAACGCGAAAGTAAACATGCCGTGGACGATTATCGAACTCGACGCGTCTTCCGAGAATATGTCGATGCTTATGGAATACGGTTCGGTTAACGCGTATTACGAAGACATTCGGATATCGAACACGGCGATTAAAAACGATAACTTGGTTATTTCGCAGAGCGAAATCGTTAATAATCACAATCTCCGGGTATCGGCCGAAGACGTTCGCGGCGACAAAACCCCCTGCATCCATTATTCTCCCGGCGTCGTAAGAGACACGGACGGTATTATCTTATTCGTCAACGGTTTCCTGATTCCGAAATCGGAATTAAAGATCGATCGCAAGAAACATACGGTAACGTTCAAAGGATTAAAATGGGGCGCGCAATATATTCTTTTACGCGACCCGAACGGTTATCTGTACGACGATCTGAGTTTGCTGCCGGCGTTAAATACGGGGCCGCTCGACGACGCGCTGATTTATCTTAACGGCATGCTTCTCAGCGATTACTCGCCGATCCGGGAATATATGTCGCCGGAATGGGTTCAGAAGAATCGCGATATATCGAACGGCGAAGTTCGCATGTTCGTAACCGACGCGTCCCTGGGTACCGGCGAGATCCGGATCTGGAACGAATATAATAAACGCTGGGATATGGCGACGGTCGAAGAAGCGAAGAATATTATGAACTTCTGCGGCTCGTATCAGATCGGTATTTCGTCCGTTCAATTGAACGTAACGTATACGTCGAACGATATGATCAACGTGTACGCGTTCAAGTTCGCGAACAACGCCGTCGAATCGTTAAAGATCGGCGACTTGGCTCCGGTAACAGAGAATAATCCGGACGGTACGTTCTTCAAAGTCGGGTACCCCTACATACAGGGTCGGAACCAGGTTAATATATTCTGTAACGGCGTTAAGTTAATCAACGGTATCGATTTCGTCGAGCAATATAACGGCGAGTTGATCCGTATCGCCAACAAAGAGTTATTGAAACCGGGGCATCGTCTGGTATACGTTATCGAACCGCTCGAGAACGGCAACCTGATGGCGGCGGAATTCGTCAACCTGGTCGCGGCCGACGAAGTCGGTTCGAGCGTTTATAAGATCCCGCCGAATATCAAGACGACGTTTTATCCGGGCCGGATTACCGTATATCTGAACGGCGTCCGCTTACGCAAAGACGACTGGAATATCTTGTCGAACGATACGATCCTGATTAAGAATACGCCGTTCCCGACGCTTGGCAACAACGTAACCAACTATCCGGATCAGACGTACGTCGAGAACGACGGACGCATGTTTACGATACATCATAATCGATCCGATACGGTAAGCGTCGAAATACGCCAGGAATTCTCGCGGAAAGAGAAGACGTTCCTGTATCCGAACGACGGTTCCTCGGAGATTAAGTTATCCGACTTCGGTATCGACGCCGATATACTTGAATCGACCGACGAGGTACTGGTTTACGTTAACGGTTTATTCACCGCGTTAACGCGGACGGAAACGAATCATTATCGTCTCGATCCGAATAAAGAAGCGTTTACGATCACGAATCCGCCGTTACTGGAACAGTTAAATAAAGATCCTCTATGGGATATACTGCGACGGAACGACGTTATGTATACCGCCTGGAAGATTAAGAACGATACGCCGGAATATCCGGTTAACCGCGCGATTAAAAATTATATCACGCTCGTCTGGCGATAAGAAAGGGAGAAACAATGGCAGATTATCAACTGATTACGATCAACCAACTCGACATCCAAGCGATCGCCGACTACGTCGTCGCGAAAGAAAAACTGGTGTATCGTTCCGACGCGTCGGCCGGAACCGCCGAAGACGTCGATAAAGTATCCGGCGTCCCGGCGGAACGTATAGCCGTAGCCGCCGATATCCTCGATCGGGAAACCGTTAAGAACGCGCTTAACCTGGGCGGTCGCCCGGCGGCGGATTACCTTTTAAAAACCGAAGGCGCCGAATTGTCGACGAACCTCGAAGGTATGAAAAAGGTATATAAAGCCGAGGTCGAAGATCTCCGCGACGAACTGTATCAATTAAAGAATCAGCTCGCGCGCGGCGGCTTCGTCCGCGACGACGGTCAATACATGGGGTTCCATGACTTATTCTCGTCCCGTAAGACGGTTCACGAAGCCGAACTCTTGGGTACCGGCTCTACCGTCGGCGTAGGCAATAACGTTATTAAAGCGAATCCCGAAGCGTACGCGCGGATCGATCAATACGATTTTATCGCGCTTAAGAACGCCGACAACGGAAATATCGGCGTATACCAGGTGTCTAATAAAGGTACGGACGGCACGTCGCTTACGCTCGATTCCGCGATCGACGTAACCGTCACGGCGGCCGAACTCGAGATATATAAATCGGCGGGGATCATTCACGCCGGCGCGTTTAAATTCGCGAAGCCGCCGACGAATACGTTCGGCGCGAATGAATTCTACAGCGGCGTATCCGACGATTCGTTTAATATCTATCGGAAGATGGGAACGCCGCGCGAAGGGTTTGCGTACAACTTCCGGATACCGGAGGGGAAAGTCGGCTTCTTATCCGACATCGAATTATGTCTCCGCGCGTACGGACGCCCGGGCGACCTGATGTGTTACGTCATCGACGAACGCGATATCGAAAGATTTAAAAACCCGGCGCAGGCTGAACTCGATTATAAGAACGCGGTGGCTAACGGTACGCCCGACGCGTTCCACTTTTTCGCGAAGAGCCGTCCGTTTACGCTCGACGCGTCCCTGGGGAAACAATACTGCAAGATATCGTTCGAAGGCGCCGACAGCACGATGCCGCTTATACCGGTACCGAAAGACGGCGAAGTCGACCGGTACGTTCTGATCGTCGAACTCTTATCCGGCGATATAAACAATTATTATAATATCCTTTTCTTGCAGCATAAAGGTCCGAACGGCGAACTCGGCGACTTACAGTTGAATAACACAGCATACGTATATACGCGGCAAGACGATACCTCCGCGACACCGTCCTGCGTCGCGACGACCGAGATCAATAAATCCGATATGTTTTATCAGATTCATACGATCGAATCCGTCGCGAACGAACCGGTCGCGATGAACGCCGGTTTATATTCGGCGATCGTTTATTCGAATCAGAAGGTCGACGGGCGTAAAGCACGCGTCACGATGCGGATCAAGCGCGAAGGTCAATTCTCGGTTAATATATCCGAATCGCCGTTGGCGGTACCGAGCGGCCCGGTCGCCGTTAAAAACGATAAGCCGGGCGGCGCGTTAACCGTCACGGATGATCTGTCTCTTAAGGGCGATCTGTATAAACCACTCGAATTGCGGGCTGGAGCCTCGGATACGACCGTAACGGTACCCGTCGTCGTCGGCGATAACCGGACGACGGTCATGGGCGTAACGCGCGACGACGTAACGTTCAAGAACCCCGTGCTACTGTTTAAAGATGACCCGGTGTACCGGATCGGTTATTGGGTCGCGATCAAAGCGTGCCGTCTTAATTTCAATAAGACGACCGGCGTTATGTCGAAGACCGAATTTAAACGGTTCAATCTGCCGCTGACGAACGTCGTCCGCGATACGTTTAAAGAATCCGGTGAAATTTCCGATCGGCTTATATTTGAATCAGATTTAAAGGTAACCGACTGCAACTACTTCGAGATCCAGGTATACTGGGGTAATCAAGCGATGTCGTCTTACCCGGGCGTCCGGAACGCGCAGATGGGCGCGATCAAAGAAATCACGTTATCGCTGGACAGATATTTCTAATTTGTGATACGATATAATATAAAGGGGGCTTCGGCCCCCTTATCCGTATAGTAAGAAGGGAGCGACGACGATTAATATTTTAAACGACGCGGATTATCGATCCGCCGTAAAATCGTTGCAGGAACCGCTCGAGATCCCGTACGCGGATATATCGCCGATCATGAATTCGTCCGAGATAAACTTTAACGGCGCGAATATTCAAACCGCGTTAAACGCGCTGTACGAACGCGTCCGCGTTTTAGAGGACGTCCGCGATTATACGTATTCGTACGTCCGGCGCCTGGTAACGCAGTCGAAAAAAGAATTCGAAGATACGCTTAAAGAAATCGAACGTAATATCGACGTTCTCGGAACGGCCGATACAGGCGTCGTCGAATCAGCGGTGTGGTCCGACGATACCGTCACGGACCGTACGGGTAAGATCGCGGCGAAACTCTATAACCTCCGCTTTACGGGCGATATCGAATCAAGCGCCGATATCGGCGCGGTGACACACGAATCATCGGATATACCGTATGAATTCGTATCGGACGGCGGCAAGATTTCCGGCGTGTATCTTAAAGAAAACGCCGACAGCGTTACGGACGAGATTATCATCTCGTTAACGAAACCGAGCGTTATTAACTGTATCGATATTGATTCGGCGCGCGGTATGGATATTATAATATCGGTCTCTGACGAAGCCGGCGAAATGATCGACGTATCGCCCGGCGAATATTTCGAGCCGATAACCGCTGCGTCGATAACGTTAACCGTATTGTGTAACGGCTATACGGTCGTCGAAGTATCGAAGCGTACGGATAACGGTACGGTATTCTTATCGATATTAAGGACGCTCGACACGAACTCGGTATACGACGGTGCCGAATCTTCAAGCGAATCGGCGTTACGGGAATCGCTTTCGGGGTACGACGCGATAAAGAAAACGCGCGGTCTTAATTCGTATACGAAAGCGTGGGAGCAACTCAATGGATAATATATACGATAAAGATACGGGTCTCGAATTAAACCCGGAAGATATAGTAGACGGCGTCGAGGAAACCGCCAAACGATTTAAAGCCGTCGAAATCCGAAAAAAAGAAATCTTGCCGCCGGATTCTTATTATGGCTTAAACGATACCGACGCTAATACGCCGACCGAGAAGAGGTTGCGGTACGCGTATTCGTTCACCGTATCGCCGCGGTATAAGAAAATCCCCGTAACCGCCGGGGCTATATCGAAAGAGATTCAGTTGACGAACATACGTTCTGTTAACCTGGAAGCGACGATCGAAAACGACGATACCAGCGAGATATTATGGTATATCGTCGACGGCGGTACGGAGATACCCGTCTTACCGCGATCTCAGAAAACCGTTAAGAACGAACGATTATATCCGAATATGGGTACGCGCTTTACGGTCGACTCATCGATGCCGACGGTTATTAAGAAGAACGGCGTCACTATATCGACGATCAACGACGAAGAATTAACCGACAACGTTTATACGGTTTCGTATACGCCGTTAAACGCTTGGGATATCGTGCCGTCGAATAATACGGTTCGAATCAAATTAATCGTAAACCGATACGGAGACAACGCGCCGATTATTTCGAACGTCGGCTTGCGGAAGAAAGGACGTGAACTCGCGTGGACGTTTTAAACGACGACATCCGGAAGAATTATATCGCGGCGTCGCTCGACGAAAACGATACCGCGACCGTCGCGTCTTTAATAAAGAAAAAAGAAACCGATCCGATATTGACGCCGCGGCATATCGAGCCGGAAGATACGCCGATATATAAGAGCGTCGTATCGTCGGCAACGGAATCGTTTCTGGATCTTAAGAACCTGAACGATAATTTGGTCGACTCCGCGCTCGAATACGAAAACCTGCGGAACGCCGTCGATGAACGGGTCGGCGAAATCCGGAAAAAGCTCGATTATCAGCGTGAGCTGGTTAAAGATACGCATATGATCCGCGGCTCGTTCTCCGAATTCACGGGCGTTAAACCGTTAAACGCCAGCGTTACCGCGGGGAAGTATTTCGTCGAAGAAGACGGCGTTACGTTCTCCTGCTATAAGAAAGGTACGAAGCAACTTTCGTATTCGATATACGAAATAACCGGGAACGGTAACGAAGGTAACGCGCGCGTCAAGGCGCCGGCCGGTGAAGGCGTCTCGAAGATCGATACGTCTAATCGCGACTTCGTATCGGACAAAGATAAGACGACCTCGTGGGAATACGAGCGCCTCGAAACAGACGACGATTCGATCACGGTGCCAGACATTCACCATACGACCGATTGCGTCAGATGCCGGATGACGTTATATACCGAATCTCAAGCGACGCGTATAAAGATTCATTCTAAGGATAAACGTTTAATCCTGGAAGATGTTGAAGTATCGGTCGACGGTGAGTCGTATACGCACGCGATCGGCAAGTCGATCTACTTTAACGATCCGGATTATTTATACAACGATTATTTATATATTTACGGATCCGGGATTATCGGGTTTTCGCCGTCGAATTATATCCGGTTAACGTTCCGATCCGACATTAATACGGCCGACGTTATCGTCGACGATAAAAATGAATCGATGCCGGTTAAGCGTAAAGTAATCTCGATCGGGAATATCGCGTTATCGAACGATACGTATGATGCGTCCGAGCTTATCAGCGAGCCGATCGTTAAAGCCGGGACGCTAGACTGTATCGCGTTGTACGCGAACGTTTATATCCCGCGGAATATACCGGCGACGATAACACCGATTCGCGCGTATTTCGTTATTAACGGTACGGAGATCCCGGTGGTTCCGATCAACTCTCAATACGCCGGGACGCGGATAATCCGGCATAATAATTCGCCGGTGTATAAAAGTTTATATTGCGCGTATATTCACGCGCCTATATCGTCGGCGCGACTCAAGATAAAGATGACGCCGTATATGGGAATACAGACGCCGTACCTTAGCCGAATCAAGATATGCTACGGAAAAGATACGGGCGTGAAAGGGGGCCGGGGGGTTGTATAAAGATGAACGAAAAAAGCGCGACGTATACCGCAACGATATTATGTCGCAGATCGCGCAGACGGGCGTATACCCGTCGTTAACCTTGGTCGATTCCCAGCTCGACGATATCGACCTTAAATTAAGTATATTCGCGTGGCGCGTTAAATCGCACGCTTCGCGGTTCGATCCCGATACGTACAATAAGGAATATGAAACGTTATGGCGCGATCTTAAAATATTGTACGAATGCGTCAACGAACTCGCGGTTAAAGAATACGCCGCGTTACGCAAATATATCGAATCCGAACTGGGCGTCTTAGAAGCGGCCGCGATCGATAATTTTAACAAAGCCGAACTCGAAACGACGTCGACGTTCGGCAAAACATTATTTTATCTCGGTAACGGATTCAATCAGCAGTATAAGAACGGTACGATTACCGTCGATGTAGACGATATCAAGACGCGTCGCGGTTCGAGAATCGCCGCCGTATTCACGTCAACGGACGTCGACTTGGCGAACGTATCGTTTACGATCGGCGATAAAAAGATCGCGCCGTATAATTATGCCGGTGAATATTATAAAGTTCCGGGGGGTCCCGTGCCGAAAGAATTCGACGGGATCGTATCGACGGCTTCGAAACGCGGTATATACGTCGCGGTGACGACCGATAATAAGATCGACGGCTCGAAAGAATATTCGGTTCTTAACGGTTTGAATCGCGTTCGGTTTACGGGGGAATCATACAAAGTATCGTACCCGGATATTAAATCCGCGGAAGCGATCCGATTCGACGAAGCCGGCGAATATTCGTTTTATATTCTTAACGGTTCGAAAGCCGTGTTCTCGTTCACCGACGATCCGGTTAAAACGTCGTTTAACTCGCGCGAGATTACGATCAAAGATAAGATCTACCGTGTATCGTTTTCGTTACGGCCCGGTACGGCGTGGACCGTATCGACCGACGGTAACGTATACGCCGTCAAGCCCGCTGTCGCTATCAAATCGGATACGCTTTTCTGCGAGTATTCGGACGAATCTTTAAAAGAATATAAGATAATCGAAATCGGTCGCGGCGAAGAAATAACGTTAAGCGTATCGTGTATGATATCGAACGCCGATAAGCCGTATTACGATATCACCGGTATCGCGCTGAAGGAGTCATTAACGATATGATATTATATAATATTCGGAAGAACGGTCCGTACGAATACGATAAATGGATCTTGAATATCGGTCAGGTCCATAACGCGGCGGTCGATCTATATGATAACGCCAAACCGATACGCGACTTAAAAACGAAACGCCGCGATATCGATATCTTACTGGATGACGAATTACTGCGCGCGAACCGGATGCAGATACTTAAGAATAAATATTTTTCGCGAGGTACCTAATGGCGATACAGAGAAACAATTCATATCAATTAATGAAGCGTCTCGAAGACGACGAATCGATTATTAAGTCGGTCCGAAACGATATCGAAGATATTGTCGCGGCCGAACAATCGAAGTTCGCCGTCATCAACGCGATTCAGAAATATAATCTTGACCGGGAGTATAAGATCATCGAACGGTTGCGCTCGGTATCGGCCGGATCGACCGACCGGATCGTTCTGGCGCACGAAGAAGATATCGTCGCGGGGGATTACGGTATCTACGGCGAGACGGTCCATCCGTCGTTCGTTGGTGTACCGCGGAACGTATTAAACGTTTCTACCGCGGCCGGTTACGTATTCAGAAACGGCGTAGCCAAGGTTACGATCGACGACGATACGCGCGACGAATATCTCGACATATTGAAACATGATTCGATCTTACCGCAGGCCCCGGTATTTTTACAGAAAGATTCTTCGTTCGTTAAAATGAAGATCGAGTTCGCCGATTCCGTCGTATCGGACCGGTCGACAAACTGTATCGAATTCGCGCCGTATTTGCCGGGAAGCTTTTCGATCGAAAAATTATTGATTACGCCGCAGTCTTCGTCGTTACCACAATTCACCGATAAGCCGATCGACATCCGGAATATCGACGACGTCGGTACGTCGCGAATCATCCTCGAAGATAAGATACCCATCAAGTCGATGGAATTCGAAATCCGGCTTAAATATAAAGACGGCGATAAATACCCCTTTGGATTCAAGCATATATATTTATATGAGGCGAATATTAATACGAATTCGTTTATCGTCGTACGTTTAAAGAAATCTTCATATATCGATTATATATCCGAAGATATTACGCTCCGTGATCAATTCGAAGAAAAACGGACGACCTGTTCCGCGGAGGATATTCATTCATATTTATATTATTCCGAGAATAACCTCCAGCAGGAAATCGGTACGAACGACTCGATGTCGCGGCTTTATCTGGCGAAGAACGTTAATACGATCTATATTCGGATCCCGCTGAAAACGTCGTTACTGTCGTTCGAATTTAATACGGTCGGTACCCGTTGACAAGTATTGCATAAATGCATTATACTGTTGTCATAACGAAACGCAAGAAAGGAAGATTCGTATGATAACGGGAAACGACTTCGCGGATATATACTACCGCGAAAAGCTGGGTCATTCGGTCGATTATAAATCGGAACGGGAGACGGCGAACACGTTTCAGTATATGATCGATTCCGGGTTCGAAGACGACGAGATCCTTAATTATATTAAGAACGTATTCTTTCACGACGTCGTAACGTACGATTCGTTACCGGATTCGATCTGGGACGACCCGAAGAATATACTGCGACGTAACGCGTATTATTTTCATTCGGAATTCACGATCGTATCGCCGCCGACTAATATTCAGATCGTCGACGGCGTGTCGAAAATTATGCCGACGGCGGCCTACTGGTACGAACCGAAGATTCGGTATTTCGATTTTCAAGCGCGCGATTATTTCTACCGGTCTTTTTATCGGTACATTAACACGGGTACCGACGATGTTAAGACGCGCGATCTCGGCGGTATCCGATATTTATTAAAAGAATACGCCGCCGTCGACCCGCACGTCGAAGCGCCGGATTTATTGTTTTGCGCGATCGATTACGGCGCGATGACGCGGCAGGGGCGGATATCGTCGGTCCTGGATCTCCGAAGCGATATCGAAGATATTATCGTCGGCGTTATCGAACACCATACGGAAGCGCTCGAATCCGGCGTGTGCCGTATCGTCCGGAGACCGATCAAATGATCCGGGAATACGGCTTTAAAATAAACAATCTGTTTACCAGAAATATATTCGTCGATAACGACGACGATCCGGGGTTTATCCGGAAGCACGGCGACACCGATATATATAAGACGATATATTTATATGATTCATCCGATATAAAAGAATCGATGACGACGGCGCCGCTTTATTTCGATATCGATTCACCCGATCTGGAACGATCGAAGCAGCAGGCGTGTTTATTATTCTCGGCGCTTCAAACCGAGCTTCTTGTCGACGCGGGCGATATCGACGTATACTTCTCCGGCTCGAAGGGGTTTCACGTTCTGATCGATCCCGTCGTATTATCGATACCGCCGCTTAAGACGACACACGAATTATATAAAAAATGGGCGATCCATTTTATGCTGACGTACGGCGTATCGTGTATCGATCTTAAAATATACGATAAGCGGCGATTATTTAGGATCGTCAATACGCGGAATTCCAAATCCGGATTATATAAGATATATATCACGCGCGACGAATTATTTGCGCCGATCGATACGGTATTATCTCTCGCGAAGCAGCCCCGAGAATTATTCGCGCCGAAGAAAAAACGAAATACGCGCGCGACAATTCAGTTTTTGACGAAGTGCGAGATAATCGCGACGGGGCATAAGAAGAAAAAAACGTTCGAGCTTGAGCGTAGAGATATTCTCCCCTGTATCGCGCAGACGATATCGACGGGCACCGATTCTGGTTCTCGAAACAATACGGGTATCGTTATCGCCAACTCATTGTATCAATGCGGTTTGACCGACGACGAGGTCGACGCGAAGCTCGAAGAATGGAACGATAATAATACACCGCCGCTTCCGGAATACGAATTAAAGACGATCATCCGGAGCGCGCGGCAAATGACGAACAACGGTTACCGATACGGCTGTTCGTATATGAAAGAAATCGGCGCGTGTGATATGAATGTACCGTGCCGCGTACGAGGAGGAGCCTTATGACCGACGCGGAAATCATTCGCGAACAATTAAATAATATTCTCGCGGAAGAGTCGGACGTCGCGCTCAAGAATTATTACGACGAAGCGTCGCGCTCGTACGACGATTTCGAAGAATATACGGATAAAATCGGCGAAGGATACTCGTGCCCCGATTACCCGTTCTTCGATCGGAAGATCGAAGGATTGACGCCCGGATTGTATTTATTCGCCGCACGGTCGAACGTCGGTAAAACCGCGACGATGACCAACTTGATGTGGTCGTACTGTATGAATCCCGATAATCACTTATTCGGTATCTATTATTCGCTCGACGACGCGAAACACGACGTTATTCCCCGATTAATGTCGATGCTCGAAAGTATACCGATTTCATGCGGCGCGAAACCGAAACGGTATCTCGAAGAGATCGAACGATTGAAACACGAAGAAGACGCGGCGTCGTACGATAAACAGCGGACGCTGGAAGCGTATATGATTCGCCGAAAGAACGCGCTCGAAACGTTACGCGCCAGCAACCGGAGATTCCTGGTGGTCGACTCCGACGAGATAACGTCGTTCGAAGCCTTGGTGTCGCACGCGAAAAAAGTTCAAACGTTCGTTAAAAGCATCGACCCGAGAAACGATATCATGATTGCCGTCGATAGCGTATTCGATCTTACGTTTTCCGAAACGAAATTCAGAACGCGCGACGAAGAAGCGCGGGAGACGAGCCGACGATTGAAACGCTTATACGAAGATATGCGGATCCCGGTATTCGGATCGTGCCATCTTCGCAAGCTGGGGTCGGAACGGCGTCGTCCCGTTCAAGACGACCTGAAAGATTCCGGTCGGCTTCAATACGACGCAACGGTTATCTTCCTGCTTCATAACGACGTGTCGGAAAACAAACAGAACGCGAAAGTATATTTCGGTAACCCGCCAGAGATACAGCCGGTTATCGAAATGGATTGGTCGAAGAATAAACATTCGTCATATAAAGGTGTATCGTATTTCTACTTCCAGCCGGAATACTCACGAGTTCAAGAAGCGTCGGAAGCGGATTTCCGAAGATACGACGCGGCACGCTTCTCAAGATAATAAATATATGATATAATTTTATAAAAATAAAAAGAGGGAGATACGCTATGCTATTTAACGGATTATTTATCGACGACGACAATCTGATCCAGCTGGGGCGCGACGGCGACGTCTGCGACATCTGCTTATTGAATCGTGCTTCTACGGATTCGATATCGTTGTTTGAAGCGCGCGATCTACTGCGCGGCAAATTATCGGGCAAGCCGATCTTTAAGAAAATGATCCACGGGCACGATTACGTATTATGCGGCGATCATCTTAAAAAGATGTCGGACCTGGTTAACCGGTATAACGCCGCAAAAGCCGAAGACGCGTTCGTCGAAGAAATTATCGACGACGCGAAAGAAGGAGAATCGGTACCGGACGTCGAAGAAGATATAACGGAACCGCCGAAAAAGAAACGAGGTCGTCCGCGTGCGTAAATCCAAGCATTGGCACGACGTCCGCGGCTGGCGGATCGATTGCCCGCGTTACACGAAATGCCCGTTATGTTATGGCTGTCGCGCGTACGATCCGTCCGATATAAAATGCACCAAATGCAGAGACGAATCAGTAAAAAATGTCTGTGATACGTCGAAGCATCGCGCCGATTTATTAGCTAAACTGATTCCGCGCGAAAAAATAATCGTGCGAAAATAATATATCTACGGGAGAAGATACGATATGGAAAAAGAAATTAAAGATTTAACCGATACGTCATTATTTAAATCGAGCGACCGATTCGCCGAAATCGAATCGATACCGCTCAAGAATTTCGTTATCTGGGTATCGCAGGAATTTAAAACGTCCCCGGAAAAGATATCGGACACGATAGAAGATTCCGATAGAGTCATCGAGATCGTTATGAAATATCTGATCGACGCGAAGAAATACTACGAAGGTAACCCGCGGACCTGGATCGACGTATTATACGCGGCGACGTATATCCACTACTTGACGTTCGATTTCGAAGAACCGGTAACGTCGTTATTCCGGCTCCGCGAGATCGTCATGAGAGAAGCCGATTTCGGCGAACCGTTCATGGGCGTCGACGCGGCTCAATTGTCGGCCGTCCTGGATACGATCGAATGCGGCGCCGGGCCGAAGACGCTGGTTACGAAATGCGCGCCCGTACCGAATTCGCCGCAGCAGGTATGGTCCGACGCGATCTGGTATCATGACAATTTCGGTGCGTAACATAACGATCGACCTGGATCGCCTCCGCGGCGTCCGGGAATCCGCGGGATATTCGATACGAGATATATCGCGCGCGCTTAACGTTAACGCGTCGACGATATACCGGTACGAGAAGGGGTTAACCAAAATACCGGCGAATAATTATCTGACGATGTGCGAGATATATAAGATCGACCCGCGCGAAATCGCCGATGGATAAATACGATAAATCGTATCGAATCATGGAAGACTCGCAGATATACGAATACTGTTCGTGCCCCTTCCGGTATTCGATTATCTACGAGAACGATACGGCGGTTCCCGTCAAGCGGACGCTGAATACGTTTCTTCAGAACGTGACGCGCGAATTCTTTACGTTTCTTTACTCGGGTGAAGTAAAAGATATGCCGTGGCTGAAGGAACGCTGGGACGCGCAGGTCGCGAAGAATAAACGATACTTCGCCGACAAGACGGGCCGCGGTTCTTTAACCGGGCTTCAGAAGCTGTACGCGTTCTGGAAGATCGCGCAGAAGAAATCGCTTCAGATCGTCGACCTGGCGTCGCCGTACGAATTATTATTTCCCGGCGTAACCGTTGTGGGTAAAATGTTACCGGTATCGTACATCGCGCGGAATAAGAAATATTATTTCACCGTGGTTGATTACAACGAGAAATCGCCGGATCGTATATTATTTGATTCGAAGATAGAATACACTATGCAGTGTATGGCGTGGCGGAAAACGTACGACCGCGACATTCACGGCATCAGATTGATTCACGTCGCGACGGGTAAAGAATATTATTCGTTGCGCGGCACAAACGATTTTCGAAGATTGTCGACGATCGTCGAGAACGTATCGAAAGCGTTACGCGCGCGGATATTCTTCCCGAATGAATCTTACGTCTGCGCGTCGTGCCAAGTAAAAGATATCTGCCGTATGTGGTCCTAAGGAGGAGATTCGAAAATGTCGTTCCGGATTAAAGAATTCGTCGGGTACGATCTTGAACGGGAACTGTATAAAAAATTTCCGCGAAAGAAAAAGAAGTTTACCGGAAAAAAGAAAACGATAACGAAACCGATCGAGCCGACAGATGACGCTAAAAAACGATAATTCGCCGACGCGTCGCCGCCTGATCGAAGTATTCGAAGCCGCGTTTCGAGATAAAATTATATCGTCGTACAACGTCCCGCCGCTTAACAAGCGATCCTGCGGTCGATTCAAGCGATATAAGCCGATCATCGACGGTATCGAATTTGATTCCGGCATGGAAGCAGAATACTACGTTTATCTTTTAAAAGCCGGCGCGAAATTTAAACGCCAGCAGTCTTTCGAACTTCTGCCGAAATATAAGATAAACGGACGTAGCGTCCGCGCCATAACGTACGTCGCCGATTTCGTTATTTACGACGATAACGATAAGCTGATGCGAGTGATCGATATTAAAGGTCGCGCGACTGAAGCGTTTAAAATCAAAAAGAAATTATTCGAATATATTTTCGGCGTCGATCTTGAATGCGTCGCGCGTTCTCGCGACGGACGCTGGGTACATACGTAAGGAGGAATTTTAAATTACGGACGAACTCCGACCGTCGGGGTTTATAAAACAACATTTTGCCGCGAACGGCGGCGTCCCCGAACAAGCGAAATCCGCGAAGGAGATCTGGAAAGAAATCGACGATCTCGTGTTCGCGTACCAGGCCGGGTTACAATCTAATATCGAAGAAGAACCGAAGCGATCCGAACTCAAAGCCGCCGGCGATGCCGCGGCGCATGAATTACTGGATCGCTTTTATCCGTTGTTTAAAAAATATCTTCACGTCATTAAATCCGGCCAGATTAATTTCGTAAATCCCGAACAACGGCGATTCATATCGTTATTCATGGACGACATCAAATATCGTTGGGCGCTCTGCTCGCGGAAACGATTGATGCCGGCGCAGAAACACGAGGTGAGCGAACGGTTCAACTTCGTCAAAGATACGTACGGGCGAAACGACCCGGGCGAAATATTAACGGACCTCAGGGTCTGTTTTTTATATATGGCGTCCCGATATCAGGATACGGGTAAATCGTTCTGCTGTTACGTATTTAACGCGTTCCGGTACGAAGCGTTCCGGATGATTCAGAAATTCACGCGGAACCCGATCAACGTATATTACAAAACGAAAGAATTCGAAGACTGCGTCCAGATGCCGCATCCCGATTATCCGACGTCGAAAATCGTCGAAGATATCGGAATCAATCAATTCGGTTTCCCCGATTATTCCTGGTACCGCGGCGATACGTGTTCCGATTTATTCTCGGCGTTAACGCCGCTCGATCGTAAGATACTCGAGCAGTATTATCTCGAGAAGATGTCGGATCGTCAGATCGCCGAGCAGTTTGGCGTCGACCGAAAAATGATCAAGATCGTTCGCGTCGACGCGGTCCGGAAGATCGAAGCGTTAACCGGACGGCGCGTACCCGAAGAATTAATGAAGAAACAAAACAGCGGTCGCTGTCGGATCCAATTTCATAAAGATAAATAATTGAATATATATGAAAAGCTCTTCGCGCCAGCGGAGAGTTTTTTGTTGCATTAATGCACTGCGTATGATACAATATACGGGAATAATACTATTTTCTCGAAAGGCAGGAATATCTGAATGAAATGGAAAATCCGCAGAAACAAAATCAAGGAGAACGAATACGCGATCGATAACGGCATTTTAAGAACCGTCTTCGCGAATCGCGGTCTCGATCCCGATATCGCGTCCGCGCTCGAATCGGATCCCGTATCGATACTCGCGACGACCGAAGTTTACGGCATTAACGACGCGGCAGAATATCTGATAAAATACGCGCTAAAAGAACGTCGTCACGTCGAAGTGTTCGCCGATTACGACGTCGACGGTTTGACGTCCGGGTATATCATCACCCAGTTCTTACGCGGGCATAACGCGTCCTGCGATGTATATTATCCGCAGCGGGACGAACTCTACGGTATCAGTATGGCGTGGTGCGAACGAATCAACGAGAAATATAAAGATCGCCCGCTCGAACGTAAGCCGCTAGTCGTTACCGTCGATAACGGGATTACCAGGAAACGCGAGATCGCGTTCTTAAAATCAAAAGGTTTCCCGGTCTTGGTTACCGACCATCACGAACCGCAGGACGATATGATTCCCGACTGCGTTCACGTCGACGGTTATCTGGGTAACGGCGACGGTCGTTGCTTATGCGGCGCCGGCGTTATCTGGAACGTGTTACGCCGCGTCGAAGATTTTCTTAACGAGGATCACGCGTGGACCGATTATTTATTATCGTTCGCCGCGCTGGGTACCGTCGCCGATATGATGGAGATGACGCCGTATAATCTGGCGATCGTAACCGTCGGTCTGGCGATCATGAACGGTCCCGCGTGTCCCGATAATATACGCCTGTTCCGCGACCAATACTGCCACGGGCGTATCACCGTCCGCGATCTCAGCTGGAGCTTGATACCGATGTTGAACGCGTGCGGCCGTATGGGAAAGATCGAAATCGCGCGATGCTTCTTCTTCAGTGAAGACGAAGAGAATCTTCTGCGGATACTGTCTGTTATCGACACGTTGAATAAGCAGCGTAAATCGGAAGAAAATCTTCTTGTGAAATATATCGATTCGATCGTCGACCTGGATCATCATATTATATTCGCCGTGGTGCCGAAAGATACCCGTAAGGGTCTGCTCGGCTTGGTTGCCGGCAAACTGTTACAGAAATACGGTAAGCCGACGTTCGTCGTTCAGGAAGAGGCGGATTGCGTCGCCGGGAGCTTCCGATCCAATACGGTCGGGTTTCAGAAATTAACCGCGGGCGCGGAACATATGCTGGACCGGAACCATACTGGCGGTCATCCGTTCGCGGCCGGCATAAGTATCAAGCTCGGCTGCGAAGATGAGTTAGTCGACCATTGTGATAGCGTCGTCGAACATATGATCGGCGACGGTTCGTTCGATAAAATTCTGGGCGACCGATTTATGTATATAGATAAGATATTAACGTTCGACGATCTGGTTAACGAAAACCGGAACGCGCTCGAAATCCTGCCGAACGATCGGCGGAGTTTCCCCGAGTCGACGTTCGCGTTCGTCGACCTTAAGCTCCGCGGCGTATCCGTTTCGAAGAATAATCCGGAAAACGTTAAGCTGTCTCTGACGGACACGAGCGGCAATGAATTCGACGTTTGGGCGTGGGGTTGGGGATCGCGCCTACGTGAATTCTCCGGCTGCGGCAAGGTTCATCTCGCGGGTCATCTGGTCCGCAATTTCCAGAAGCCGCGTTCTACGACGATCAGCGTCTGCGACATTAAGCCGGCGGTGATCGAAGCGTTCGAATCATAAGATTGAAGATATAATAGATTTCTGAGGGCCCCCGGGGTCGTCGGTGAATTTATTTATATCTAAAAGGATGGATTATTTCATCATGGAAAATTTTACGCATTTACACGTTCATTCGTCGTATTCACTTCTCGACGGCTACTGCAAGCCGCGGGATCTGGTGAATCGCGCCGTATATCTGGGGATGGACAGCATCGCGGTAACCGACCATAACCACGTCGGCGGCATACCGGAATTCTTCGAGGAAGCGCGCAAGGTGGGTATAAAACCGATAGCCGGATTGGAAGCGTATTATACGCCGGATCGATCTATATTGTCGTCGCCGGCGGCGAACCGTAACGCGCTCGCCGCGGACGCGGCGTTTCAAGCCGGCGTTATCACCGAAGAAGAACGGGACGCGATCGTCGAACAACGCAAGGGCGTCAAAGGTATCAAAGAAATAAAAGAACGAACGAAGCCTTATCTGTATGATACGAAGGGTTACCATATACTGTTCTTAGCGATGAATCAGAACGGCTGGCGCAATCTGGTGAAAATGAATTCGGAAGCGGCCGCGACCTGTACGTTCAACGGTCGGTTCCACGTCGATATCCCGCTGGTGCGAAAATACGCGGACGATCTTATCTGCACCACGGCGTGCGTCGCGTCGTATCCGGCACGAAAAATATTTGCCGGGGATATCGAAGCCGCCGAAGCGTACGTCGATACGTTCCACGAAATATTCGGTGACCGGTTTTACCTGGAGGTTCAGCCGTTAACGATACCCGAACAGATGGCGGTGAACCGGCAATACGTCGCCTGGTCGAAAGAAAAGAATATCAAACTCGTCGCGACGAACGACGTTCATTACGTAACGGAGTGGGATCACGACGATCACGATACGCTTCTATGCGTCGGTACCAAACGATACAAAGACGAAACAGATCGCATGCAGTATACGAACGATTTCTGGCTGCGATCGAGAAAAGAAATGGAGGAATACTTTAAGAAAAACGCGGACGGCGACGAAGATCTATATAATGCGTACGTCGCCGCTATGGACGAAACCAATATAATCGCGCGACGCTGCGACGATAAAATAAATTTCGGCGCCGATAATTCGTTACTACCGAAAGCGAATCTTCCGGACGGGGAGAAGTCGTCGAAATCGTATATCACTCGACTCGCATACGACGGCTTATATAAGATCGCCAGGAGAGAATCATTCGATAAAGATAAGCTCGCGGAATACGAATCCAGACTGGCGTACGAAATGGACGTCGTTACGAAACGACATTTCGAAGATTATATGTTGGTCGTTCGAGAATACGTAACGTGGGCGCGGGAACACGATATACCCGTGGGCCCCGGGCGCGGCTCCGCCTGCGGATCATTGTTATTGTATTGCTTGGGGATCACGCATAGCGTCGACCCGATTAAATATAATTTATTATTCGAACGATTTTTAACGGTTGATAAAAAGGGATTTCCGGATGTCGACGTCGACTTCTCGAAATTCAAACGGGAATCCGTAATACATCATCTCGAAGATGAATACGGCAAAGATAATGTATGCCATATCGGTACGTACACGCAGATAGGCGTTAAATCCGGATTAAAAGATATCGCGCGCGTTTTCCGATATTCGTTCGACGACGCGAACGCCATATCGAAAGAGATCGACGAACTCGCGGAATTCGTACCGCCGCAGCCGTTATTCGCGGATTACGATAAATTAAAAGATTCGCCCAATAAGAACGAACGCGCCATGTGGGACAAATTCGACGCGCTGGAAAAGAAGTATCCGACGTTGTTTTCGACCGCGAGAAAATTCGAAGGTTTAAAACGCTCGTTCGGTATTCACGCGTCGGCGATCCTGGCGATGCCGACTCACGTTAACGACGTCTTCCCGACGCGTCTGGATAACTCGACCGGCGTCACCGTAACGTTATATCCCGGTACGATGATAGAAGAACTCGGCGGCGTCAAGCTGGATATCTTGGGTTTGGTATCTCTCGATAATATCGAGCAGACCGCGAAATTAATAAACCCCGAATATAACATTGACACCGTTTACGGTATGGTCGATCTCGACGACCCCGAACCGTATCGAATGCTGGCGCGCGGTGAATCAGATTGCGTCTTCCAGCTGGAATCAAATATGTTTAAGGGTTTGTTGAAAAATATTCAGCCGCGGAATCTGGACGATATAGCCGCGACTACGTCGTTGGGCCGACCCGGTCCGTTATCGTGCCATCAGGATAAGCAGTATGCTGCCGCGAAAAACGACGGTATCAAACCCGACGAGCTTTTTAAAGGTATCGACGATATCACGGGACCGACTTACGGAATCATATGTTATCAGGAGACGTTGATGCGGATAAGCCGCCGCGTCGCCGGGTTCGACGTAATGCAGGCTGACGCGTTGATGCGAAAGGCGATCGCGAAGAAGAAGATTGAAATGTTCCCGATGATCCGCCGCTGCCTGATATACGGCAAGAAAAACGTCAAGGGGCCCGAAGGATGGGAAAAGAACGACGATCTCCCCTGGTACGACCCCCAAAAAAAATACGGCGCCGAAATCGAAGGCGGTATATCCAGAGGGTACACCAAGGAGGAAATCGATCTCTTTTGGGATAATATGCGCGGATACGCGTCGTACGCGTTCAACGCGTCTCACGCTTACGCGTACAGCGTTATCTCCGCCATTCAAGCATGGCTTAAATATTATTATCCGGTCGAATTCTTTACCGCCGCGTTGACAATCGAAGAAAACGACGATAAGCGGAAAAAATATATATCGGTCGCCAGAAGATACGGTATCTCCGTCGTTCACCCCGATATCAATCTATCGGAACGCGGCTTCACCTGTGAAGACAAAACGATCCGGTACGGTATCGGTTCGATTAAAGACGTCGGCCCGACATCCGTACCCGAGCTTCTGGAGAAGCGTCCGTATAGCTCGCTGGACGACGCCGTCGAGCGAGTCTCGAAACGCGCGCTCAAGAAGAACGTCGGTGTCGCGTTAATTAAATCCGGCGCGTTCGATTCGTTCGGAGACAGATATAGTTTACTAAATCGGTTCTACGAACTCCGGAAAGATAAAGAGCCCCGTATCGAAGGCGCGCCGACCGAAGACGATATATCGCGGATGGAGCTGGAAACGTTAAACGCGTCGCTTACGTACCCGCTTTGGTTCGATAATCTCGAAGAGGGCTGCTACGTATTCGAACCGTGCGTCATTAAGAGTACGCGCGAATACGTATCGAAGAATAAATCGGTCATGTGTTTCTTAACTATCGAGACGCATAAGAGCGTTATCGACTGCGTCATGTTCGCGAAAACGTATAAGAAATATAAAGACGATATCGTTTTAAAAACGCCCGTATATTTCGGCGGCGCCAAAAACGATCGCGACGGCTTCGTTATTGAATTGATTCAGAAAGAAGCGTGAAACGTATATTACCCTCGGTTCTCCCGGATCGAGGGTAATATATTATCGGCATATAAATTTAAAAAGGAGGTCGACTACCATTAAGGAATATACCGGTAGAATATATATGAATCAATTGTTCGGTACGACCGACTCGTTATCGCGGTTCCGCGTCGGGTCTCGATCGATCGAACAGGGCGAATGGATCCACGATACGGATTATTATCGGATGCCGCTCGAAGTGACCGATATCTTCGTAATCGGCGTGTACGATACCGCGAGCGGAGAGAACGTTCAGTTTACCGTGGTGCGGACGGGGTCGAACAACGTCGAGATCCGGAGTATCGATAACGACCCGGCGACGGTCATCTATATTTATCGTCCCGCCGATAATACGACGGACGACGATATCTTTAACCCCCAAACTAAAGCGTCGGTCGTATTGTTCGACGACGGTCAATCGTTACAGTCAAAATTGATCAATAACGTTTTATATAAGAACTCGCATCAGGACGAAGAAGCGAACTGGCGGAAAATTATCTCGATAACGCCGGCGAAATTCACCGAAGATAACGGCAACGATCTGTTCGTGATACCCGAAGGCGTTCACGGATACGGCCGCGACGTAACCGTCACGGATATCGTTAAAGCCGAGTCGGCCGTATATATGACGGATTATAAATCGCGGTGTACGATCAAATACAAGGTTAACGGCGATATCTTAATATACGCCGACGATCCGTTTACCGGCTCCGCGATACTCGAGAGAAAGGATTGGGTAACCCAGTAATATGGCGACGTATAAAGGCGACATACTTCTCGACATGCTTGTCTCGGCCGAGAACCTGTCGAAATATAAACTTAATAAAAAGCGGATAACCTCCTGGTCCCCGCGGCCGGACGATACGTACGAAGCCGAAATCGGAAACAACGATATATATATTATATCCGTACGCAGCGGCGATTCAGATACGGGTATCGGTCATTACGCTAAACGCGAGTCGGACAAAACGTATTTAATATCGTACGATAAGCAGGAGGTCGACGTATATTATCTCGACCCGCTCGATTCAAATACGGCAATAAACGATAAATTTTATCCGAACGTTAACGCCGATCAGGTATATTTCCCGGACGGTAAGACGTTGATCGATAAATTAAAGAACGGTACGTTGCTCGAACAGCTGTCGAAATACGTATCGTGCGACGTTCTGGAGAATTCATTCAATTCTTATCGGTTTAAAATCAGAATCGGTCGCGACGAGATTATCTCGCCGAATCTGTTAAAGAACAACGATGACGTTTTTATCAAACGATACATGAAAACGGAATGGCGGCGGGTCGTCGGGCAACACAGTACGTTCTATCTGGAGATCCCGAACGAGACACATAAGCTGAAATCTCCGTACGTCGAGCAGGTATTAATCGTCGATGCGAACGGCGTCATGACGCCTACGTATTATTCGTTCTCGATTAATACGAACGATACCGTCACGATTTATGTCTACGACGAACCCGCGGATCGTACGGCCGTCTATCTCAAGGATATCCGGCATCAGCGTTTCTAAAATTGATATTAAGGGAGATATTAATGATTATATCGAAGATCGCCCGGGGGTTGCATCCGCTGGCGCTTTATAAAAAGATAAACGAACTAATTAAAGAATTTAACGATATCGATACGATATACTTGAAGAAAATCGACTTATCGAACCAGATCGAAAAGTATCAGGCGGACGAATCCGATCTTAACACCGCGATCGCGCAGAACGGCAATTATCGAACCAAATTCGTGTCGGTTAAAATTCTGGCTCTTTTGTGGGGAAAAATCAAAGACGCGTTCGTTCAGAAGCAAGCGGGCAAAGGTTTGTCGACGAACGATTTTACCGACGAATATAAAAACAAATTAAACGCCGCGACCAATTACGCTTTACCGATTGCGTCCGAGGGCGTCTTGGGCGGCGTTAAAATCGGCGCCAATATCACGAAAGATCCCGACGGTAAGATATCGGTTACCAGGGATAACGTTAAGAACGCGCTCGGTTTCTTACCCGCGGCCCCGGTAACGCCGGTGACGTATACGCTCGAAAAAGAAAACGACGATATCATTTTAAAGGGTTCCGATCTTTCCTGTACGTCGGTTCGCGATAACGATACGAGATACGGCCCCGTGTCGGAGACCGCGTACGGTTTAATGTCGCCCGAGGATAAAGTTCGTCTTAACAGTATGCAGTACGGCGCCCAGGTTAATTCGATCGACCGGATAAAAATGGACGGCGTTATTCTCGAGCCGGTCGACGCGACGGTGAATCTGGACGTATACACCAAGGCGCAGGTCGACGCGCTGGTGTCCGGGTCCCACGGTTCCGGCGGCTTAAAGATCGAGATCGTATCGTCGTTACCGGCGTCCGGTGAACTCGGCACCATCTATCTGAAGAATTCGTCCACCCCCGCGACCGATAACCTTTATTCCGAATATATCTGGATCGGCGCGAAATGGGAAAAATTGGGTGACGGCACCGTTACCGTCGATCTCTCGCAGTACGCGAAGAAAACCGACATACCGACCAAGGTGTCGCAGCTGACGAACGACGCGCCGTATCTTAAGAAAACCGAAAAGGCGCAGAGCGCCTTAACCGCCGATAAGCTGGCTAACGCGCGATCCATAACGTTAACGGGCGCCGTATCCGGCACCTGTCTCTTTGACGGTTCCGGTAACGTCAGTATCAACGTACCGACGGTCGACGCTACCAAGCTGGTCGGCAATATCACCGTGCCGGTCCAGGGGTCTTCCGAATCGGCCGAAAAGTTGGCGCACCCTCGGGAAATTAAATTAACGGGGGCGGTCAAAGGCAGCGTATCGTTCGACGGTACGACCGACGTATCGATACCGACGGCGTATCCGGCGATCGTTACGATGCCCCAAAGTACGTTCTTAACCGCGTCGCCCGCGGACGCCGATAATAACGAACAGGTCGCGACGACGCGATGGGTCAATAAGAAGTTAAGTACGTTATCAACTTCTCACGCGGCCGACGCCGATAAATTGACGACGGCGCGAAAAATAAACGGTACGTTCTTCGACGGTACCCAAGACATTACGACGCAATCGTGGGGTAAAGGCGAAGTATTCCGGATCGACGATTTCAGCGGAAGTAATTCGGGCCCCGCCATTACGGTGTCGGGCAAATCCGCGACCGGATCTATTCTTAAGCTCCCGGCGACGATCAAAGCCGATCTCGACGGTAACGTCGCCACCGCGACTCAATTAAAGAACCCGTTAACGCTTAATATTAACGGTCACGTTAAAGGTTCGTATACGTTTACGCCGGGTGCCGGCTCCGCGGTCACAATAAGCACCGTCCTCCAGGATGGCGCGGCGTTACCGCAGAACCCCGTGGCCGACGACAACTCTACCAAAGTCGCCACTACCAAGTGGGTTAACGATAAACTCGCCGGCGCGACACAGAAGACGTTCGTCGCCGCGACCGGTACCGATACCGGTAAAGGCGGCTCGTTACCGGATTCGCCCAAGCTGAATAACGGCAAGCCGCATCTCTTCTTAAGCGACGGTACCTGGAAACAGAACGCGCCGTTCGCCGACAAACTGACTCAATATGAGAATTACGAACTTTCGAGTATTAAGACGGTTCAAGATTTTTTAAACGTTCTTTACAACAAATGTATCAATTATAACGTATCGAAAATCAACGGCGTCGGAATAAATCAGGAATTCGTTAATAATTTTAACGATAACGTTACGACCGCGAAATTATCTGCCGGTGACGCGACATATGTATTCTACGACGGCGCCGCGTTCTTCTTAACCGATCCGACAACAAAGAAAACCTGGCGATTATATGGCAATAAGATAACCGAAGTATTTAAGGATGATTCGAACAATACGATCTCGGTATTCTCCGGCGCGACACAGGTAGCGAACGGTACGGCCGGCTTGGTCCCCGCACCGACGTCTTCCGATTATAAATTTAATAAATTCTTGTCGTCCGGCGGTAATTGGGTAAATCCGAGATTCGATATCGTAACCGACCTGGCGACGGGCGGATATGAAAAATATAAATCCGTAAAAAGGACAATCGAAAGTCTGTCGAACAATGATTCTGTTCGCTATAAAACGTACGCTTTTATGTTCAGCGGTATCCCGAGTATTAATACGTTTATCGATAAAATAAACGATAACGCCGACGAAGCAATCGCGACCGCTACCGATAATTACGATATAGCGTATTTTCTTGTCGTCGATAACGCGGAAGCGAATATACCCGTATACGCCTGGTCGATACAAAGACCGTGGATACAGTGGAAAGCGACGGTCGCGCGCGGCGGCAATCTCTCTGAATTTATCCGAAATGAAGTGTATACCTTCCAGGAAAAGAAGATTATTATGAATCTTACTGATATATCCTGGAATTCGACGACGAAAGAATATAAATTCATCAATGCCAATCTTAAGGAAAACGGTTCCGAAGTATTCTTCGATATCGGTCATAACCCGACCGCCGAACAATTAACGTCGTTCAAGAAAGCCGATATCGTCGTCAAAGAATTAAAAGACGGTTCCGTAACGTTAAAGTGTATGAGCGACGTATTGCCGTCGAGCGTTCCCGTACGCTTAACGATCTTGCCGTAGGGGGTGAATCATTAATGCTCGTTAACGGAAGAAGGCGCGCCTCCGTCGAAGCGGAAACCGGCGGCGAAATTATATTTCACAACTACGTCCCCGGTACGGAATTAATTACCGGGCTTATGGAGATATACGATCCGCCGACCGGTTCAATCTGGTACGCGAAAGAAGGACGGTTGGTGCCGGAATCCTACGGCGGTAACGAATATCCGACGATAATTTCGGAGAAACCGATGCAGTCGATGTTGCGCGGTCCCGTATGTTTCTGGAATATGAATCGCGCGCGAAACACGCCGGACGGTTTAATACAGCTTTCGAGAAAAATCGGCGGCAATATGTTTTCGTATCCCGATTTTATCGCGACAGATAAACGATTAAAAACGGCGTCATATATATCCGGATTTTATATGGATTCAAGAGGCACAACAATTTTTGCGCCGTCAAACCTGTATTATATATTCGCGTTCACGCGTAATCTAAATACGCTCGGAAGTAAACCGACGATGGGTTTGGTCGATACCGGCGGTGCCGTATCGAAATACGAGATCGGCTTAAATCCTAGAAAATTTTATCAATTTTATCTGGAATATACGACGTACGCGACAACCGGTCAAACGATGAGATCGATCGTAAAACCGGATCCCGGTACCGGTAAAGAATTCTTTGACGGTCTCGTATTATTGAACCCGCTTTTATATCGCGACATCGATGCCGCGCACGGTCATTATTCCGGCGGTAACACGACAACGTCGTATTTCGAGATGTGGCAATCGATGCCGGCGACGCTCCGTCATATCATGGAGGGCGTCGGCGCGGCCGAATGCTTTATATCCAATATCGGCAAAACCTGCGAGAAAAATATTACCGATTATACGCCGTTTTTTTACGCGATGACTAAACTTGGATATGATTTTTTCTCGAACGGAAAAATCGTTCAGGGTTCCTGTATTAACGAATTTAAAATAATCGAAACTAATCGTCCCGTTAATATATTATCCGTTCAGGATTGGTAGGTGAATCATTTCTCAATATGATAACTCAAGAGGTATTGGAATTATTCTTCAATAAAAAATGGGCCGATATCGTTAAATTTAAAAAAGAAGTTAACGATACCCTGGACGCCCTCCGTCAGAGTATCGTTCAGCATAACAACGACGGCTCCGCGCACGAGAACGGTATCATCGGCACCGCGCGCTCCGCCACAAACGATATTAAGAAACGCCCGCTTCTCTCGTACGTCCGCGAAATAAGCGTCACGGGTAACACGCTTACCGTTAAAAAGGGTGACGATACGAAACAGGATATCGTCGTATCGTCACCGCTGGACGCCTATCCCGTCGGTTCGATATATATCTCGGCCGTTAACACCAACCCGCACGACTTGTTCGGCGGCGTCTGGGTCTCGCTCGAACCCGGAAGACTTCTTCTGGCGGCCGGGACCGATTATCCCGCCGGTAGCGTCGGCGGTGAAAAAACGCATACGCTCACGGTCGACGAATTGCCGAAACATAACCACGGCGGGCTTACCGTTAAAAACGGCGCGCATTCTCATAACGGTACCACTTCAACCCGCGACTTACGCGGCGAGTTCGACGGCATCCAATATATCAATACGTACGGATCCGGTATCGTCTCGATGCGCGAGCAGGGCAGAAGAAACAACCCCGGCGGAACGGACGGACGTAACATCCATATATTCACGATAAACGCGACACACGACCATACGTTTACGACCGATACGAAAGGCGAACATACGCATCAGATCAATTTTGACGGCGAAAGCAAGCCTCATAATAATATGCCGCCGTATATTTCCGTCTATATGTGGCGCCGAACCTCCTAATTTCTTCGCGCCGGATCTGAATTCAGAAACGGCGCGAACGTTTTCGCGAATATTCTTTTTCGCCGGCAATATCGCGATCGCGAAAAAATTATTCCCGACAATCTCTCACGGCTCAGGATACGCGCGCGTAATGCTTCGACTGTCTCGCGCGCGCAGCGAAGAGATTGTGTCTTGATTCGCGCGGTTTATTACCCGTCGGCCGCCGGCATAATCGTTTTTCCCCGGGTTTCCGATTCAGATCAGATTGAACGGGTTAAACGTTTAAGCCATTCTATTGAATCATATATAATAATATAAATATTATGTTCGATATATATAATATATTCGCTATATTCTACGTTCCGAAAGAAGGAATCATGGAAGACGTAACCGTATTTATCCGGGATATATCCGTACCGCTTATTATCGCGTTTATATGTTTCTTCGGTCACTCGTTGTATGAATCGGTTCGTCAAACCTGGATCCGGAAGAAACGACGGCGGCTCGAAGAGAAACGCGTCTGGAACGATCGTTTATATAACGTCGAGAAAGGCGTCCAGCTTTTACTTAAATCCGATATGTCCCGGTATTATCATTTTTACGTGCCGCTCGGGCGCGTCAACACCACCGCGAAAGAATTATTCAACGACGAATACGCCGTATACACCCGTGTCAAAGGAACCAAAGGGACATTTAAAAAACGATACGACGATTTTATGCGGCTGCCGGAAGTCGACGATATGCCCCATCCCCAGTCTCGTCTCCGCTCTCCGAGCGAAGACTCGACCACCCCTTCCCAAAGGGAAGGGGATGAAAACGATACGACGCAAAAAAAAATCATCGACTTCTCCGACGACCGTTCCCACAAGAAAAATAAATGATTATTGTATATAATCCTCCGTTAATCTTAACGGAGGATTTTTTTATGCCGATAATCGACATTTATCGAACTATATAAAAGATCCGTTAACGGATAACGGCGCGATAAAAAATTTCCGGCAGCATATATCAATTATTATATCCGTAAATTTATACGAACGCTTTAACGACGACGTATATTAACGATCGGTAAAAAACTTTTAACGGAATAAAATCGCCTTATGGGAATCGAAAATTATATAAAAATTTCCGGCAGCAGTACCCCATATATAGATTTTTCGATTTCTGATTTTCTGCCCCCGGGTGGTTGAATCGGCGTCGAAAAATAAATTTTATTTTTTTATTCGGATTTAATTCCGAGAAGGAGGTTCGTCATGAAGAAATTAGCTATTTTGCGTGTTTTGATTATCGCGCTCGCGTCGATATGTATTCGCGTATTCGACGCGTTGGATCGCGCGGGTATTGACGTACGTATATCGTACGTTAAATACCCTCTGGTTTGGCTAAGACATTATCTTCGCGGTTCCGGCGAAGATATGATCGTGCCGCAAAAGATTGTTGATGACGCATATAATGCGTTTATCAATACGATCTCAGTGCATGGCGGATACGATGATCCGTCGTATTGCTTGTATTCATCGACGCTGTACGTGGGTCGCGGGTTTTACTCGCGGCCCGTTTTATTTTATCTCGTCGGAGGATTTACGTTCTCTATGGAGCGTATCAACGACGAGAATATCGTATTCAAGGCTGTTGATCGTTACGATTGGCATCCGACAGAATACGGCGAATTCTTTACGTCGCCGCTCGGACACGGGATTTTATGCCGCGTATTATGCGCGGTATTAGGTTTCGTATTCGGCCGTCAATATTTTGGTAACGAAGATTCCGTTACCGGTGAATACGGCATATCGAATCGTCTCTGGTTCGATATGCTTCAAGTTGGGGCGAAAGAATTCGATTCTATAATCGAATCTTCCGCGTTTAATGAATACGACGTTTGGACGGACGTTACCGATCGTCGTCGCGAATTAGATCGCGACGACGATGAAGATTACGACGACGAAAATTAATCGTCAATTTATTATATATTTTAAGGAGGATGGATTATTATGAAAAAGATGTTTGCACTTGTTGTATTGGTGTTGATTTGCGCAGTGATCGTATACGTTACGACGCCGTCTGAAGTGTGCCGTTACGCGGCGTGGGTTCGTAGCGGAGACACCGTTACGAGCTTGATGGATAATGCTGGCGTCGAATACGATTATTCGGCGTCATTAGCTGCGACGATCGCGGCTAATCCCGGGGTTGATATGGAAGTATTGGCTCCCTGCCAAGACGTTATAATCGTCTTGGTTAAATAATTTGATATGTATTTTATTTAGCATTTTTATTCGGGCGTTGGTCCGAGAAGGAGGAACTATCATGAAACGCACCATTAGAATTAAAAACGAAACTCTTGTGATCCAAAACATTGAATTCGCGCGTCATAACGGCGGATTCAAATTGATTCTTACTCAGGGGACCGTCGTGAAGTCCCCGTTCATGGATTTTACGGCGACCGATTATGACCGGGATATTATCGAATCCCGGGATAATGTCGGACGTATTACCGGCGAAGTGTGCGGCGATACGATCGCCGTAAACTTTAACGGGCTCTTTTCAAAATTCAACCCGGACACGATCCGTCGCGCGGTACATCGCGGTATCGGATTGAACTATTCGCCCGAGATCGCCGTGTATCTGCCGATAACTGAAGGTACGGCATTAGCCGTATCGGAAACCGGAAGCAAAATAGTACCGGTTAAAGATGCCGGCGTTATCCGCTTCTACGCAGAAGATGGCCGTACCACGGTCGGGTCGTTGAAGCAAGGCGTCGTATATTTTTCGACGCAGAAACTGGACGCGGATAACGTTACCCGCGGCGGTCACGCGTTGTTCACCGGCAATACGGCGGCGGCTGTACGTAAGCAGTTATCTCGAGAATCAGACAGAACGCAGCCCGAGATCGATCTCGGCACTGCTAGATTCGTCGCCGTATATAAGCCGGGCTTGGCTGGCGGTGACTGGGACGGTCAGAGTCTGATTCGTCGCCCCGGCATGGTTGGCTATTCTCTTCACGGCAGAGATTGCGGCGGTATGGTAAAAGATATGCCGCTTTGTATGTCGAATCAGATGATGGCGGACGTTATCCGTCATCTTTCGAAGAACGGCGTATCGTACGTCAATCTCCGTAAACATACGGAGAATCTGTTTGATATTATCCGCGGCATTAATGACGATCTCGTTATCCTCGGTTGGGAAGATATCACTGATAAAGCCGTCGATCTCGTTGACCGTCTTGTCGATTTCAACGCGTTTAAGGCGCCGTTCGATTATAGCCGCGGCTGGAATATCGCGGCAACCGAAATATTCCGGGATCGTCATAGCAATACGGTCGCGCTGGGTCTTCAATTCGCGGCGAAGTTGCTGGCGATGGATTTCGTTCTCGGTCGCGCGTATATACAGAAAAAGATCGCCGAATGGGGTATCTCCCGTCTGGATGTCGGCGATATTCTGCCGCAGGAGTTGGATGAAACCGATCTCTTGAATCGGTTTGAATTTGACCGGAACTTGGCGGCTTTGAACCGCGAACTGGTGAATCAGATGCCGTATATGAAGAAATCCGGTATCGTGGCTAGAATGAACGACGCCAAAGCGAAGATCGGCCGTCTGGATATCCCGGTACCCGGCGTTTCGGGCGTTCTGGTTTCCGATTTAGGCGCGGTATTCGGCGATCCCGTTTTAGGTATTAACGAGGTCGTTATTAAAGACGCGCCGCTGGGACGGTACGTATTCATTAAATCCCCGTCGATGGGGCTCGACGAATATATTATCGTCGACAATATCGGCGTCGATGAATACGTACGTCGTCTGCCTGACGCGGAAGATTTCGTATCGGCGATGGGTAACGAGCTGGTTATCGTATCGTCTTCCGAGTGGGCTCGTAAACTGGCGGCCGGTTTCGATTACGACACGGATCACGGCCGGTTTATTCTGATTGACGATGAATTGAACGCGATCATCGGGTTTCGTCAGGGAATCATCGTCGACATTCAGGTACCCACGGTTACGGGAAGCGGCGAAAGCGTTTCTTGGGACGACGCGGCTTTCGTGGATGATTTCTTCCGGTACGCGTCTCTGCGTAACCCGAGCATCGGCGAAATCACGAACTTTTTCGTGCCGTTCCAGAGATGGGCGGTTACGGGGGATACGTCCGCGTTCAGTAATTTCGTTTCTTCATACCTCGGTTTCGGTTCCGGCTTATATATTTCGCCGATCTTAACCGACGTTGAATCCGGGTTCGTTCGTCGTATCGTATCTGAAGCCGTGGTTGACGCGGTGTGGAATAGAATTAAGAATATGGCGCCGACCGAAATGAATCTTAAGTTGGCGTTGAATGATGTATGCGTCATCTCCCGGTATTATCAGGAACTGGGTATCGACGCCGGAAAGAACTTCTATAAGATATCTCTGCCGATTGCTCCGAAAGAAGTTAGCCGATTCAGGAAAGAATTCGGCGAATCCCTGTTCTCGTGCGACATCGAGTTTTCTTATTATCGCGGTTTGAAAGTCGCGATCGAAGACGACTTTTCTATCGATCTGTATCAGCCGGCTCTGGATCAGATTAACGTCGAATATAAAGCGGCGTTGGAGCTGATCGATACGATGCCGTTAACGTTCGGTATGGAAATAATGAATAAATGCGTTAACGCGTATACGAAGTTATCGCCGACGTATCGTTCCGCGTTGAATACGATCGCGCGGTTAACCGGGTCGGCTCGTGCCGGATTCAAGTATATGGATCGGTTCTCTTTCGACACGATCATGGGCGCGAGCGAGAATACGGTTCGGTTGTTATTGGGCCGCTTGTCGATGGCGGATCGTGTTCGCGCGATCTTTGGTGCGTGGTACGTCGACGGTATCGAATTGTACAGAAGCGTCGGTCGGTATATGCTCGAAGAATTGTATTATTTCTTCGACGAAGAATTCGGTATGTTACATTTCGGTGTTGTTAGCGGTTCCGTTTCTGCGGGCGTATTGATCGGTATGCCGGTATCGGGGGATATCGAAGAAGTAGAAATCGGTTCTCGTATATCGTTCGATATGAAGAACGACGGAAGAATTATGTCTTCTAAAGATAAATTATGGGGACGTATTCTCTCTCTTAGAGAATGGGAAGTCTTATATTCCCGGAGAGTCGCGTTTAAGAGATATACGCGCGATTTCATTATTTTACGGGAAGCGTAAAATACCCCTTCGGGCTCGTGACAAAGACGGCGTCAGCGCGGTACGACGATACCTGATGTCCCACGGTGTCGTCGTGACAATGAATAATTATTCTCTTATAACCCCCCTTGCTTGTCGGCTCGAAACTCGCCGACAAGGCAAGACCCCCTTGGACCTCAATCCAAGGGGGTGTGACGGGGGCGTATTCTAATGTGGTATATTTGTAGAATTAATTTGTATATTTATCTGGAGGTGAATCATCGTGATTGATAAAAAAATATTAACGGCGTTCGTCGAAGAAAAGCGTCGTTGTTTTAAGCGTGGTTTGTACGGGGTTGACCGAGGGTACGTCGGTGAATTAAGTTGCCGGTATCACGGAGGTCAATTACTTGAATTGGTATTATGCGTATGTATGGGGATCATATGTGGGTATAATACTCGTTTGGATTTTTATACTTCCGTTAAAGACGAAGTATGCGGAATCGACTTTCGGGTTAGCGGTATATGCTACCAGATAAAATACGGATACGGAGATATAGGTCGATACCCGGGTATAAGGGTGGTAAGCATATTACCGGGAAAATACGGGGTATCGGATATGGCGCGAGATTTCGTTATATCGGGTCCGGCTTATAAAAGATTGGTATCGTCGGAGAAGACGATATATAAGTTATCGCGGGTATGGGAAGAATATCGAGATATCGTTATTAAGGGTTTACGATAATTCTTCTTATAACCCCCTCTCCCGCTTCGCTTCGCACCCCCCCTCCCCCCTTGGACCTCAATCCAAGAGGGAGACAGTCGGAGCGGGAAGGTGGCGGCGAATCAATGAATAAAGATACGGTTTCGGTATTCATATCTTTCCCGAGTACCGCATTCCGGTGTGGGGGGATTTGTAGATACGGGAGTCTCGTATCTCGCTCGTGACGTTCGACCCACGAGGGTAAATAATGGGTATATGTCGGACGAGTTTACGGGAATCTCACGGGGGAAACCGTAACCACCGTTAAAGAAAATCCGGTGACGATGTTTTGTCGTCGCCGGGTGATCTGACGGCTTCGTGTATATTTATGTATCTTTATGTATCTGAAAGGAGTATATTATTATGATTTATATTAACCCGATAAGAAAGAATGTTCGGCGTCAGGCGCCGGTATCGATTATGACGATTCACCGTTCTAACGGTGAAATCGTGTTCGTAAACGCTAAATGTATGCGTCGAGACGGCGCGTTGAAGAAAAGATTCGTGAAGGCGGTGAAAGCGTAATGATCGCCGCGATGGTATTAATGATGATCGTTATTAGTATTTTCGTCGGCTCCGCGTTATGGGGGCTGTATACGTTGGTTGTGTTTATCGAAGAGGAGCTGTCGCGTCATGAATAAAGAAATCGTTCTGAAGAAATTAAACGAGATATTCTCGGAAACGGGCGCGGGCGTCGGTATGATGCAGGAAGATCGTGCCGTCGAATTAATACTGGCGGCATATTCGTCTTATTATTGTGCCGCATATCATTACGTTCGTGACGAAAGTACTTCGGACCGCGCGTGTGAAGCGACCGGCGACGGATACATGTTCGGTTTTAGAAATCTTTTGGCGGACGAAGATTGGTTCGTCGAAACATACGTTAAACGTTGGGTGTACCTGGTCGCGCGGTATGATGCCGCGGATCGGTACGTCGAAGAATGCTAACGAGAGAGGCGGCCGGCGAAATCGTCGACCGTCTTCTTATCGGTTCGAATAAACGTGAATCAATTATTAACTGTTTGGTGTCGATGCCGAGAGACGCGTATGACGCGTATCCGCGGTTACAGGGTGTCGTCGGTATCGATACGGCGCGGATATTATATGATACCGTGCGTTATAATTAAAGACGATATGATATCAATGCTTCAGAGGCTCGAGTCGGAAACCGGCGTTCATTGTTACGATATTGACGCCGCCGCGAAAGTGTTGACTAATATGCTCAATGAGTTGAACAACCGATATTACTTTCTCGAACGACTCGACGGAGATTCCGTCGCGTTATGTACGCGGCAGATCAATTACGATCGCGCGACTATCGTTCTGGGATACCGGTACGACGAATCGTGGGTCGAGTATTATCTGTATGCGCGGCTCTGCGTTATGGCGCGCGAGTATTATGAATCGAACGGGAAGAAATTTATCCCGGGAGCATGAGGTGTATTATGACAAAACTTGAATCCGACGCGCGGTATTAAGGTTGACGGTATCGAGAATTCTGTATTACGCGACGTACCGGAGGAACGCCGATGAAATATATAGATCGTTTATATATTAAAACCGGCGGATTCGAGCGCGTGTTTATTAAATTTCTTTCGGAGGTGCTGTTATGATTATGAATATGGATTTTATATTATTGTTCTTGGGCGCGAGTATTATATTCGGCGCCGTATTAAGTATGTTTATCGGTGACGAATCATGAGTACGATCGTCGCGTTGGTATTCTTTGTCGTCGTTATAAACACGATACTGGAAAAAACCGATAAAAACAATAAATAATAATTGTCGGCGTAGGAGGATATTATGATAAAGATTACCGCCGTCGTATTCGGCGCGGTATTCGCCGCGAACGTATTAGGTACGGTCGTATATTATCTCGTTCATAAGCGTTAATATTAGGAGGTGTATTATGGATCCGGTCGTAATCGCTGTCTGGTGGCTCGTTATAAAACCGATTATGTATTTCGCGAATAAGCGTTAATTTTCCGTGGATCCGATATTCGATATTATTATGTACGTTATTATACGCTCCTTAATAGAAGCGTAAGGACGTGGTATATTCTTAAAATTATCTGTGTCGTTATTAAGCCGTGGTGGACGCTGTGTGCGCGCGTTTGCCGCGGCTTTATTTATTCTGTGTTTTAATCTGAAAGCGAGGTGTCGGTTTTTATGAATTGTTTCGAATTAAATTATTTATCGCGCGTGTCGGATATAACGCGCGGGAAGAAGTATATCGGGTCGCGCGGGTCGTCCGTATCGATACAGAAGATCGGTATATCGATAGACGGGGACGGATTATGGCGCGCGGATTTCCGGGCCGTATCGACCGACCGGTCGGCGTTTACCTTCGCGCTTACGCGCTCAGATAGAGGCATATTATTCGACGGCGCGTTTAGCGTTGAACGCGAGAACGTATGTAACGATATCGTAACCGTATCCTGGTTCAGCGTGCTGGGGAATATCGATTATCGGCGCGAATTCTTGGACGCGAACCGAACGATCGAAATCGGTTCGGGTATAATCCGGTTCTTACGGAAAGTCGGCGACTCATGGGAATACGAAGTGTTGGGTACGGGCGATAAAGAAACGCTGGTACCGTACACGATGTTTAAGTATACGCCGTCCGAACTTAGAAAGAATACCGTTAAATACGTACGGACGGATAAGTTGCCGGCGGCTATCGATATTATTAATAAGTTGGCGCCCGGGAGTCGCGTTAGCGGGAACGTGTCGTTCTCGAAAGCCGTTAAGAAGACGGCGCGATTATCGCTTCTCGACCCGGGCGGATTATGGTTTCACTGGGATACGTCCGTCTGGGGCGTCGTCGTATACTGCGGTAAATTCGGCGGCCCGGAAGAACGGGTCGACGGCGCCGCGAAATTATCGTCGGGCGTTATATCTTCGCTTCTCGGTGTTTCGGAAGAAGCCGCGTTAACGCAATTTTATCAGGTTCGGTTACTGACGTCGAAGGTGGCGTCTTCCGTTGAATCGTCGGCAGATATCGCCGATTTCGTTAAACGTTGTTCCGCGTTTATGGGCGCGCCGATCGTTCACTATAAAGATTGGTCGGATTGGGGCGCGCGATACGAAGACGGCGTCATCGCGTGGATAGGGTCTTCGACTGCCGGCTTTCTAACCGACATGAACGGATTCAAAGAGGTACCGCTCCGCGATATAGACGGCGACAATTTCTGTATCCTGGATTCCGCCAAGAAGACGGGCGCCTCCACGAACCGTCAGCTGGTTCAATTCACGCAAGACTGGGGCGGATTCGATCGTTTAATGGACCGTCTCGCTTGGAACCATATTAAGAAGCGTATTAAAGGCGTATTCGCGGATACGGCCGTTAACGGCGTATCGGAAGATTTATCGACCAGCTATCTGGCGGAAGTATTGCCGCGAATCAATAAGGATTGTTTATCGGATCCGTATATACGTCGCGGCATCGAGAACGCGTTCGTAAAAGGTATTAACGGCGCGCTTAGAAACGTACACTTCGACATCGACGGATATTATCTTAGAGGTACGGGCGCGTACGAAGCGTGGCTCGAAGACGAAGAAATATTGGCGCGCGACGAAATCTTCGTTAACGACCCACGCTTGTGGGGTAAGGAAGCCGTCGTGTTGCGGAATCCCAGGAGCTGCGCGAACGAATACTTCCTGTGTCGCGTCGTAGGTCTATCGGAATTGCGTTCGCGGTGTAACGGCTATTATTTACGCCGGTACGCGCTGACATCGCCGAACGTCGTTATCGTACCGGGTACGCGAGACTTTAAGGATCGGACGGGCGGTTCCGATTTCGATTACGACGGGTTCACGGTCGTGTTTGATCCGGAGTTTATATCGATGCTTAGATCGAAGCCGTGCTTCTCGGTCGGTATATCGACGTCGGATCCGGGTAAGACGGTGAACGTGGATAACGTCGTGTCGATGATTCAAGATTCGTTCATATTCGTCGCGTCGTCGGCGAATCAGGGTGTCGGTGAATGCGCCATCGATAACTCGAAAGTCCAGAGTATTCTGCTGGACGATTTCCTTGTATCGGATTTCGCGCGCGAAATAGATCGACCGCGCGGCAGCGTGGCGTATACGCGCGTATGTACGGATACGGTCGACGTCGATGACGCGTTCGTTATCGGTCTTAGAGATCGGTATCTGGCGTCCGACAGAAGCATCGAATCGACTCGGGCGTTTTTAGAAGATATGTCGATCTGTAACGTATCGGTTATGGGTCGGATAATCGACGCCGCGAAGACGGGCGACATGGTGACGAACCCGTTCGTTATCGACGGCGTAAACGTTCTCGAACGATATCGCCAGAAGAGTCGTGAATGGAAGGGTATCGTTCGCGACGGCGGGTTCGGCGTAGATACGAATTTCTTCGCGAGGAAAGGTACGATCTTGGTATCGGACCCGATACATCGGTTACAGTTAAGAATCGGGACGCGTATATGCCGTCTGTTGAATCGGTATACGGTCGGTACGCGCGGCGTTGACGTGGCGATGAAGAAGCGGCTTCGACCCGGCTTATCGTCGCTGAAGGAGCTGGATTTCGTTACGAGCGATCTGTCTCGGGTTAATATCGTATCCGACCTTGATTCCCGGTCGATGGGTATGAACGCGCTGGACGTATGCCGGCCGTACGTATCGGATATGGCGCGAAGCATTATGGATTATCTTGGTATCGCGTCCACGGAACGCTTCGCGGCGTCGAAGGTGCTGGGCGATACGTTCGGCTTCGTCAATTTCCGGGAAGAAGTATTGGGTTCGGTATTATCGATGCCCGGGAGTCGTTCGGGTTTCCGGGAGGATCTGGTTCCGTTATCGGAATCGGCGGCGTTGGGAACGTATGAATTTACGGACGGCAGATGTTCGTGTTTCGCTTGTACCAGCGTCCGTCTTAACGGTTCGTATAACGTATTATGCGACGATACGGGGTTCTACGTCGAAGACGATTTTAATAAGATTACGCCGTCGTCGTCGTCCCGAGTATTCTTCCGGATTAAAGAAGGCGGCGAGAAATTGCGGGTGCGTTCGAAAGAATCGTTTAAGATCAATTCGTTCCTGGCGAACCGAGATCTTCCGGATTCCTTGATTGATTCTTCCGGTAACGTCGTCTGTACGTTAATTATGGGATCGGATAACGTATCGAGACTGTTTCACGGTATGACGGTATCGGTCGACGATATAATCGAAGAACGATTTCGGCGCGATAAAGACGGTACCGTTAAAGAGATTCATTTATTCGGGATCCTGGGTACGGTAGAGTAAACCGGAGCCGGCAATATTCTCTCTTCTCTTATCCTTCTCGATTCAAAGAATATCGTATCGACGGGTATACGCCGCCGATCGATCGATTATCCGGTTAACGTTATTAGACGCCCGTACGAGCGCGTAAGCGCGAGTGTGGGAGAATTTTTAGGGATGAATCGATAAATCATCCCGTCGTTAAAATACGACGTTTATTATATATCTGTGTATATTTGTGTGTATTCCCCCGCTGCGGGGGAGAAAAGGAGTATCTTATTATGGCTATTCAATTCAATCAGGTTACGAATCAAGTTAAGAAATCTAACGCCGAAGTTAATCTTTTGGTTATGCAGCGCGGCGGTAAAGTCGGCTGCGTACGCTGGGAAAACGGCGGCACGGGAACGATCGGTCGGTTCGTTATGAACGCGGTGGATCGGAACGTCGCCAACTACAACCAGATCAACGTACTGGATCTTCTTACGCGCGTATTGCGTAAAGAGATCGAATTGCGCAAGGGGTTCTCGGATAATAATCAGGTTAAGAACGCGCGTTTAAGATTGACGCTTTCAGATACGGCGGCGATTTCGGTATTCGGGTATAAAGCGGCGGCGAAAGTCGGCGAAAACCCGTTGGACCGTCTGCTGGTCGATAATATGACCGAGCATTCTGTCGGCGTTATTAAAGCGTTCGTATCCGTCATGGACGATATAGCCGGTTTCGGCTGGGACGTATTCGCGCAGACGTATACCGACAGCGAATACTGGAGCGTTAAGGTGCCCGACGGCGTTAAGGTCGCCGACGGCGAATCCGTAACGTTCGACGGGAATATCAGCGAGAACGGTATCGAGATCGACGCGAACCTGGCGTTCAAAGCGACCTATAAGATCGAACTGGTCGACGGCGAATATAAGATCCGTCGCCCGGGCACCAGCGTTACCGGTCGTCGTATGAAAGAAGCGAAATCCGTGTTATGGGATATGCTGCCGAAGAACGAAACGGTCGCGGATATCGTCGAGCTGTAAGATCGCGGGTGGAAAAAGGGGGGGGGATTTATATCCCTCTTTTTCTTTTGTTGACAAGTATCCGATTTTAATGGTAATATATTTATAAGCGTATACCGCCGAATTTTCGAGGTGGATCGTCAACCGACAATTATCGGGGCGGGGCGATCCGGGAACATACGTTTACCGATACCTAAAGAACGCGCCGACGCGATATATACGGACCCCGACGGCGGCTAAATATTAAGCGGGTCAACGATTGTCAGAGAGACGCGCGTGACGTTACTCACGCGGACGTATTCTCCGTATATCGCGGTAGTAAGAAAAAATACGCGAAATTTCCGGGATACTCGATATATCCCCAGGGGTTTCAGGGTCGCGTAAAACCCCGAATCAGTTAATATCGAGCGTCGATACGATACGAGTATCGGCGGCGAACCGTTTCTTATTTTTATTGATTTACGGTGCGGAAAGAGACGCATCGGACGTGGATGACGGATTCCGGTTGAAAGAATATAAACGGTAAACGCTGCCGTTACCGAAAGATGAAGCATCAAAACAAATAATACCCTGCCGCAGCCGCGCGCGTTATGCGATCCTAAGAGAGCGCGGCCGTAAGTGAATTCGGTATTATCCATCGAAAAGACGGGAAGGTTTCTTCGACCTCGCGTACGCCGTCCGGCGCCGTCGTTCTTACGATAAATAATCCTCCCTGAAGTTCCCGGGACCTTCGCTCGAAACTAAAGGAGAAACCGGTACGATACGTCTTTTCCGGGGTAACGCGGAGTATCGTATTCAAACGTCGGACGTTAAATATAAATAAAACCGGTGATCGTTGGAGACCGTGGTAAATCCGTATATGCGACCGTCAAGTGTACGACGGGTAATGGTTACGGGTTAAGCCGGTGGGTCGTCGATCGAGAAGATAATACGGCGCGTATAGCGACGTATGCGGTAATACGGACGGTCTGTGTTACCGGCAGAGACGACGAACTGAAGCGGAGGCGTAAGCCGACGCTGAAGGTATTCTGGCGACGTACGCGACGTCTGGGTTAAGATCGTAGCGTTTCTCTTAACCTTACGGTGACGGTGACGGGCCTATACGGCCGCCCGTAAAGAATACGATCCCGCTCCGTTATTCGAGAAAAAGAGGATGTCTTCTCGGGCATCCGTACGTCTTTTTTTCGAATACGGGGTGGGGTATTATCGGCTCAGGTTCGGGTACCTGCCGGCCCCCCAACGAGCTGTCGCTCGTCGGGTTCTTAACCGACGACGATAGATCCGGACGCCGAAGATCGCGAGATTAACGTTGAGCAAGCCGATCGAGAAGGGTTCTCTCTTTAAACCGCGGGCCTCAAACCAAGGGGGTATGGAGATCGGGAACGTACGGGCGCGGTAACGAAGGTGACGGCGCGACAGATTCGTTTATACGGTAGGCGGCCGATCTTAAATGATCGGACTGTCGTTAGGGGGAAACGATATCGGTTAAACGATTTCGCGCGCGAGAATATCGGTTACGGCTTCCGATTTAACTTAAACGCGCGCGAGACATCGGAAACGGCGGTAAACGATATAAATTACTTTAAACCCCCCCTTATACGTCGGTTCGAAACTCACCGACGTATAAGACCCCCCTTGGAGACAAACCAAGGGGGGAGGGGGGGGGGGATCCGAACGAGACGATAAGAGAAAGCCGCGGCTCGCGAGATATAAACGTCGGTTCGTATTCATCTTATACGCGGCCGCGGGAATATAAACGGCAAACGCGCGAGATATAAAATACGGTGCTTAAAGGAGCGGGTTTAAGGGTAAGCCGGCGGTATATTAACGCGGGGGAAAGCTTTCTTTAAAAGACGACCCGGATACGGATCGTATAGAGCGCCGCCATCCCCCCGACCCCCTGGGAGGATAATCGGCGGCATACGTATACCCGAGTTTACCCCGATCGAGATCGATAAAATAAAATACGGTATCGGGACGCGCCGGAACGTATAAATAGGGTATCTTTTTTTTAACCGGTATTCTTTTATCGGCGGGTTTACCGGTTACGCTCTTAAGACGGCTTTACGGGAGCGTAAACGTAAGGGGATATAGCCGCAGAATCATATATACTCTTATTGGTTCACGCGCCGTAGGATATATAGGCGATAAACCGTTTAAAAACCCGGGTTAAACGCTGTACGGTTAAAGAACGATCGGGGATGCCGCCGGATATTATCGACCCTATATATATACGCGCCCGGAAGATCGATCGGACGGGATTATCGGCGGCGACATATACGATCCGCTTATAAGATCGGATAGACGCGGATTAACGTAGCGCGCTTATTATCGTTCGAACGCTTAATAAACCGCCGAAGATAATATACGCGTCTTATACCGCCGATTAAACGTTTAAGTAATATATCGAGCGGTATACGAATTAATATAAGGGATCAACGATATAAGGGCGCGCCCGAAATATAAACCCGACTTATATTGATTCGCCCGTAAGAACGGTACGCGCGTTCTTATGTACGACGGATTCAAATAAAGATTATATTCGTCCGCTCAAAACCTACGAGAAGCGATAATCGCGCCCGTTACGTCGAATTATATATAAACGCGATATTGACGCCGCCGTAGAAACGTATATACGCAGGACGATATAGATCGCGATATACCCGGCCCCGATCCGGTTAAGGATATGTAGGCGCGTTTATGGCGGCCGATATATCGCCGTAATCGTATCGTCGGTTAAGGGAACCGCCGATTAATATCGCGCCGCATATACGGGGAGGTTAAACCGGTTTAATTAATATAAAGCTCGTTACGGCGTCTTAATCCCGGGGATACGGAGTTCGATATACGGTACCCTTATACCGTGGGGCGGCGCCATATAAAACCCGATTCATCGATTAAGGTCCGCGGTTCTCACAACGGTATATACGCCGCCGATTAATACGGCTACTCACAGCGGTGTCTGACGGCCCGCAGAGAACGATATATTATATCGACGTTAATATACCCGTATCGTCTTATACGAATTAACAGACGACGATTACGGCGGCATACGGGCGTATAAACGTCGGGTTAAAAACGGATTAAGGCGCGCCGATACCGTACCTCATCTATTGAATCCCCCGCGCCCGATAATACGTACTCGCTTATATAAAGAAGTTAAACGTTTAAGAACGACGATACGGGCTCGCGGGGTGTTTATCGAAGAATATACGTACCGATCGATATACGACGGCATAAGAAACCCGCGATACGATATATTGCCGGCGATAAATAGATACGCGCGCGCCCGAATCAAGAATATATATTATCTTATGATTCCGGTTTAAGAACGGATACGCGCGAATCGTGACGGCTTGTATAAAGCCCGGCGGCTATCGTTAACGGATATCGGCGCCGGCGTATACCGTTAACCCCGTATTCGATTTAAGATCTTATCCGCGCGCCACCTCTTATACCGAACATACGTTCGTTTATAAAGATACGTCGGGTCGGATATGTAACGGTTTTATATATAATCGAGTTAAACGTTTAAGATCGGCCGTATATTAATCCGGCGGCGAATATAAACCCGAATACGATATGATAAAGATAACGCGATTATAGGCGCGCACCGAATTATATATTCTCTTATCTTGATTCACCCGGAAAAACGATACGGGTCGATACGACGTCGGTTCTTATAATCCGGTAACGATTAACGATTATAGACGCGCCCGCATAAACCCGGAATCATATGTTGATTCACCGTTAACGAGATGCCGCGCGATATACGTCGGCGTATATAAGCGCCGGCCGACCGCCGAGAAGATCCGCCGCCCCATAACCCGTTCTCCGATATAAGGTCGATACGCGCCCCGTAATCATCGGCTCACGTATACGGCGGCTTATAAGAATCGGCGGCGTAAATATACTCCGGTTAAAAAAACCGTCAACGGTAGCCGGATATATTAGCGTCGGTTTATATATCCGGCGGCGATAAAATAATATACGATTATATTCGCGCGCAGAAATCGTACAACACAATATGATTCTGTTTTTAACCGGTTTTTAAACGGCCGACGACTGCATAAATATAATTGTTTCAACAACCCCGTTTTTATATTTATACGTCGTTTAACACCCCCGTTCCGTATGATTATACAAGATCGGATATTATAGATCGGCGGCGAAATCTTTTAAAAAACCGACCGAATACGGATCGTAACGAGGCCGACCCGAAAGACGATATTATAAATATAAACGTTAATAATTCGCCGCGATTAATATTATATCTTCAATCGATACGTCCCCCTCGGATTGATATCCAAGGGGGAGGGAGACGCGAACGCAGTGAGCGGCGGGAGGGGGTTATAAGAATAAAAAATCTTCTTGACATCTTTATAATAAAAAGCGTAATATATTATACGAGAGGGTATATTCTAAGAGAACGGTATCTATAAAAAACGATATCGCCGCCATTGAATATATTCTTCTCTCTCGATTGTGCCGGCGCCTAAACCGTATACGCGGATTATATATATACGCATATACCCCCCCCACGTAACGTCGGCTTATATATACGATACCGTATATCTCGCTCGCCGAATCGCGGTTATCGCCATATACGACGATATCGATATCGGTCCGCGCCCACACAATCTCGTATACATATATTGATTCTAATACCCGACGTTCTCTCAGACGCGTTTATAAAATAATCAATCCGATAAATAATTCGCCAGATCGTCTACGGGCCCCTTAGCGTCGATTTTATATAAACATATCATCGAAATACGTACCGTATATTTATTAACGTTTTTTTAACCCCGTATTTATAATTATACGCGTTTTCTCAACCCCGTTTTTATATATATGCGGATTTCGACTTCGTCGAAATAATATCGTCACGAAATATACGTATGTATAAGTATGCGTATCGACGTATAAATACGGTAAATCGTTATTGAGAACCGAAAAAGAAAAAATCGCCGAAATCGGAGTCGGCCCGTATATAGAAAAAGAATCAAAAATCCTTCTAAATGCGAATGAAATACACCTAAACGCGAATGACGAAACAATATTGAGAACGCGCCATCTCCGTCTTATATACAGAATCAATGAATAAATTTATCAAAGGAGCGAAACATGGCCGAATTCATCGATATATTATTCGACCCCGTCACCGTAAAAACGACCAAAACCCGATTCGCGTACGTAAAAGCCGGAAAAAAGCCGTATATTTTTTACGGTAAACCTAAAGAATACCTCGGCGACGATATATACGTACCCGTCGATCAAGATAATTTCGACCTCGAAAACTTTAATCCCGACGCCGACGACGTCGTAAAAACCACTTACCCCAACCTGAAATGGCAGAGCGTGAATTCCGGTACGAACGATACCGATAAGAATAATCCCGGCGCGTAGCGTAGCGGCGCGGATTAGAAGCGGTTTTATTGCCGGCGGAGAAATAACGCCGACTTAAAATATTTTCGTCAAACCGTTGATTCTCGCTATGTCGCCGTTAACCCCGGACCTTAAGATTTAAGGCAGAAAAGCCGCGCGGTTTCCGAGGCCCCCCGGTGTCGTCGTTACGTTCCGAAGATCGATAAGCCGCTTGGTTACGCGGCTGGCGGGTATCGACGGTAGGTACGGTTCGCGAAACGAGGATAAAAGTACCGGAAAGATACTACGGGGGCCGCCCCTGTGACGTCGTTTCTCGCGTTATCGTTCTTCATATGCCGTAAAAACAAGCGCGCGAGAGATACCGAGGGGGGCCGGTCGTACGCGTTCATTCTCACCGACGTATTAGGCGCGTAATATCGCGGTTATAATAGCGTTAAACGGCCGTAATAAGCCGATAAAGGGGCGTATTAAGCGTCGGCGCGTACGGCGGTATAAATAGGCTACGGCACGGTAAGAAGCGTACGCGGTATATCGAAACTATAATCATATAATTAAACGTTTAAGTTTCGAAAATTTTCCGAATATTTTATACCGGTTTTACGCATACTGTCTCCCGGGAAAGCGCGTTAACGTCGCGTTAGCGACGTTTGGCAGTATAACATTTGGGGTATATTCATTATCCGGATACGTATTAACGCCGGATACTAAGGGATACGCGGCTAACGATTTATGCCGCCGAACGCGTTGTTTTTTTTATTGAATCAATCTATTGAATCGTACGGATCGGTATTTTCGTACGGTTCTTATTTTTTTTATCGGTTTATACCGACGTTTAAAGAGGATTTTCGCGCGCGGGGGAATTATCTTTAATTGATTCAACCGGCGAAAGCGTGATTAACGATTGCGCGCGCGCGGTGGAGAAATATTCTATGAAGCGCGGCCGAATTAAAAGGCGCGTGATCACTAATGAGCGCCACCTTGCATGCCGCCGATCCGTATTCCGAAGAAGGGGGATTTAAGGGGGGAGGGGGATGATGAATCTGTTGGATTATCTAGCGCGATACGAAAATAAATACCCGTTCCCGATACCGCGCGGATACTTTGATCTGTGGTGTTATCGACGCGCAGCGGGAGTATGTTGTGGCGGCGGAAATTCGTGCCGATATCGTCGCGATTCATTATCGTTATGTTATACGGGCGCGGCGGAGAAGTCGTACGGGATAAAATACGCGGACGAAAAATTCGGCGCGTCAATTAAATATCCGTTCCGGAGGTCGACGTGAAGTATATATCGCGGCTTACAATCGCCGCCGATAAAGAACGGTTACGACGGTACGGGAGAATAACGACGTATCGAGATAAACGCGCGATAAGAATATACCCGAACGATATAATCGAATACGAGAGGAGTATCGCGGATAATGAACGCGGAGCGAAGGAACGGTAACGCATGACTAATAGAGCGTATATAAACGAATCGGCGAAAACACATATACGCGTTAACGGATTGGGCGCGGCCGAAATTCGGGTCTTGTTTTATCGAAACAGACGTTCAGCAATAATCGGCGATTACGCGACGGAGAGAAGCGACGATGGATCAAGAAAAGTATTTACGATTAACGCGGCCGAACGAATATAAATATAAAGAAAATCGGCGCGCGTTTCAATACGTCGAGACGACGATAATCGACGGCTCCGCCGTATTTAAACACCGCGGTTCGAATATCGTCTTTCGTCGTATTAACGAAGTTATCGAACAGTATTTATTCGAAGAAACGGAGGCGGCGGAAATAAACTTGAATCAAAAGATAAAAGAATATCGCCGCGAACCGGTATGAATATATACAAATTCGTTAATAAGAATATGAATAAGCGCCCCAAGGATTCTTACCGATGTTCCCGGAAGATGATCGCGGCTTACTGCGATCAACGCGAAACGTGCGGCGATTGTTCGTACGGGCGATTATTATGCCCCGAATTTACGCCGCTGTATAATTGCGTGACGCGGAGCGAAGCCATAAAATGGGGCGAAAGCCATGAATCAAGATAATTATCTGGCGATATCGTTCGTCCGACATCCGGATTATCGCGATACGGATAAGGTGTACCCGGATTCGTACGGGCGCGTATATTACGTCGACGACGATTACTTACGGCCGCGCTCTTACGCCGCACGGATCGACGATTACCCGGTTATCGACGGATACGAATCGAAATACGCCGATTACGCGGTAAGCGCGATCTTCTCGTCGATCGATATAACCGAGATGCCGTTACGAAGGGAGAAACAAGAGGGCGCGGTTATTACAAATAATATCGCGGGGGTTAATAAAATATTAAAATGAATAAGAATATATATATAAACGAATCGGCGCGGAAACATATACGTATTAACGATTTGGGCGCGGCCGAAATCCGGGTTCTGTTTTGCCGGAATAGACGCCCGACGATAATCGACGTTTACGCCGGAGAGAAGAACGACGACGGAAAACGGGAAACGTATTTTCGATTACGTTGATTCGACCGACACATATCGGAAGAGAAAAAAGAACGATGAAGAAGATATTAGATAAAATTCGCCGCCGCTTATTTAAACGCGTTACACCGCTCGAATATCTGCGATACGTTCTCATAACGCGCATCGACCGATCATCGGCAAGAATGGTATGCCAGGAGCGGAATCTACGGTTTTTTACGCTGAATCGATTACATCCGCGCGGCGTCGTTTTAAAGATACGAATAACGGATAACGATCGCGGCTATTCGTCCGAAATTATGATGCGTCAGAAGACGTACGATCCGACGCGATATTATATTGAACGCGGTTCCGACGATCCCCGAAACGTTAAGAAATAGTTCGATCGAATTAACGGAGCGGATAAAACTATGAAATCAGATCTTTATTTATCGGTATCGGTATGTCGGCATCTCGATATACGCGCGACCGACGAGATACCGCGATACGATTTGTTCGCGTGTTTGAAAAACGATACGTTCTTTATGAATCTATCGGAGTACGAGAAATCCGATGCGGAACGATGATTACTTAAGTGTATCGTTATCGCGGTATCTGGACGCGCGCGAACTTAACGACGCGTATTATTCGTACGTAAGCCGCGTTTATTATTACGACGACGGCTTATATCGGGCGCGATCGTACGCGAAAGCGCTCGAACACGATAAGCCGGAATTACGGCGTTACGTTAAACACCGGCATTACGGCACGTCTATTCCAGACGCGGTAAGAGTATATAAAGCGAGATTGAACGATGAACGGAACAAGTATTAGCGGTTTCGACGCCGCGAATATAATAATACGCCTTCGCTGCTGACCGTATATCCGAAAGATATCTTCCGGTTCACTCGAGAGAAATATGAGCGCGAATAGATTCTTCAGCTGCGGTGGGGATATTTCGGCGCGTATATTATTGCGCGGCCGGTACGACAACGCCGAAAAATTACGTCGACGAGCGTTTACCGTATTATAAATCGGTACGAAAAATATACGATTCTTTGCTATAAGATTCGAAGGGAGCGTCGAAACGATTGAGTACGTTAATATATTTAGAATTATCGTTTCGGAGATACGTACGCGCGACCGGTTTCCGGTGCGTATATCCGGAAGAATTCTCGCGCGTTTATTATTACAAATCGCGATTGTTAAAGCCGCGGAAATACGTTGAAACGTTGTTACGGGATTACAGTATTTTATCGGATACGCCGTATACGTTATTTAACCGGATTAAGGATAATGAAATCCTGCGGACGAACCCGTATTTGGATAAAAAGGAGATATCGCGATGATGAATACGGCTGACTTTATGGCGGAATCGTTACGACGCCACCTTCGACGCCGCGATGAATTCATCGTCGAATGGGAAACGTATAAGCGGATATACGATAATAACGGCGCGCCGCGACCCAAGAGATATTGGATGAAAATATTCGATTATCGTTCGAATAATCACACCGTATACGCTTGGGACGCGTGCGGAAATAGGGTATATTACCACGAGCAACTGGAGAAGAACCGTAAAAAATGCATACAATAGAATTCTTAACGTTGTCGTCGTGCCGGCATATCGATACGTATACGAAAAACGGTACGATAATCTGGCGATATTGGCGCCGGTTTTTTAAAACCGATAAGAATAATAAAATTATGGCGGCGCCGTATATCCGGAACCCGGTTTACGGTAACTCGTTCAACTGTTATAATAAGAAACATAAATATTATTTAGTATCCGATTTTCCGAAGGCGAGATCCATTTACGACTATGAATACGATGATTATCACGGATTATCTCGGTAAAAGCCTGTTGCGGCATCGCGCCGCGCGTAATAATAATATTCTTCAATATACGAAAACGCCCGTATTATTCGAGTATCACGTTACGTGGAATCATATTCAACCGCGGAGATATATTAAATTCGAAAACGGTTTATGCTGGATCGCCGGGCCAAGATCCGGTATGGCAATCATCCTGGAGCTGGAAGAAGATGAAACCGTTTAAATATCTTAAATCGAGTATCTGCCGGCATTTCGATTCCCGTAAATTCGAGAATCTGAATTACTGGGATTGCCGCGGCGTATTTAGAACGAACTGTCTGGGGATTACGTTCCCCGTAGGGTACGTTCAGAAAGCCTTGGCGAAGACGCGGATCGTCATCGATTACGGTACGCCGAATTATCGGTATACGTATCCGACGAATACACGATATAATCTGATAATCCGCGATAAAAAATACGACGAAGGAGAGGATGACGAATGAACGCCGAAGAATACAAACTTGATCGGTTCCATAAGACGCCGATTCGTTTTACGCTACATAAATATCTTCGCCGCGCGTTTTCCGTTAAAACGTTCTCTCCGGACGTACACTTGATTCATAAGACTCTTAAAGAAAACGAGATTCAGGATAATGCGCGCGATTAAATCGTTTACGAATACAGTATCCTATAAACATAGATTTCGTCGGAACGAACGTATATTCAATTATTATCATCGCAACCGCTGCTATAAAGGATGCCCGTTCTTATTTTCGGATTGTTTTAAGCCGGCGACCGAAATATTGTTTAGATTAAAGATTATTGAATACCGGAAGGGATCGCTATGTCGCCGATAGATTATCTTATATTAAACCGCGCCGACTTAATGCCGGTACGTCAATCGAAAAAAATATTTACGAAAGTATGCGTGCGATCTTCCTGTAATCCCGATTGTATTTATTTTAATTCGAAATGTTATTATCGAAACCGTATCGGCAAGACATTTTTCTTTGACGAAACGGTAAAAACGGAAACGCGTTTATGAATAAATTATCATATTTTATCAAAACGTTTCGGGATCACGTTAACGCGCGACACGAAAAATATCTCGATTATCGTAAATACCGCCGTGTATGCCGGTATAAACACAACGGTATAATTATCCTGCCGGATTACGGAAAACCGGGATGGTTTAAATGGCGTTTGGCGTCGTTGTCGCCGACACGCGCCAATAAGCTACGTAAACAGAATGAACGCGGCGACAATAAAAAAATCATGCCGCCGGCGCCGTTTATCATAATTCGGTATTTCCGGAGTATCGAATACGTCAAGAGCGCCGTTCACCCGCGCTTAACGAACGTCCGCGAACATATGTTCGGCAATAACCTCGGTGAACGTATTCGAGTTAATTTATCGAATCAAAGTACGTACCGAAAAGAAAGAAACAAATACGGTATCCGGATGTTTAAAAAGAGGTTGATATGAATATATACGGATACTCGGCGATATCGTCCCTGTTTCCGCCGCGATATAAACGCGTGCCGAAATTATTTAAACATTTCCCCAGTACGAACCGTTATCAACGTGAATTTATTAAAAACGCGTACGTAACGGAAAGACGTCAATATATTAAAAATCATGAATATATTATCGTATTATAAAGAAACAAATATCAATAAATTTCAGCGGCGATCTTTCGAGCTGGCGAAAAGGATATGCCCGGCGTATACCAGCTCGTGTCTCGGTTGTTCGTACGAATCGGTATGTTTATGCCCAATGTTTTATAAAGAAATTAATTTATCCGTAAACTGGGATAAGAATCGAGAACGCGAAAATGAAGATATTTGATTATTTAATAACGATTATGAATGGCGGTGTTCGTAACGAATGAACCAGTCCGATTATCTGATGAATTTTAAATTCGATGACCGGTTCCGGATACCGCGCGTACTGGTCGAACAAAACTGTTTCGCGTACGACGATATCTGCGATAAGATCGACTGCCCGTTTTACGATATACGTTCCGCGTGTACCGAAACGGCGACGGCGCGCGAAATCCCTTGGAGCCATTATAACGAGCGAATGTCGAAACACGATAAAAAGAGGTGACAAGAAATATGAATATCGAAAAATTTTATAAAAAAATCCGGTTAAGTATTCTACTGTATCCGCCGCCGACGGGTCGAACGAAATCGCGGCAAATCGGATTACGCGGGTCTTTCGCCAGTATCGTATACGCCGGTATGCGACACAATTACGAAAAACGATGCGGATTATAACGTATTTCCAACGAAATAAATACGTCCAGAGTTGTGATCATATACGCGCGTATCACGCGGCAACGCGCGCGTATATCAATCCGACCGATTTTGCTTCGCTCCACGAATTCGCCGTAAACCGGATGGACGTAAATAGAATACTCGAAAAAAAGATTGATTCTTGAGGCCCCACGGTGTCGTCTATACGGATTTTTAAAATATTATGAACGTTTACGAATACAGCGCCGTTATACGCGATAAAGTATACTACGATAATGAATTAGGCTGTAAAGCCTGCGACTTCCGGTATACGGAATGTTACGGAGAAAAACTGTATCGAACGATATAAAAATAAATACGATCTCGAGCGTGAATCAAAATGAAGATTAAAGAATTTTTATCGCGGCTACCGTTTAAACCGAGACGCCCAAAATGGTCCGTATTCGACCGGAAACATATTAAATTAAGCGAAACGCACCCCGACGCGTTTGAATTTCGCCGCGATATAATCGATATAATAAATCGCCGGAGGAATAACGGATGAAAGCCGCGACATATAATCAAAGATTAATCGACGAAGGTTATGGCCCGTATAAGATTAAAAGCCGATATCTACGGCGATATTATAAAGTAAAAACGAAGTTGCGCTATATAATCGAACGCGATAACCGGTATATCGATCCGGTTTACGGAACGCGTTAACGATCTGCTTGGAGAAATATAACGATGAAAATACGTAGGTACTTCGACCGCGCCATATCATTAACGCCGATTCGGTCGTCGGAATCAACATATCGCCGCGCGTATTTATACGGCGGCATATTCGCCGCGAATTTTTATCGGCGTATGATCGAGAAGTTCCCCGAGAAAATAACGGAGTCGGTACCGTTGTTTCGGCTCGCGGAGGAATTAAATGATTACGATAGAATATCTTGAATCGTTTTTAAAATATCGGCGACGATCGATTCGAAATTATCCGGAAAATCTTAAACGCGCGCTATGCGGTAAATACGGCTGCGGCAGCTGTAATTTTCAGGCGTTATGTGATCGCGCGCTTATCGTGATTAAACAAGAAAGAAAGGAGCTTGTTGATGAGATATATGACGGGAAACGAAATCAGAAACGCGTTTAAAGATTTCTTCGAAAGTAAGAATCATATGATTCTTAAGAGTTTTTCGCTGGTGCCGGATAACGATCCCACCTTGCTTCTTATCGGCGCCGGTATGGCTCCAATGAAAAAATATTTTACGGGCGAAGTAGAACCGATATCGCGGAGAATCGCGACGAGCCAGAAATGTATACGCACCGGCGATATCGAAAACGTCGGACGCACTGCCAGGCATCATACGTTTTTCGAGATGCCGGGGAACTTTTCGTTCGGCGATTATTTTAAAGACGAAGCTATCGCGTGGGCGTGGGAATTCTTAACCGACGTTATGGATCTGGATAAGAATAAATTATACGTTACGGTGCATCCCCGGGACGCTGAAGCGTACGATATCTGGAAAAAATATATCGCCGAAGATCGGATCTTCAAACTCGAAGATAACTTCTGGGAAATCGGTGACGGACCGTGCGGCCCGGATACCGAGATATTTTACGATTTGGGCGCGGACCGAAGCTGCGGTAAACCGACTTGCGGCGTCGGCTGTGACTGCGACCGGTATCTCGAAGTCTGGAATCTGGTATTCACGCAATTCAATAAAGTCGGCGACGAATACGTACCGTTAAAAAATAAGAACGTTGATACCGGTATCGGTTTGGAACGCTTGGCGTCGGTGATCCAGCAGAAAGAATCGAACTTCGAAACCGATCTTCTATACCCGATTATCGAGAAGATTATCGATATTTCCGAAGCCGATTATAACGATCCGAAGCAGAAGACCGCCGTCAAAGTCATCGCCGATCATATACGCGCAGTCGTACTGATGATCTCGGACGGTGTCGAACCTTCAAACAAGGATCGCGGTTACGTTCTTAGAAGAATTATCCGCAGAAGCGTACGGTTCGGTCACGTTCTCGGTATCGAACGTACGTTCTTATCGAACCTGGTCGACGTCGTCATCGATATATATCGGCAGCCGTATCCGGAATTAATGGATCGTAAAGACAGCATTAAATCGGTTATCGAAAAAGAAGAAAAACAATTCCGCGCGAATTTAAAAGCCGGTATGAAACTTCTTAACGGTATTATCGATGAATCCGACGGCGTGATAGCGGGCATGAGCGTATTCAAGCTGTACGATACGTACGGATTCCCGCCCGAGTTAACCGAAGAAATCGCGCAAGAACGCAATCCCGAAATCGATCGACCGGGGTTCAACGAGTGTATGCGTCAGCAGAAGGAACGCGCGCGCAACGCTCGTATCGCGCCATGAATATCGCGGATCTAGCAACGAACGTTCATAAGGGATTAACGCGGAATTTTTTTCGTAAAAGTAATAACGTTCGTCAAGCGGTATGCGAACGGTACGCTTACTGCGGCCGCGCGTGCCCGTTTTACGGTCGATATTTTTGCCGACCGACGTCTTTCAATTACGTACGTCGGTATGAAAGAGAACGCAGGAATAAACAATGGAACCCATAGAATTCGTATATCGAATCAATAAAGTTCAGCCGAACCGAAAATTCCGGAACAGCGAAATAATTCGTCGTAATATTTGCGTCACCCATATAACTTGTAATACGTGTCTATTTTATTCCGGACGATCCTGTTTCATGACGAATAAGTTAATGCGTCAGAATTTTATCGAAGAAAAAACGTGCGGTTTGACATACGCGTGAAACATCCGAAACGTAAAACGTATCCGCTTTCTTCGGTCGGCTGTCAAGCGTACGACAAAATAAACGGTTACAAGTATCGAATCGAACGCAGGAGAAATCAAGATGAAGATAAAACCGTACGTCAATAAGACGTATAAGTACGACGGACGGATCAAAGAAGACGGTCGCTTGGAACGTCCGTTTCGTATCGCCGCACACTCCGCGTTCGGTTGCGATATTATCGGTAAGATACCCAATAGACTTATCGAAAATCCTAAACATATCGTCGATTACGCGAAAAAATACTTCATAATGGACGCGCGCGATCAATGCGCGACCGAAAAATATACGCGAGGTAAACGAAATGAATCCGGCAAATTTTATAGTTAATACGGAAAAGCATCAATCGTTCTTCGAAAAGAAACGTCGGCGCGAATATCGACGCGTTACCGAACAATTATGGCAATCGGTTATAGACGGTCACCGGGTATCGCTCGACCGATATTATCTCCGGTATATACGTTTTGAACGCGCGGAAGATGGTGGAATATAAAGATATAATCAGAGCGTATCTGATCGGGTGTCGCGATACGGATACCGGATATTATACCGTAACCCGTTATTAATGCTCATCCGTGAATCCGCGTATCGTCGCAAAAAACCATAAGCGCGCGGGAATACGTAAAACGAACGCTGATCCGATTATGCGTCGACGTATCTCGCCGTCAAAAATACGGGACGTATGGGACGATACAACTGTATATTCAGTATCGCGGAGCGGCACATCAAATTCACGAAGCGTATTTTCGGAACGCGTATTTCGATCGCGCGCTTAAATACGGTATCGAAAAAAGTTCGATAATCAACTTGAATCCGCGCTGTCGCTTATGATATAATAAGAACATAAATAACAATAAGAAAGAGGCGGCGTAAAATATGAAATACGAAAAAACGGCGGTGACGTTTCTACCGATCGAAAATACGACTCCGGTCCTGATTCGTCGTTTACGCAAATTGGTTAAAAAATACGACTTCGATATCGATTCATTATCGGTCGTTAAAGACGTCGATAAATCCGTTCTGGATAATATCGACAGCTATATCGACGCGTTTAATAACCTGGTCGAAACCGATCCGGTTAAAGCGCTTTATTACGATATCTTCTACGGGCGTATTGAAACGACGTCGAACGCGCTGTTGTTTATTATTCGATACGAGAATAAGGGGGAATGATACAATGATGATCACGATACACGAAGCGTTAATTAAATATAAAACGCTCCGCAGCCAGATTAATAAAAAACTTAATAATACGGTTTTCGTCGGCGTTCAAGTCGGTTCGAATGGCTTGGTAAACGGCGTCAAGAAAGCCGAATTCGAGAAAACCGCGAAAGCCGAATATCAGTCTATTATGGATCTGATCGATCAGATGTGGAAAATCAAACGCGCGTTACTCGAAGTTAATTCCGGTGTAACGAAAGACACGCCGGTGAACGCAGTCGACTTTAACGGCGAGAAGATGACGTTGATTCAATTAAAAGAATACGATGCCGTCGTCTTAACCGCCAAACAAAACGTATTCAACGAATTCGAAAAGCAGTATATTGAATGCGTTAAAGAAGTCGAATCGAAAAACGCGATCGTCGATACGCAGTCGCAGAAATTATTTAATAACGAATCAAAAGACGTCGACGCGGCGATGATCGAACGCGCGACGCAAGCTTATCGTACGACGCACGGCGCGAAACTGATCGATCCGAATAACCTGGCGAAATTAATACCGGAAACGGAAACCGAAGTCAGCGATACCTGGGCGGCGATCGACGGAATTATTTCCCGAGAAAACGCGCTCCGTACGATCGAAATCTAAAATAAATTTAATGAAGGGGAGCGATACCGATGAATATAATCGACGAATTATCCTAGCGCGGCGCGATTAATCAGATAACCGATGAAGAAGCCGGATTACGGAACTTAACCAATAAGAAGAGTGTATCGCTGTATTGCGGCGTTGATCCGACCGGTGACAGCATGCATATCGGACACTTGATCC